TGTTGGTTAACTACAGCTTTATCCTCATCATCATCTGGTGCCATTGCTGGGATGATTTGTGTTGTAAGAACTAGTAGAGTTGTTAAGAATATCATATCAGTAGCCATTGCTTTAACGTTTGACTGGAACAGTTCAATGAACATGTCCTCAGTCATCTGAAGATATTCTCCTGTTTCTCTAAAGTGTTCTTGGTTTTTCATTTCGAATGATCTTCTAATAAGATCCATCCCTTTATCATTTCCAGATAGAAGTCCCCAAAGACCATCTCTATTAGATGCTATATTCTTGTAGATGATTGACATGATCATTCTCATCCTTCCCCACTCATATGCTTCTGATGCAGAGTTATATTTAAGTCCTCCTAATCGAACATCTATAGGTCTTGGAATCCAGTTCTTGAACACCATGAATGACTTACCAATGATGTTTAAGTTTATAGCTCTTAGATCATCTTCAGAGAGGTTACCTAACGCATCCTTACTAAGTTGTTGTACTTTTCTTCTTACATCAAGTACACTGTTTGAAAGTCTATCTACACCAGGAATAATGAATTCACCGTTCTCAACTTTAGCAAGTTTCATTACACCTTTTTCTTCGATTAACTTCTTTACATCTTGCTCAAACTTTTGATCATACTGAGCTCTATCTTCAGTTGTTCCTTTAAATCTACCTTGATATTCAGGTAGGGATCTAAGATATTCTCTAGCATTAACCACTTTACCATCTACTACCACTGTATTTTTTAGAAATGCATAGAAGTTAGCAGTTTGAACAGCTCTATCAGCACTCTGCATTGCTATCATTATGATGTCTTGCACTCCTTGATCTGTAACAACATTAACAGAAAGTTGCTTAGCTATTTCTCTGTTGTAGTTATCTGTTAAGGGTTGAAAGTATGCTAAAGCTTTTAGGTATTTATTCTTGTCCTCACCATTGAATTTGTTAGTGAAGATTTGGAATTCAGCTCCAACAATATCAGTCTTATTAAAATATTTACCAGCGTTGATTACAGACTGAGCTGTACCACCAAATAAGTTAGAGATGGATGAACCAGCGTTAAAGCCTAGAGTGACTAAACTAAATGAGCTATTGAGACTTTCAACAACTTTGTTTAACGTCACTTGTCTTCCTTCTAGATTTTCTGGGAAAACTTTTATGCCAATTTTCTCATTGATTGTTTTACCCCACCCACCAATCTTAAATAAAGCAGCATCTAGTTGAGCATTGTCAACATACTTTTGTCCATAGACAATTGCTTTAATCATACTGTCCAAAAGCTCAACGTTTGTAAGAGATCCTGCTGACCCAACCTTATTGTATTGTAATTGGTTGAATTCATCAAATTGAGCTCTACCAAGTAGAGATGTTGCTATGGTTTGTTTGTTACGTTCCACCTTAGCAATAGCTCTAACTTGATCTTCCACTTGAACAAGGTATTTGTATCTAAACGCAGCTTCGTTATATATAGCCATGTTTCTAAACAAGTCTTCGCTGTAATCACCATCGTTAAACTTTGTGGTGAAATAAATTGGTACAGTGTTTAATATTTGACCATCTTCATCTCTTTGACCAAATCCAATATCTCCCTCATCAACTGAAATGCTTCTAAAGAATCTATCACCAAGTGATAATTCTTTTCCTGTAAGGGCTGCTTCAATCATGCTACTTCTAACAAATGGAAGGAACACCCTAGCTTCTTTTTTAGAGATGTATTTTAGGTCTGCAAATTTATCATTCTGTTCAATGATATAATCGTAGAATTCTTTTGCTGGAGCATTCTCAGGACTATTCAATCGTTTCCACTCTTCAGTTTCCCAAACATCTTTCTTAGGATGCTTTCTTAAAGAATCTCTTAAATACCATCCTAAAGATGAATCGTTATCAATATTATACTTCCTATCAGCTTGTCTTTGTTCTCTAGCAATATCTACTGCTTGTTGTTCAATATCACCCTCTCTACCTCCTTTATTTTTAATATAGGTGTATTCTTTTTCTTTTTCTTTTTCAAGTTCTTCTCTAACACCTTCTAGATCAAGGTTCTCTTTCATCCATTCGATGTCAGAACTAGCTATAGCTTTGCTCAACTGTTTGTAGAACTCAGGATCATACTGATCAATAAGTTCGTTCTCATCCTTCTTCTTAATGTATGAGAACAATTCTTTTTGACTTAAGCCTTTTGAATTAGCCCAACTTAAAAACTTTTCTTTCACATCAAAGAGCTTTCTATTAGCATCCTCTGTCATGTAGCTTGCTCTACCAAGAGCCTTGTTAGCCTTTCTGAAAAGCAATTGAACAGACTTAATTTGTACAGTGGACGTAGAAGAAAACCATCTACTAAGCCATGATATAAGTTTCTCAGGACTTAGGAAGTTCATGAAACCTTCTGGCTTTGCTACAGATTCAGCTACAAATTCTTTATTAATATTCTCAAGTTTTTCTTCATATGTACTCGCAACATCAGAAATTTTTAGAAGCTCATTGTACAAGTCATTGTCATCCTTGACAACTTCTCTTAAGCTCCTATTGATGTCTATGTAAGTTTTCATTGCAAACTCTGCATCATCTAGTTCTTTTAGAAATGCACTCTTGATTTCCTCAACTTGTTCATCATTTCCAACTTCTGACCAATCTTTATTCTTGTATTCATTCTCATATCTCTCAACTAACTTTTCAATCTTCTTATTAAGAAGTGTAACTTGAGCGATTAAAGGTTTAACATTTCTTTGTATCTGAAGTCTTCGTATAGATCCAAATAAAGCATTTAGTGATTCTTTCTTTTCTCTACTATCATTAGGATCAGCTTTTTGCTTCTTCAACATACTGTACATGTCATTTAATCTAGATAGAAATTTATCTAGATTTCTACTTCCAGTAAGTTCATCAGGAGTTGCTACAGGTAGGAGATACATTTCATCTTCCTCAACTTTAGTAACATCTACATCACCTATCTTGATTCCTGTCAATCTAGGTTCTTCAATTATAGCACCTTGCTTATCCTTCTTACCTTTTGAGTATTTTGCAAGAATAGGAATCATTCGTGTTTCCTTGAAGTTTGCTGGTTCTACACCATAGTTCTTAGTAAGAATCTTCTTGTACTGATTCATTTGAATGTTCCAAGATTCAATTTTATACCAAGGCACATCAGTATAGAAGTCTGTGTTCAAGCTCATAAACTTCCAATCAAGGATGTTCACACTCGCATCAGGTTCAATTGCTAAAAAGTCTATTGTACCACCAACACTTACACCATCGTAAATAGTAACCTCAGACATGAATCTTGTCTTAGCTGGGTAGGATGCAAGTCTCGCTTCTATGTGGTCTCTAATAGATAGGTATATATCCTGATCTCCTGTAAATGATTGATGGTTATCAGCTAGTTTATTTTCATTTCTAATTGTACTATCTTGAATAAAATATCCGTCCTCATCAGTAAATAGTTTGAACGCATGTTGAAAGTCAGCATGTCCAGCTGTTCCTTTTTCCTGTCTTAAGTCGTCAAGAAACTGATCGTATTCATCTTTAGGAAGATTGTTTGACTTCTTCCATTTTTCATAAGAACCTTTTGCAAAGTCTGATACACGAAACTTAATTTCCTTACCATCTATAAAGTATCTCTGTTCACCTTTATCATTAAGTTTTGGCTCACCAATTTTATTAGAAATGCTTTTGATAAGGTCATAAACTTTTTCTTGTTGAGACTGCTGTAGAAATGTTGCGTCTTCAGACTCTCTAATATCAGCTGCTGTTCCAATATCTTTTCCAGAAATGACATCAATAGCAGCTTGATCAAATCCTGACTTTTGATAGACAAGAGACTTCAACCACTCAAGAATATTCAACCACCAAGATTGAGCCTTCAATACATCGTCTTTACTTTCTCTAGTATTTTCAACTTTGGAAATGATTGTGTTAACTAAAACTTTTGCAATAGCTTCTTCCTTGATTTTAACAACATCAGGCTTTCCATCCTTTTGATAAAGTGGACTATTACCATATGTCTTAAACACTTGTGTGAGCATATCATATCCATTAATCTCTTTCATAAGCTTTTGGTAAAGCTTAGGGTTGGTTTGCTTGATAATGGATACAGCAAAGTGCATGGCTTCTTCTGGAAGAGCCTGTGCTTCTTTTCCTTCTACAACAGATATAAGTTTTTGCATTAACTGGGCAGCACCATTAGCATCTTGTGTTTGCCCATTAACACTAATTTTCTCCAACAACTTTATGTCAACACCAATTTGTTTTATAAAGTCTTTAATTAATGCTAGAGTTTTTGGAGAAGCTGACGATGGTAAAGTTCTATCATCATTGACTTGCAACATTGGACCAGATTCATAGAACTGTCTTTGTAATTCAATTCTACTAAACTCAGTGTCCAAGATTTGTGAAGCAACAGACATTGCCTGATTATATAAACTAGGATTTGAATTCAGTCCTAGAATATTAATTAGGTAATTCATGATTTCCTCAAATAGGTTTGTGTATTTGATTCCATCAATTGGTGGTACGGATTGTAAAGCAGTGATGAATTTTGCATCTGTAAACAATCCTACAATAAATTCATCTATTGTATAGTTTGCGTAATAGCCAGTTTTCGACTGACCATCATATTTACCAAGTGATTCAATTGCTGCATCGTAAAGCTTCTCAAAGTCTCTACGAACATTAGTATCTTCTCTAAGGGCAAAGTATGTGAATGCGTGGAGAATCTCATGTAGAAGTACAGTTTCAGATAATCCATTTGCCACGTTTGCATTTTTAGCAATGAATATTTTATTCTTTGCAACGTCAAAATATCCTCTAGATCTTTCAACGCCTGGAGCAATATTTTGAAAGTGTGTAGTGTCAACTAACTCTACATCAACATTATTTATTTGAACAAAGCCTTTTAGTTTCTGAGCAACTTCTTTAAGTGGGTGTGATGAATTGCTTATTTTATTCAGTATAGTTCCCACTTTGGTAACATTTCCATTTGGAAAATACTTAACACCAATTTTTATGTCAGGTCTTCCTACAGGTAATGCTTCACCTTTGGATGCTTTAATCTTTACAATCTTTCTATTAGAAACCTTAGTGTTTACTATTTCAAATATATCTGGATGATTACTAGCAAGACGTTTCATCATCTCATAGTTTGGAGTGAAGACAGTCTTTAACTGCTCACTTGTAATAGCTAGAGATCCTCTGTTTGTAAATCCAGAGGTGATGAAGTTTGTATCGCCCAATGTGTGTATTACACCTTTCAATAACTGTTTGATAGTCTTCTCTGAAAGTCTTGGGTTTTCACTAAGTATATAATTTATCTTTGATTCAATTGTTTTTTTATCAGACATGTACCAATCAAGGAATTCCTTTTTTGTAGGAATATAGAATTCCCCATCAGGAAGAAGCTTGACTCTTTTTGAGTATGATCTTACGAACACCTCTGCTAAGCCTGCTCCATATTCCTTCTCAAGAACCTTGAAGTTCTTATCGTTTTTATTTACACAACTGATCATTATAGTCTACACATTAACATTTCTATAAAGGTTCGCTCACTAATTTCTGTTGGTAATTCATTATACTCAGAAATAATGTCTTGCAAAGAACCTAATTTCAGCTTTTGGTCAGGGGTTAGGGATTCGTAGAAACTTCTAACTCCTGATGCCTGTCCTTCAGATTCAATAGACCAAGGTACGAAGCTTTCTTGACTTTCAGGAATGTAAGATGGTTCAGATTGAATTTCTTGTGAAGAATAAAGCTCATCAGTACCAGCCTTTCTAGTAAAGACAAATGCAATCTTTGATGCTCTAGATAGTCCAACATATTTCAATTGTTGTCTTTCAATAGCATATTTAACATCTCCATCAGAAATAACTCTGTTGTTTGCTGGGTTCTCCATGTTCTCATAGTCATCAAAGACATACTGGTAAGTTGATCCTTGTCCTTTGTGAGAAGTTACAGCATAACCATAGTCAATGTTCTTAGCAAGCATTGGTCTTTCTGAAGTTGCAGTTTCTTCAAATAGAGTTTTTCCTGTTTGTCTATTCACTTTAAATAACTCTGGATTCTCTTGTTTCAACTTAGGAAGAGTTGTAATTTTTCCTTTATAGCTGATCATGTCAGCAGGTAGCTGATAAGTGTTGAAGAAGCTTTCAAATTGATTAAGAGGATCTTGTCGAAGTTTCCAAGGAATTGTTTTATCATTCAATACCTTTTTGAATGCCAGCACTCGCTCCATGAATTTAAGGTTTCTATCATCATTAGGGTTAATGATGAACACATCAAGTGGTCTAAGAAGAGCTGTCTGACCTGTATCATTTAGTAACTGCTCATCTTCTTTAGAGAACACTCTTCTCATTTGAACCTTATATCCAGAAACTTTCTCTTCAATGTTGAAGTATTTGTTTCCAACATTTCCATCAAACACTTTTACATCTCTATCAGTGATATACTGACTCTCCAAGATTTTGTAATCCTGACCATTGTGAACGTTAGGTGTCTGACCAACTTGCTCATATCCCATCATGATAGATCCTACACCATAAGGTGAAAGTCCTAATTGAGACTGGATTAAGTTGTTGTAGTTAGCAACAGATGCATTGGTGTAAGTGAGCACCTTAGCGTATGTAGGATCTTCTTTATACTCAGGTGATTTGAAGTATTGAAGCATCTTGTCATTGAATGACAAGTAATCATTCGTGAACTCTACACCTTCTCCTCTACCATTTACATTAGTGCTGAAGCTAAATCTGTCAACCACTGTAGTTAGATTCTGACGAATGTTCGTAAGAATATCTAACAAAGGATTGTCTCCTTGCTGACGCATCACTTGAGTGAGTTCTACACCATCCTCAGAAGATGAGAACTGTAGAGCTTTACTCAATTGACTGCTTCCTACAGGAGGTAGTTGAGCTGGATCACCCATGAATATAACGGTTGTTCCTTTTCTCTTTGCTAGTCCCATCAATAAGTTATAGTCCTGTGCATCAATCATTGAGCTTTCGTCAACAATTAACACTCCAGAGTATGGCATTTTATCTTTTGGACCAGCAATGAAGTCACCATCTTCTCCTTTAATTTTATTCAATAAACTTGCTGTTGTGAAAGGCATTGTGTTAAACACTTTACCACGAAGTAATTGAATTAGCAAATTGGTATTTGCCTTATGTGTAGGAGATGCATAGCTTACATCTTTGAATGATTTACTATTCTGTAAATATTCTCTTACGAATTTAGAAATGGTTGACTTACCTGTTCCAGCATATCCTCTAAGAACAAACTTTGTCTGGTTCTTTTTGATTGCATTTACAGCAAGTTGCAAAGCTTCTTTCTGTTGTTCATTAAGAGTGATGTTTCCTGTATTGATTACAGTGCCATCCTCAAACTTAAATGAGTTTCCACTAACCACTTCAGGTGCTTCCTCTTCTTCAATAAATGCATCTTCTGCAAAGAATGGTTTGTTGCTCTGTGGGTCAACATTTGGATTTGCTTTATATGCATCAAGAAGCTTTTGTTTGGCATCTTCCTTTCCTTTGTAACCTTCTACATCAATTGCTTTACCATCTTGATCAATTACAATGTTGTAAAATCTTCCAAAGTATTTGAATAGCTTTGTTGTAGTGAACTCAACTTCTTCAACTTCTTCAACAGGAGTTGCAGCTTCTTGAACACCGTTTATGTAGTTTTCAAGTCTCTGAAGTTCTTGTTGTAAAAACTCATATGTTTGAGGAGCTCTTGTAGGAAGCTCTGCTAAGCCCACTCCTAGTTGAGGAATTATAAGTTTATTATACTTACCAGTGCTCCATGCAGCAATTGCTTTATCAATATCATCTTTGATGATTTTTTTATTTACATCAAGTTCTGCATCAGTTTTGTAAGATTGTTCTGAACTGGCTGGTAGTTTTTTAGTTGATATACCAATTGCATTAGGCTCATTTCTCATTTCTTTAGCCTGACCACCAAGACCTTTTCTAGAATCATTGTCTCCAAATAAATACAATGTTTTAGGATTAGCTCTCAATTCTGATCTATTGATCATTCTTGTAGTGCGCTCAACCTTACTAGTAATAGGTGTTGCAACTTCTGGAACAGGAGCTAGCTCAGCTGCAACATCAATTTTCTCAGCTGTTTCAAGAGGATTAATAACTTCATTATTTACAAATGCAATTATGTCACTGTTTTGAATCTCCTTATCAACCTTGTAAGTGTTGTTGTTTATTGCAGAAGGCAGTCCATTTGTTTTGTAAATCTTAACAAGATCACCATCACCATACAAGTTCACCATTTTAAAATAGGTGTTACCTTTTTCATCTTCTAATGGTGCTCCAGCCAAATCTTTTACCTTTTGGTATCCAACAATTTCTGATTTTGACAACTCACCATTTAGGACAAGCTTTTTGAAATTATCGTATGACATTGGATTTTTCTCCCCAGTGATATCAATAATATATCCTCTAGCATATTGGTATCTAGTTACCTTCAAGAAGTCCATGTTAGAGTGATTAAACTTGTCATACTTCTTAGAAAGTCTTAGCACTTTACCATTACCAGGCTTAGCTCCAATTTCTTTCATTGTAGCAAATCCTGAAGATTTATAATCAATATTTCCTTCAGTCACATTGTATCTTGGACTAAAGAAAGGAACCACTTTATCGTCAGAGAAATTAGTTCTGAAGAAAGCACCATTTCTAGAGAAGTCTTTAATGTTCTCAAATGAATAATTTGAACTAATCACTGGAGCAATAATCTCAGCTCTATCTTCTAGAGGGATAACTTTGTTGATGTTGATTTTTGTTTCATAGGTTCCTTGTAACAAGTTAACCAATAACAAGTTGTTGTAAAACTCAGGTTCATAAGACTTAAGTTCTCTCATCAATCCAATGTATCTATTTACAGAAGCAGCATCTTTTGGTTTAACCTTCAATGAAACAGTTACTGCACCACCCTCGTGATTAGAGAATCTAGGTTCAAGGTTTGATAAGAGTTCACTACTTGCATACTTATCTTGCAACTTTGCAAGTTGTACTGCAATGTTATTCTTACCAATCACTAGGTCATCTATAATTTCCTTAGAGAATCTAGTAGACTTGTTTTGTGTAAGGTAATCAATGAATGAAGTTTTAACCTTTCTAGCCACTCTATCAAAGTCATCGATTGACATGTACTCATCGTTAACAAAAGGTTTCATCACCTCATCTATCACGCTATAGAACACATCTGCGTCTAGCTTGAATATCGCACTCAATGCTTTCACTTCTTCAATGATCAATCTTTTTTGATCACCAATGAATGTTTGTTTGAACACATCATTGATTGAAGAAATAATATTCTTCTCTTCAGCAGCTTCTGTTCTAGCAACCTTTCTAAGTACGCTCTCAGTGGTTCTTACACGAGTGGTGTCATAGTTGTATGCCTGAGTGAATTTAAAGCTAAACTGACCCATCTTAGAGAGTCTGAGGAACTCATTAAGTACAGCTCTCTGCTTAAGATTAAATTCATCATTTCTCTCAGCTGTTATATCAATAGACGATAGTAGGTTTGCTTTTGATTTTTCAAAATCTACCAAACCTGTACTCTCATCTATAACGAAGTCTTGTTTCAAGTTGTAGCTCTTACCAAATTCTATAGGATACATAGCATCTATCTCTGCGATGTTATTTTTAGAGAATAGTGATCTACTACCAATTCTATCAAGATACTTCAAGTAGTCGATGATGATAGGTTGATTCAAGAAATATGGCGTAAGTTCACCAACACCTATGCGTTCCATAAACATTGCTGTACTAACAACCAAATCGCTTCTCAAGATCTTCATGATGTATGGATCTTTTGCAACGTCTACGAATGCTGTAGCATATCCAGATAGTCTGTCTGATATGAACTCGAATACACTCTTACCTTCTTTATCTTTCTTAGAATAAGCAGTGGTTCTACCACCAAGAGCAATCATCTTCTGACCATCCACCTCTACAGTATTGTGAGGGACAGCAAGAGACATGTCCCCTAAGAAGCTAGCATCGTATGCATCTATATCATTAAGTCTTCTTGGGTCTAGATAAGCATTGATCTTCTGTGCAATGGAATGTCCTGTAATGTTAACAGCAGCAATACCCACCCACTTCTTACCAAGCAAGAATGCATGTCTGAGAGATGTTAAGAATGTCTTTGATAGAAGTTTATTCTTAAACGTAGCTTCTTCATCTTGTCTAGCTTTATCAAGTTCTTTAGCAACCTCTGGTAAATTAGCATCACCAACAGGAGTCAGTAGTCTTTCAAAGTTTTCAGGAAGAGTAACTATTTCTTGAAGTAGTTCAAAGTATCTATTCTCAAGAGACTTCTTATACATCAAGTCTACAAAGTCTTTTTTCATAGACTCGCTTAACTGCTTCTCTGTTAGCTTTGCATATTTATCAGCCATTCTACCCACCTGATCACCAATGTAATCAGAAGGCCTTTGCTTTTTAGAAAGAGCAACATTGATAATGTTGTTAATCGTCTGTTGTTTTTTAGTATAGAATTTGGAAAGTTTATCACCAAGAAGAGATTTCAATGCTTCACCAGTCATTGAAGAAGGATCTTCTATAGATTCAAGAATTTCAAAAACTTCAATTAAGTTGTTTCTAAACTCATCGCCAGCTTCAATATCTTCTATTTCATTTTTGATCTGCTCATCATAAACTTTTGCATAGAAGTCCATAGTAGCTTTTTTGCTACCCTTGTACTCTATAAGTTTTACGTCTCCATTCTGATCAACATAAACTGCTTTCAGATACATGTTGAGCTTATCAATATCAAAGTCAGATCCTGCTTTCTGTACAATCTCAGAAGGAACAACAACTGTAGATCCCATAGATGGATGTAAGAACCCTTTAACCTTAAATACTTCTGTAGAAGAAGCTGCTTGGTGAGGAATACGAAATCCTATACCAAACAAGATTTTTTGGTTCTCTGGCTTATTAAGATATTCTAGAATTTGCTCATCAGACATTCCTTTAAAGTATCTCTTCCAGAAGTTTGGAATCATTACTTCAATGTGTCTTTCTCCTGGCTTATCTTCATAGAACTTAAGAGTGTCACTGGAAAGTACAACACCTTTCTTGTTTTCATCAGATAGTTTTTCGTATTCATCTTTACTAATCTCTACGTATCCATCTTTTGTCTTTCTTAGTATTCTTCTTCCCTTGTCTCTATTCTCCCAAAGTGTAGCTGCAACCTGTACGTGAGGTTTACCCTCCATTGGTGGAGAGATCAACGACTTGTTTATTATTGAAAACAATACACTTCTAATGTCTTCGTATGCAGAAGAAGCTTCGAATGGAATTCCAAACTGACCATTCTCATTCAGACGAATTGTATCGATTACGTTTTCAGAAGCTTCTCTTCTTAGAAGTTCATATTCAAGAGTTTGAGAAACTTTCTTAGCATCTTTAATTCTATATAAATCACCCAAGTCTTCAATTCCAAGATTCTCTAAGAACTTCTCATACTGGAACTGGTGGAACTCATCGTGAGTTTTTGTAATATCATCATACAATTCTTGTGCACCATCCATAACAGACTTACCATATTGGAACATATCCAAAGATGCGTTCTTCATTGGCTGACTACCTCTAGTCTGTTGCTTGCCTTCTTCGTAACTGTTTTCAACTTGAATACCATAAGTACTCCACGCAACATTCTCAATAGTGTTACCACCAAAGTTTGAAGAGTTGAATGTACCATTACCATTATAAACATTGTGTGTATCTCTCACACCCTCTTTTCTACCAGATCTATACACAACATATCCTACACCCTCTTCTAACATTTGAGTGTATAGGTCTTGTAAATGCGTTCCTTCAATTGCCTTAAAGAACAATGGCATTTGAGAGAACTTATCAATGGTTCCTTCAATTCTACCAAGTTCTGGTTTTGCTCCAGATACAATTGGCTTCAATACTTCTAGAACATAGTATGGTTCTGGTTTCTGAATCAGAGCTGCATCATGATTTTGAAGTGCTGAGTTCTTGCCATAGTTGTATACAAACTTTCCATCAGCTTTCTTGATTTTAGAAAGCTTCTGTCTAGTGTATGCCATTTGCCATTGATACCAATTCTCAGCTTCTTTTGGCCACTCAGCATTCTTCCATTTAACTTCTCTGAATGTTCCTATTCCAATAAGAGAGAAACCATCAGATTCTTTATAGTTCCCAAATGAATTTAAATATCTAGACTGAGGAGTTGGATCAGTTAATGTTACTGTCTTTACATAAGAGTTAAAGTTGTGTCTGGTGATATCATTTCCAGATAGGACAATATCATCAGTAACTTTATTGTATTTCTTATTCAAGAAATCATTTGCTGCCTCACTATCAAATGTTTTTCTTCTTGGAGAAAGCCATGATTTGATACGCTTGGTTTCTTCAAGATTACCATTCTTGACTTCGAACTGATAAGGATCACCAAAGATGAACTTGTGAAGTTCAATGTTGGAAATCATTTGATTCATGTTAAGGAATGACAAAAACTTATTGTAATCTTCATTACTGATTTTATTCTTGTCAATCTTATTTTTCTCAGCAAATTCTGAATCAAGATATGAGAAGTCAACGCTGTTCTCATCAACTTGAGAAACCTCACCAGTAGATGTTAGTGCTTTGTTAAGCTTATCATTTTGATATGCTATAGTTTCTCTAATAGAAGATTCCACCTCACTCTTATTATCACTAAGAATCTTAGAGATTTCTGCAAGTGCTTTTTCTTTAGAAAGTTTAGTTTTTGCAATTACACCTTCAATACTTTTTACTAATGATGGGCTTAGAATTTCTTTAAAGAAACGAAGCTCTTTAGCTCTGTCTCCTACAGCTGAAAGTTTGCTTCTGTTTCTCCAGTCTAGAGCAAGATTAATTTCGTCATCTAGATAGGAACGCATTATATCAAAGAACTCAGAGTCACCTATCTCAGTGTTTGTATTTTCAAACTTGATCTGGTTACCAATGTTGTAAGTTCTTTCTGTAGCAGAGTCTGCTGGTACAAGAATGTAATAGTTTCCTTTTACGTTTTGATTTATCTCTACGCTGAATCTTTCTCCTTCTGTTAATCCAGAAACAGTTGTTCCACCATCTTCTTCAGAGATGCCATCTACGACACCAATCTTTAGAATCTTACCTTTGATTTTGTTACCTTCTTTATCAAAGAATAGTCCACCCTTCTTGATGATTAAACTATTCTGTGAGAAAGCGTCTTTTAGTTCAGGACGCTTTTTAAATAACTCATCAAGTGTCTGTGCATCATTGAAGTCTTCTTCAAATACAGACACAGCATTGCTATCTGAATAGTTTCCAGTTCGTTTGTTCTCAACATTGAATCTTGTAGTATCTTGATCTGGGTTTAAAGAATCAACATACATTACAGCAAGCTTAGTGATTGAGCTGTCTGCACCTAAGAATTTTTTAAAGTTTGCTAAGTTCTTACTTCCGTATTCGTAAATTCTGTTAACCGCATCTACAAATTCATCTTTGTTTGAAATTGCTGCACCAGGAAATGTAATACCTATGTTTGCTAGAAACTCAAGTCTCTCAGTATTTGTAGAAGGTCTCTTCTTAGGATATTTAGAATGCTCAGTGTCAATGAAGAAGTTTTGATTCTTCTGATCAATGATTGAACCACCTTGTCTACCAAGCACCTTAATGTTAGAAAGCCAGTTGTACTTCTGTACATTGATTGCTGATGACTTGTCTGCTGGCTTAGTGATAACACTTACACCCTCAGGACTAGCTGTTCTTTCCTCAACAGTTGCATCTGGTCTACTCTTATTAAATGCTTGAACAAATTGGATGTATAATCTCCAATCATTGTCTGTGAAGTTTCCAAAATCAAATAGTTCTTCAGCATCTTCAGCAGACATGTTACCATTCAATGATCGAGCAACTCTATAGTAGTTACCATCATTCTTGTACAGCTCCATCAACTTTGCTGGAATCTTTGAAATAGGAGTGTTAGAAAGTTTGGAAAGTAGGGTAGCAAATGTTCTATTGAAATTAGAAAGAACAGGAAGACCCACTGCACCAGTTTTCAAAGCAGGCAAACCTGTTTCTGGATCTAGCTCACTTTTACTAGCAGAAGGTAATGTAGCTAGTATATACTTGATAGCAAAACTAGCGTTCTTCATCAAGTCCACTTCAAATGCTTCTGGAGAATACAATCTATTGTTTCCTTGCTCATCATTCACTGATATTAAAGAATCTGTATCAATGTTAACACCTAATGGTCTTAAATTATCAACACTTCTCAAGAACAGCTCATTGAATAGTTTGTCACCAAGAGCTTGTAAGTTACCAGTCCCTTCGTAAATATTTCTAATAAAATTATAAACCTCAGTTCCAGTTACACCTTTTATATTAAATACGTTAGCAACAGTATCATCATTCCCTCTGTTTAACAGATATCCAGATGTACTGATAACCATGTCCTGAACAATGTTGTACGCTTCATCTTCTGATAGAATAGCTCCATCAGGAAGTTTCATAACTGGTCTATATTCAGGCTGAGCTGTTTTTACATAATCAGGAAGTACTGACTCTTTAAATCTTCCAGCTTCAATCTCATCAAAGAGTTGTTGCTTCAAAGAAGGATTGTTAACAAAGCTTTTGAAGAACTCAATGATAGCATTGAAGAATCTTTTAATCTTTTCAGACAATGTTCTAGCTGGAAGCTTTCCTAGTCTGTAGTCAGCAAAGTCGTCAGCAATACGTTCTTTAACTTGTCTGTCTGTAGCTTCAGAAAAAGCAATCTGTTGACCAGACTCTCTATCTAAGAAGTAACCAGGTCTATTTTTAAACTCATCAATGAGTGCAGCTCTTTCTGATTCTGAAAGAAATCCCTTCCATATAGCTTCAAATATTTCATGATACTCTGTACCACGCAAACCACGTTTGAAGAACTTAGCAACTCCTCCTTCAAACACACCCCATGCAACAATACCATCAAGTGATTTGTAAATCTGTTCAAGGATTTCATAAGGTATGAATGGTACTTTCTCAGCATGCCATTTTTTAAATGCTTTAATGTCTCTGTCAGAGATTCTCTCAGCAAATAGTTCTCCTTTTGATACAGCTCTTGTATCACTGTATCCAGACTTGAATTTACCTTTGTTAGATTTTGGAGGTGCTTCAGCTGCTGGTTGTTGTGCAGGAGGTGTTGGTTGTTCAACAGGTTTGCCTGTAAGTTTTGCAAGTTCTTCGTTATATAAACGTATTCTTTCTCTCTCAGGCTTCGTTGTATTTGGATAGTTTAAATTACCTCCTGTTACTTTAAGTGTATGAATAATGCTACCAAATCCATATTTTTTATTAGAAGCCTCTTCTACATTTTTAGCAGCTTCGATAACTGTGTATTTATCAACACCACTATTAGACACAACTAGATCTAAGCTTTGTGGTCTGTAATCTACATTCTCTAAATATTGATCTAGTTCTACTTGTTTACTAGATACTTGTTCAGTAGATGCAGCACCTTCTAGAGCAGCTAGTTCTGCATTATGTAAAGTTATTCTTGCAAAGTCTGCATCTGATAGTAAATCTTTATTATATAAGAAAGAATCAAAAGCATCTATAAATTTTGTTTGTCTAACAGTTTCTCTAAAGTTATCAGTACTAGTTACAAATCCTTTATACTTCTTAGCATATTCTTCTATTTTACTAAAGATTTCAGGGAAGTAATTTTTTACTGTTTCCGCAAGATTTACCATTTTTAATTTGGCTTCTTCATTAACAACCCCTGACTTATCTTTAAAGAAAGATATTCCCCCTTCTCTAGATATTATAGAAGAAACTTCACCCTTAGAACTTAAATAAATACGATTAGAAAAAGATATTGATTTATCATTAGATGAGATACGTTGTATAACTGTTATGTTTCCTTTTGAAACGTCTACAGTTTGTTCTGTTGTAACATTTCCTACAGTTTGAGTAGTTTCATATTTAGTAGGATTAGAAAGTATATCTGCTTTGTTATCTATTATAGACTGGGCATTTATACTAAATAAACTTTCTATATCAAATTTCTTAGCTTCTATATCAGAAGCAGGAACAACTGGAGCAGCAGGAGCTGAAGCTTCTTGTTGAGCCTTAAGAGCTTTGTTGATCTTAGCTGTTATTTGATATCTAAAGAATTCAACAATAGTATCTTCTTTGGAAGAACTTTCATTCAGCTGAGGAATAGCTGCTCTATATGTATTTAATGTTTCTTCTGAAATTACAGCAGCAACATTCTCAAAAGATTTTTGATTTGCTTCTGTTCTAAAATCTAAATCCACTTTAATCTGTCCCTTCTCATTCACTGTTCCAATGAATTCAATAGGCTGCTTAGACACTTCTACAATATTCGTAGAACCATTGTTAAGCGTGAATCCTCCCACGTTTAAAACTGGAAGAGCTTCAGCTACTTCTGAAGGAGAATTACTTTCAGACTTACTTTCTATAGGAGGAGCTACTGGAGCTTTTTCTTCTTGAGCTTCTGGGGCTGTGAAGTTTGTATTCTTTTCACCTACAGTGAAGTTTGATATATATGCATACTTACCTCTAAAGTTGTAAGGAAGTGCGTCAGATTTCTTTCTAACATTAGTTACAAATGGTACCTCATCTACAGATCTATCTGTTCCAGATAGTAAGTAGGATTGATAGTTTGGCCACTTGACAAAGTCTAGTTTACCATCCTTGAAGACAAACTCGTAATGAGGTTCAGCCTTATCTAGTAATCTTTTATTTGCAGAATGATATACGCTAGAGAAAGCTTTGATAACGTCTGCTTCATTCTTCAAGAAATCACTGAATGAATATGAATTGTTACCAAGCATTACAGACATAGAATCAATATCAATCCATAATTGATTATTCAACATGTCTTTTGTAGGACGTGCATAAATCATTACAGATCCTAGATACTTAAGTTTTTGTCTATCTAACTGTATAGGTTTATCATCAGCTGCTTGTTGCTGCATGTCATTGATGAGTGACTTAATCACTTCATACACTGACTTGCCTTTCTTAGCACCTAACAAGTTATTATTAAGAACCTGTAGCATATCTCTATCTTGTAGATACACTATTCCAGGTTTAGCATTCATGTTCTCACCACTGTGTACAATAGGAGTTCCTGTTGAAATCTTCAACAGTCCTGATTGAGTTTCAATTTGAGACTCTGTAATAAGGGTGTCACCTACTTTATTCTTAACATATTTTCCATCTACCTTTTCAGTGATAAGTGGAAAACCTTTAGAGATCATGAATGAATTAGTAGGAAGATCTTTTGCAGCCATTGGAGCCATTTGTTTGGCAGGATTGCCTAACAAGATTTCTCTCTGCTGCTTCCAAGTTTCCATATTATCCATAAACTCTTCTTTCTGACGAGTTCTGAATCTATCGCTATTATCGCTATTGTATTCTCTTGCTGTAGGACGTGTCTCAAATACAACTTTCCCTAGATCAACTTGTTGACCCACTTTCACATCCTTACCATCAGCACCTTTTATTCTATTGCCATTCTGGTCAATAAAATATCTGTTCTTGCCATCCACCTCTACATACACTTGTGCTATGAATCCATCAATGAGGTCATTGACAGTTCCTTTTTGAGTTTCCCAATTAGCACCGTATGATAGTTGTGTAACTCCAGAAAGTCCAAGATCATTCTCTTGGTTGTACGTAAATGTTATAGCTCTAAACTTATCTCTATTTTTATTGCTCTTAGCATTATTCAAAAATACTCTAGCACGAATAATGTGTGGAGAAGGATTAGGATTGTAATATTTATAATTAGGATCATCAGATTCATTACTACTTGCATTAAAGAATCTAGCAGCAGATTTTAAAGGACCAGTTTCTCCTGTATCAATTCGTGTATCGAATGGAATCAGCTCAACCTTTGGATCAGTTGATGCTTGAGCCTCTTCATCTTGTTGACTATTAATGTCAGAACTTTGTTCCTTTATTTTATTATCGACTTCTTTCTGCTTAGCTTTTAATTCAACAATATCTTTAGTAAGTCTTTTAAATCTATTTACAACAGCTTCGCTGAGCTTTTGATTGCCAAGAGAGTTAATGTATGCAAGTTTGTTTACCTTTTCTCCTGGCTTCTCAATAACGTCTCTAAAGGCAGGATATTGAAGTACGTCATCAATAGATTGATTCAATGCATTTTCAAATTCCTGGGAAGTGTTGTCTTCTTCAGATATATTATATGTTTTAAACTCTAGTGGTGAAAGAAATACTTCTTTACCATTAGGAAGTCTCACCTCAAACTCTCCACCTAATGTTTCAGAAATTATTGTAAACTTTGGAGCAAGTGTTATTTTACCATTCTCAAGTCTAATAGGCTCAGCCAAAGAATACTCTTGGCCCACCTTTAAAGTTTTTACTACTGACTTTCCACCTTCTTGTTGAGTGACATCTACAGGTCCTTTCTCACGAAACCTTTCAGCTCTACTAAAAGCTTCAAAAACTTCTGGATTCTTTTTTATATCATTATAATCATCAATGAACACTTTTCTTCTAAGTGACATTTCGATTAAGTCTGATAGAGATCTTTTCAAGTTATCCTTAACATCGCTAACAACATCCATTGCATTGATTTGATCAATGGATTCTTTTACAGCTTCAATGGTAGGTTTCTCTGATACTAGAACATCATTTAGAATTGTAGAAATATTAATACCTGCACTAGATAACACTGATGTTAGTCCTGGAATTCTTGCTGAATAGTCATCAATCTTACTTGCTGCATAAACAAGTTTATCCACTACTACAGGATTGTATTTTCTTATAGGCCTTCCTTTTGCATCTTCAATAATCTTACCATCTGCATCTGTCTTAAAAACACCTGCATAGGTTTCATTAATATTATCGTAGTGCTTTTGTACAGCCTTTGCTGTATTCTCAAGATTTCCAATTCTTTGTACAAATTGTGCAGGTGACTCTTTTTCAAAAGCTACACCAGCAGTTTGCAATTCTGCAAAGCCTTGAGGATTTAATGCTTGTTCTTTGTAGTATTCAAGTTCTTCATAAACATTTTCCATCTTACCATACTTCGCACGAGGCATCAAGTATGATAGAGAGTAATCAGCTTCGTAATCTTTTTCTGAAAGAATATCATTGTTCTCTATTGCCTGCTGACGCATTGTTTGAGAACCTATACCAACAGCCAAGAAGTTAGCTTGGTCTTTTAATGATGCTGCAATGTTTGTCTCATTGAGCTGCTTAAGAGCAATGTCAGTATTTCTTTTTCTTTGCCCACCTTTGCCAGTAAGTCCTTCTCTATAAATAGACATTGGTGCTTGCTGAATACCTCCAGCAAGAGAACCAATTAATATACTTTCAATACCTTCTTTTGTACTTAGAGTTTTATCAATGCCTTCTCCAAATACATTTCCCATTGCTCCAGAAATAGTTTCTAGGAATGTTCCAAGATCTTCTCTATTAGTGTAGGCTCTGTTAAAATAATCATCAACACCTGAAGCAATTGCAAACTGCATCCCTTCTTCAGCAGCTTCTGTTGGTTGAATAAAGAATCTACCCAAACCTTTTGTTGTATCTACTATTTTTCCAAATCTTGTTTTTGCAGTTTTTTCAATAAACTCTTTACCAAGTCCTTTTTGTGTTAAGTCATTGATGAATGCTTTCTCCACCTTTCTAGAAGAACCTAAGATTTTAGGAAGTTGAATATAGTTTGATGCAGTTAGAAGAATAGTATTCATACCCCATACATAATTACCTGCCTTCTCAGCAAATGCATTTATGTCATCAAGATCTTTCCCTGTTGGATCTATACCATTTTGACTTCTAAATTCAGCAATAGCATTATCTCTAAACTCATTTGACTTTTGCAAAGATTCAATAGAAGCTTCACCAAACGTACCCATGACAGACGTTAATGTACGTTGTCCATTATTTGTAATTTGTGACTTTATACCTTGGGAAAGATTTCCTAACGCACCTTCAATAGCTGATATTTTTTGTGCCCTAGGAACAACCTGCATAGCCTTCTCAATGGTAGCAGCAGTCTCTGCACCTTTGCCAAGTTTAACTAAAGCATTTGCTTTACCAACTAACTTGAATGCTTTAGTCCAAGCAGCACCACCAGCTATAGAACCAATTCCATAACCAATATTTTTTATAACCTTATCTGCCCAGAAGTTAGGAGTTAGTAGGTTATCTGATTGCCACCATTCAGCATCTGTCTCAGCTTGTCTATAATAGTTAGGAGCATAGTCTTCCATACCCTTCTGAAGCCTATCCATAAACTGTGTTGTAGGATTATCATACAGTTTAGAAAACTGTTGGTTAGCAATAGAAGAACCTATACCATTTAATAATCCAACTGTACCAGATATGAAAGACGTACCAGCAATACCCACTGCCTTTCCAAGACCATTTCTAACTTGATCAAATCCAGACTGCTTTTGTGCAGCCATTTCTTCGAAATTAGTAAATGGTCTTGTTTTTCCATATCTGTTACCCCCAGAATAGAAAGAAGAAATAGGAATGTTCTGGGCTCCAGTAAATCTATTTTGCTCAGCTAATTTGGCAAAAGCTTCCCTTGCAGAAGGAAGTTCTCCAGGCACTTGATTTCCAGGATTGTTAGGAATTATTGGATAAGGAATTTCATTAGAAACTCCTTTAGGGTTTACAACATTTTCTTCTTCCATTGTTACTTTGTAGGTGTGTTAACAATTCTCCCAATTTCATTAGGTGTGATAGCTCTCATGGTATTATAGACAGTGGGGAAGTCATATCCATCAGTTGTAAACATGTACGGTTTACCACTTGTTAAATCCTGTACAAAAACCTTCCCGTAATATCTCCCATTCAAATTTACTATATTTCCCATAACATCATAGCCTGAGAGCCCTTGTAACTGTGGAAAATCTCCTCTTATTTTTTGAAATTCAGCATCTCTATTCATATATGTTTCAACATCATCTGCATCACCATAAGATGTTGAATTTAATCCCTTTGCAATCATGGCATTTTGAGCCATCAATTGATCTTGAGAAACATAAAGATTTGATGTATCTACAAAATTATCTGCTTCATCTGGCTGAAGTGTAAGTCCGCCTTTTCGTACACCCCCATCAAACGCAACTAGTTCAACAACTTGTTGCCCTCCTGGAAGAGACTTAATACCAGCTTTAATAGTTAGTTCTTTTGGATCTGTTATATCTGATACATGATCTATAAAATCTTTATAGTCAGGAGAATAATTTCCAACATCACTATAATTAGCTGCTACTCTTTTTAAATCAGATAGAATTAAATTATTAGTTGCATCTTTATCTGTAAAGATACCAGTAGACAAATTTGCAGGAGTTACAAATCTTTTTGCCACCTCACTTTTTTTCTGAAGACCTTCTGAATAAGCTGAATTATTAATTGCGTTATACACTTTATCAACTTCATTAATCAAGGGACTAATTTCACCAGTTTCTCCCATAACGTTAGAATATATATCTGTTACTACTTCAAACGGGGAGCCAAGTGTTCTAGCTAATTTAGTACCTATATCTAAACCACCTGCATACTGCGAGCCTCTAGTTCTCATTACATATTCTAGAACACCATCTAAACCTCGATCACTGAGTCTTACCTTAGCAGCTTTTGCAGCTTCTCTAGCAGTATCATCAATAGCAAAACCATATACGTGTTTGTAACCACGTAGATATACACCTAAATCAATAATATTTTGTTTGGATAAAGTAATGTCACTACCTCTAAACTTTATAGTTTGTGGTTTTATTTCATCACCTTCATATAGCTTACCAAGCGTTTGGCCTAGCACTCCATTATCCACTTTATCCATTTCATCTTTCGAAGTTTTTGCATTTTCGAAAGTTCTTCTAGATTGAGTATAGACAGCTATAGCATCTGATAATTCTTTTGCTATGTTTCCAGAACCTTTTCGAGTTAGTGTTGCTACAGACTCGTTTATTTTATTTGTTCTAAATGTATTAACATCAACTTTAGATGCTTTTGCATCTTGATCAACCATTGCTGTAATGGCTTCTTCTCTAGTGCTGCCACGATTAATTAAATCTTGTAGTCTAGCTCTTTGTTGTGGATCAGATGAATAGTATGATCTATAAATTAATTCATTTCCTGAATTAGTATATGCTTGAGATGCAGCATCATAATTTTCATATTGCGTAGCTACAGCATCATAAGTTTGATCAAAGTTATCTATATCAAAGTTTTCCCCAAGAGCCCTTCTTCCACTTTCTTCACCAGCTTTTTTACGTGCAAGAGCTTGTTCAGCTTCCCACTGTTTATCTTCTATTTCATCTCTTCTTTCTCTATATGAATAGTCTGCACTCCACTCTCTTCTTCTTTGAGTTTCATTCTCCATGTCGAAATTAGCTTTCCAATCAGGATCTTGCACTCTATTCTGTTTAGTTTTCATATAACCAAACATGCTTGTATATCTACCTCTGACATCATTCTCATAGAGATATCCTCTTACAGCCTCAGTGTTAGAGTCAGCTGCTTTAAGAAGTGATGCGTAACTACTTTTAATTTTAGGGAGTATCTCGTCTTTGAGATTTTTTATTTGAATATCAATTTTACCTTTCTCTTCTAGATTTTCAGTAGAATTCTTTTTTAGTGTAAGGTCTTGAATCTCATTATTGATTTCAGCTATTTTAAAATCCTGTTGACCTACAAGCATAGTTTTTAAACTATTTGCATCTTGCCCTTTATAATTATATTCACCAGTAATTTGGAGTTGTTTTGCAACTCTTGGATCTGAGAATATTTGATCAATGGTTTGCCTTACTGTCTCAGGGAATATACCTTCTTTCTCCATTTGTAACATTACAGGAGAATATACAGTTTTACCATCTACATCTTTTGTGAACACTTCATCCCAAGTTAATCCACTTGGCTTTACTGCATTGAAAGTTTCTCTTGTAAATTTATCTACATCAAAGTGAGGGTCGTACTTAGCATTAAATACTATAGGCTTTCCTCTTTCATCAAGGAGTCCAGAGTTTTCGTATGCTAATAATTTTTTGTTATAGTAATCCAAGTTATCAGGAGTGAGCTCGTTCTTCTGTCTAGCCTCCTCCATTAACTTCTCATTATTCTTGATATTTTGTGTAGACTGAACAGCAGCAAAAATTGCTGGATCTTTCATAACAGTTCCTGCCATTCCTGCTACAGAGTTAACTAACTGATAGTTAGAAAAGTCAGCAGCTGCAACAGTCTTCAGTTTAGAGCCAAGCTCATTTAGTTTAGATTGCAATAGTTGCTTATCTTCTGTTCTATATATGTCTAACCCTGCAACTTGATCTATCTGAGATTGGATCTTTTGTAACCCTTGGTCGTAACGCTGTTGCTTCTCCATACCAACAGTAACCATAGCCTCAACAGGAAGCTGTTGAATGTATGGGTTAAACTGAGGTATTGCATCTGTAAATGAAGCCATGTTGTTTATTTTTTTATGAAATTTAGTAGTAATACTCCAGATTACATGGATTTAATTGCTCGTACAAGACCACCATTTTTTGTAACAGTGGGCTTATTTTTTTTAGCTTCTTCGTCTTTCTTAAGTTTAAGCACTTCTTCAATTTGAGCAGACGATAAGTTTCCTAATGCAGTGTTGAACTGAGCAAGAGGATTCATATTCTGCATTATTCCTTTTGGACCAGATCTAAAATTGTAAAGGTTCTCGTATGCTTGAAGCTCTCTATTTGAAGCTTCGTTCTGTAGATATTTAGCAGAGATAGAATTAAGAGCAGCTTGTGCTGTAGCTTTTGTATTAGAAAGAGCTTGTTGCTGTCTTCCGTATTGCTCATCAAGGATACCGAGGTTCTTAAGATTAGATTCGTTAAGCATTGCTCTATTCTCACCATACACCTTATCTCTCATAGCTTGATTCAATCTAAACTGCTCACCAAGCACTTGTTGATTAGCTGCGTATTTTTGTGCATTCAATATAGCTAATGCAGCTGGATTATATCCAGTGTTTCTTACAGCAGCTCTGTAATCAGCTTGGTTCTTATTCATAATATCCTGAAGAGAAATATCATAAGGTGTGCTTAGTTGTGGCTGGAAAGTTTGTGCTTGTACAGGCTCTAATTGATTTTGAGCAAGAGCAAGCATCTCTCCAGATAGCTGACGTGGATCAAGTTCTTCCGCATCACTTGGTCTTAGATAAGGAAGAATCTGATTAGCAATTGTCATCCAATCAAATTCACCATCTTCTTTAGATGCTGTGCTGAATGGTGCAATTCTTGGAAGATTACTTTTTTCCAATTTAAAATCTCTTAGTTCTTGCAGTGTTGGAAGTCGTGTACCAGTTACAACAGCTTCATCTAGATCTTTAGCAGCATCATATGTCTCATCTGTTCCACCCTGAGCTTTCTTAATAGAAGCTCCTTTCTTAGCTTGTTTCACTTTACCCTTTGCTAAAGCATCAGCTTCAAAACCATACTCTTCAGCAGTGTCATTGGTTGCAGATTGCATGTCAGCTAGTTTTATTTTTTGATCAGCAATCTTTTTAAGATTCATATTAGCTCCAAGCAAACTAGCTTTACGAGATTCAAAAGAAAGTATATTGTAAGGATTGTTTAAATCTAGTTTGTCAAGTTCTGTAACAGACTTTTCTATAATTTTATTTTGTTTCTGTTCTTTCTTGTTTAAATCATCAACAATATTCTTATACTTTCTTTTTGCTTGATCTGGCATACCAATCAGCTCAGCATTAGATTTTGACAATTCTAAATTACCATATACAGTAAGACTATTGTCTCCATCTGTACCATTTTTAAGTTGTATAGCTGGTTCTCCTCTTTCCACTTCTACAGGACTATCACCATAAGTGATTCCAATACCTGTATTACCTTTTCCATCAGACTCATCGTGAGACTGACCTCTGAACATTACAGTTTCTCCTCCTTCAGGAAGATATGGATTGTAAGACATAGGTTCTGCATATCCACCCCAATGAGTTTTAAGATCACCACCCATGGCAAACTTATCTCTTCCTGTATACATTGCACGTTCGCTAGGAGGAGTGTAACTTTTTAAATGCCCACCTGCACGTAATGTATCCATTGTTGGATCAGGTTGTAACAATTGACTCAATTTGTAATTACCAAACTGATTAATTACTTGTGGATTTGCCATACCACCATCTCTCATATAAGAAGCGTTTGCTTGTTGAAGAGATTGTGCTCCTTGACCAAGAGCCATCTGTTCAATGTTACCTTGAGTTTTTTCATTGAAAGCCTCTGTCTTTTCAGCTTTTTTATCTAGGACATTACCAATAGTTTGACCAGCAAACTTTCCAATCATACCTCCAACTGGACCACCAATAATTGTACCTGCTACACTTCCAATACCACCTCCAATTTTTCCTCCACCGCTAATACCTTGTCCCTTTGGACTTCCTAGTCCAGCAGTGAGTTGGGAAAGAGCATCTCCACCACCTTGTTGTGCAAACTTGGTTATGCCATTCTGAGCTTCTTCTAAATCTGTATAAATAGTATTAGGAGCAAACGTATTTGCTATTTCTGTACCATTCTTTGCTAGAACAGTTCCTGTACCATATATAGGAAAGAACTCTTGTCCTGTATTAATATTGTCTTCTGGACGTACATATTTTTTCTGAACTTGCTCAGGACGTGTCATGGAAGCTTGAAGAGCAACATCACTTACACCAGCCATTTGCTGAGCTTGTTTCATTATTTGTTTTTCATTCTTCATTTGTTGGAATCCTCCAACTACATCACCAGCTGCTTGAGCAACAGCCATTGGTCCACCAGCTTTACTAACACCTGCACTAATACCTTTACCAAGATTGCCAAACATGCCTGGTTTACCCATTGGTAATGTTTCATCTCCAAAAAGAGCCTTCTTTAACTTTTTGCCATTTTTACCACTACCACCCATCATGCTACCTATCTGACCAATCGCATCAGCAATTCCTGATTTCTTATTAGCTGCCTGTTGTTGTGCAGCAAGGCTTGCTTGATCTTGAGCTTGCTTGTTACGCATGTCTTGTGTCGAACCAGTGATATACATATCATTCTGGTCATACAACTGTTGAAAGTTGATTGGTTGAGGATTAGTCTGAGGGGATTGATTACCTTGAATCATAGCTCCCATTTGAGCTTTCTTCAAAGCTTTCCCATGAACCTTTATAAAAGATTCTTCTGTAGGGAATTTTTTGTAAAATTCTTTCTCAGACTTAACACCTGCTATCTTTAAAATTTCAGCCTTCATATCAGTTGTATTTATCCAGCCAGTTATCCTTGTCTGGGTTATTTGTAAAGTTAAGTAATTGATTTAGTTTTTTCATGGGTTGAGCATCTAATTGATTGATTCCCACACCACCACCATTTCTTTTCTCAGGAATCACTTTTTTAGTTTTTGGATCATAATAAATTCTATCATATATCTCAAAAGGTTTACCAGCTCCAAAAAGCTTTGAAATTTCTAGGTCATCACTCACGTCTACTCCTTTCATTTTAGCAAATGCTTTTAATGTAGCAGCAGCTGGATTACTTGATGAACCTTTACCTTCTTTAAAAGGATTCAAATCCCATTCATCATAAATAGAAATATAGTGACCCTTTTTATCTTTACCCTTGGACATTTTAAAATCTCCAAGAGGGTTATCTACCATCCACTCAGCATACATTGGATTTTCAAAAGGAACTCCTTCCCTTTCCAACGAATCAGTTTTTTGTGGAAAAGCATCACCTCTTTCATTTGCTATATAAACATTTTCATTATCATCCACATTGTCAAAATATGAAGCAACTAGACGATTTTTTAAATTTTCATCTAAGTAATTAGGTTTGAAATAGTATTTGTTTTCTTTCGAATCGCCTGGTTGATATTCAGAAATGCCAAAGCTTTTATTTTTTTGAGGCAACCCTAGATACAAAGCAAAAGCATCATCTCTTTTAGGAAGATCGTAATATATTGGTTTTCCTGTTGAACTACTTTCTGAACCATACCATAGAGTCTCCATTGGATCTCTTCCTAAATCTTTTTCATATCTATCAATTCTATCAAGTGTTTGTGTTAAATCTCCATATCCTTGAGGAACAATATTCCTGAATGCTTTTTCAGATTTACCTTTAACGTAATTCTTACGTTGGTCTGATGTATAACCATACTTATCAAGTTCTAACTTTGCTATTCTTTTCTGTTCTTCAAAAGATGCTTTTGGTCTAATAGGTGGTGCCAAATCTTTACGAATAGGATCTGCTGGATCTTTTGGATTATTAGCAGCATCTTTAAATGGTATGCCTTTTCCATACTGGGCTACAGGATACTCTCTAACTTTCTTACCCTTGAATTTATAATTCTTTCCTGGCTTCATTAGCTTAGTGTCACCAGTGTCAGACACACCAAGAAGGGGTTCGTATACACCTTCCATTGTTATGTCATTAGAATCTATTTCTACAGGCTTTCCCCAATTTTCTGGATTCCAATATCCTTGATTGTCTTTAGTTATTCCACCATCCTGCATACTCTTTGGTTTCCAATCCAATCCATTCTGATAGAATTTCATTTCTTGACCATTCTGTGCAGAAGGGATGTCGCCACCAAACTTCTTCTGATCATACAGAGATGTCACCTCTTCGTATTTTGGATTTGTAGAAGCTTTCTTATAGTTCTTATTAAATGATGGATCTTCCTGGAGAAGAATCTTATTTACATAATCGCTAGTTTCTTTTGGAAGGTTGTTTAACCAATCGTAAGAATCATATATATCTACACCCTTACTCTTTTGTTCATTGAGATAATTAGATAGGTTCCCTCTTCCCCAATTATAGGCAGCTAGAGTTTTTGCAATTCTTACACTATCAGATTGATCAGGTTTGTTGATGAAGCTAGCATTGTATAAATCATTCATTGCAAACTTCTGTAGCTCTACAGCATCTTTTGGATTGAATGGATCTAGTTTCTTTCCACCTTTCTTATTAGAATAATCTTCTAAAACACCTTCTCCAATCTGTGTAAGACCTTTGTATCCCGCTGGGGAAACAGCAGCTGGATTGAATGTTGATTCTTTATATGCTTGTCTTTGTAGAAGCTCGTTTGTTAATCCCTTCTTATAGTCTGACGGTGCTGCCTCTACAGTTGGTGCAGCTTCTTCATTAGGATAGAAATAGTTTAAAACATTTCTTGCCAATAACATTGGAGACATAATACCATTCTGTGCAGAAGCCATCGTCTTCTTTGCATACTTTCCTTTACTAGGAGCAGAACCAGCTGTACGTGCGTATGTGAATCCTACAGAACCAGGAATAGACATACCACCCATTGCCATTGGTAATTCTTCTTCACCATCTGCTTTAGCAATAGTGTTCATCAAGTTGACAAAGTTCTTCTTGCCCATTCTATCAGTGAATCTTTTGAAAACTCTTTCTTTCCCAAAACTTTGTTTTGCTTTTTCAAAATCTGATTCTGTAAACTTCTTTCCTTTTGTAATATCATAGATGCCTTTGTCGTACATCATGAATCGAAGAGCGTCTAAATCAGCTTTTGCTTCCCATGGTTTTCCCAAGTGTTCAAAATCTCCAACAGCTTCTTTACTAGCCTCTCTTTCTTTAGATCCTTGTACACCAGACACTATAGGTTTTTTTAAAGGAAGCATAGATCCCATAAAAATTCCAAACTCGTCATTAGACATTGTACTTGTAGGAGTGGCAACATGTGCAATTTCGTGTGCTTCAACAGATTGTTTAGAAAAGGTTTTATAATCTGAAGGATTTACATTTATAGTTGACCCATCGTAATAATCAATTATAGCTTCAGATCTTTTAGATGGATCATATTCTAAAGGTTGAATATTTTCTAAAAGTCCTAGTCTTTCTTTTTTGACCTGTTCTATTTGTGAAAGTTCATCAACCCTTTGTTTATTAGGAACATCTGAGTATCCTGTAGATTTTAATCTTCGTTCATATTCAGGACTTTGAATCCAAGACTTATAAAACTCTGCTGGATCTTTTGTTTGTAAATATGGGACAGTTGGGGAAATAGTAGGTGTTTCGCCAGTGATCTGTTGCATTGGAGAAACTGGAATAAGTTTTCCACCACCTTGAAACTGTCCTCCCCATGCAGGAGAATAGTTTCTTCCTTTAGTGTTATATCCTAGTCCAACAAAACCTTCAGGAAGGCTAACGTTTGAATCATTAGCGTTGTCTGCTTTACCAAAGTTATCTAACCATCCTTTCATATTACTTGTAACTAATCTGTGCGGGTGCGATGATGAATTGTGAAACTAAATGAGCGTCTGATTTATTATCAAGAATGTGTCTGATTTTCAATTCCTTAGCTCTCAGAGGTTCTTTCTTAAATGATCTTGGTCCATAGTCCATATTGATTTGATTCACTTCTTTATCAAGAGAAAGTGATTGACATGTTCTAACAAAGAGTGGTATGCTCTTGTCTTTAACTACAGACCAGAATGTATTATACTGATAGAAGTTATCACTCTTGGTAAATGTAATAGTCTTGCTTTCAGCATTTAATATAGGATATTGTAAGTAGGATTTCAAATTGTTTATTGGTTTTGGTACCAGCTCCAATACACCTGTACTCTGTTGTCCATTGTAAAGAACAGATTTGTTAAACCATATATTGTCAAGTTCTATTCTTGACACATCATTTGATATACCATACGGATCATTAAAGTATTTGTACACCTTAGTGTAATCTTTCACATTCTGTAATATCTCATCTTGGTATTGATATGCAAAAGGATATTCAATAATGTATGGTTCTGTATATCCATAGAATACATTATATATTGCATGGTTATTAAGATGTCTCCATACACAGGCTGTTTGAATAGTTTCTAAAGGAGTGTTTTGATATTGATCTTGTGTAATAGTTGTAACAGCAAATGATTTTTCATAAGCACATTTTCCTTCAGATGTGATTGTAATCAAGTTAACACTATCATCTACAATGAAACTAATCCCTGTAGTCACTTGTGAAAGTGTTACACCTGAGGCAATAACATTCCCATACGCATCTGTGATGGTGAAAGGCCCTGAGTTAGGGCCTGTTTTTGTTAGCTTTATAGTGATTGTCTTTGACATGTTATGACGGGCATCCTATATCTAGTGTTTGTATAATAGAACTGTTATATGGAACTGGAACTGTACAAGTAGTTATACTTGCTCCTGAGTATGTATAATACTTAATTGGTGGGCCAGGAAGAACATATCGTTGACCCGCACCAAGATTTGGTACAAGTAATGTAAATGCATAATCTGCTGGATCACATCCTTCAAGTTCATAATATGTAGGACACGTACTTGTTGTTGTAGTGGTAGTCACATTAGTAAGAACTACATCAATAAAGTTTGTACAAGAACCCGTAGATTGAATACGAACAATTGCAGTACCAATAGGAGCAAGCGATGTTAAGTAACCAGCTACAAGAGCTGATTTAAGTACGCCTGTTTCAAATGCTGTATTGTAAGCATCTACATCAGAGAAGAGATTAAATGGGCCCGTGTCTGTCCCAGCTGTTGTTAATGTTAGTAGTATATTCATAATTTATATTATTATGTACATTCTGTAGGTCCTGATGAACCACCATCTCCTGATATTAATATTATTCCTGGAATTGTGTAAGCCTGAACTACCACTCCTGTTCCACCAAATGGAACACTCACTGTAGTTAAAGTGCCACTTGGGAAAGCATAATATTCAAATGTTGATCCAGCAGGATCCCCTTCGTCAAATAACGTATATTTTCCACAACCTCCACTATATGGTGAAGCTGTAGTTGTTGTAGTTGTTGTTGGGGTGGCAGTGGTAGTTGTTGTTGTAGTTGGTGCAGCAGTTGTAGTTGTAGTGGTTGTTGAAGAAGTTGATGTTGTGGTAGTAGTTGTAGAACTAGTAGTTGTTGTAGTTGTAGAGGTAGAGGTTGATGTGGTAGTAGTAGTTGTATTAACATATTCACCTTCTCCTTCCAAATTACAATTTAAAGGTTGAATCACTCCAGTTCCAGCTAGAGAACAATTTGTTTCTATAACTGTAGCTGTAATGTTACACTGCAAAGGAGCAATTGTTGTTGTAGTGGTTGATGTAGAAGACGTACTTGTTGATGTTGTACTAGTAGTGGTTGGATTAGGAACCAATACACCCACTAAGAAATCAAAGTCTTCACAGCAATTGTTTTGTCCAGAATAGAAGAAGTTATTCTCTGCAATGTAGAAGTTTGGGATATAGCTATGAAAACTTATCCAACTCTTTGTGTTCATGTTGAAAGATAGTGTCCAGGATACGTTGCAGAAGTATTCTTCATCACTAAGACTAACATCTTGTCTAATAGTTAGGCCATTAACAATGTTATTGATGTAGAAACTTTGTTCAACTGGATCATACAGAATGTTATTTGACTTTGGTGCATAATCAAGTTTTGTAATAATCACTCTATCATATACAGCATCATAAACACCATGTAGTCCTATTCCCTTGAAGTGATTATCAATATTCACATCTGGGAAGTTATTATCAATCATGAATGGTAGATGCTCAACAAAGAATCTGTTCATTCCTGATCCAAATGCAGACAAGTCATTCACTTGTGTTCCTTGTACTAAGAACACTTGTCCTCTTTTTGAATCCACTGTAACTTGACCTTGAGGAATCTTCAAAAGCATCTTGTGCTGACTTCCTACATATCCAAGATCAGTTTCAGCAAAGTCAATTGGAGGAGCACTTCTGAACAATAATGGATTACCTACATAAGCAGCTTGAGGGTTGCTTGTATCAATGGTCAATAAATTATTGTACAATAGTGACTTGTTCTCAAATCTAGCTAGAATAGCTTTGTTCTGTATACCATCTAAGCTTACAAGATTTCCATAGTTCTGTGGGAAATCAAAATAAGAGATAGCTCTATAGATAAGCCAGTTGTTTATTCTATTATCAGCATCAATGTTTTGAGCATCAGAATAGATTGTTCTAAATGGATAATTTGTAAAGCAAAGTCTTGATTCCCAGTCAGGAGGCAAATGAGTGAACGTATTTTCTTTGTTTTGCTTAGAGAATGTGGTGTTATAGAAGTAAGTGTTGTCTTGTGCAATAGGCACAAAACTTTCCTGAACCCAATCATCTGGAATGTCTGTACTAACGTTTGGCCAGAATTCTCCTTCTCTATTGTTGAATGCTTGTCTTAAATCAACATTGTAAGAGCTTTCACAATAGAAGTTTGGAATACCATAAGCAAACAGATAGAAGTAGCCATCATAGTATGTGATGGTTGAGCTTGGTGTCACTTCTCCAGGTCCACTTGGTGAAACAGTTGTACTGGTAGTGGTGGTAGATGTAGATATAATCACATCTGTTCCCACCTCATTAGGACAGTCAAAGTTGTGTGCCTTATAAGAAATGATGTTAGCCATCACTCCTTGTCCAGGAATGCTGTAGTTCTCGAGAATAGATCTTGCAGAGTGCCAGTATCTAGGATAGGCAACATTACCTATTTCATCATAAAAGATGTCGCTATCATCAGGAGCGTTCACTCTATTGTCAATAAAGAATGGAAGCTTTGTTTTGAATGCAAATCTGCTAATGAATGTATCACCACCAAACACAGTAGTGGATGGATTAGGTGAGTTAATTATGTATTGATAACCTGTATCAATTGTTTCATATGAATAGATTTGTCCCCACTGATTGATGATTGAATCTTTCAATGATGCATAATATGAAACAACCTGTATCGGTTCTTCTTTAGCTGGTGTTGAGCAATTTCCTATTTCTGAAATAGTGAATCTTGATCTATCTGTAACAATACTTATTGTTCCAGAAAGCATGTTTGGACTCTGATCAGGATAGGGAAGAGCTGTAGTATCTTCGTTTGTTTTTACAAAGACAGAGCTTTCTCTGTTCCAGTTGTTAATTGGAAGATCATCACCAAGAGCTTGTACACCTGGGATTAAGTATCTAGATATATCAAGTTCTCTTTGTTTGATTCCTTGATTATCAGGAACACCTACACCATAGTTGTAATCAGCAATAGAGTTAAATGAGTATGCATAGTTTCTTCTAGTAATACCATTAACGTAGATAGTCAAATAAGACTGATATGCAGTGAACATGGCTGTTGCACTGAACGGTGTAGTAATCTGTCCAAGCTTTGCAGAACTATCAAGAGCAGCCTTCTGTGCAGCTTCACTGAGCAGTTTGTATTTAGCGTTGTCTCTTACTTCTACAAAGTGGGCTTTGCCTGCACCAAACATTACACTTTCTAGCTTAAGAATGTCTGCTAAGAATGGTTGACCAAATGATGTCTCTGGAGAGTTGAAGATTTGTCTGTATCTGTTCTCATCTTTAAAACCATCAAGTAGTGTTGTACCACCACAGCCTGTTGCAGATCTTACTTGTTCTATTAGTCTTATTTGAGGACTCCAAAAAGTATTATCGCAATTTTCTATACATATCACTGCTGTTCCAGCAACCACCTCAACAGTATCCTCGTTAGCCCCAACACTAAGTGTTGTTGGACCCAAGAATCTATCATCATAAGATGCTGTGAATGTTTGTAAAGCAGGAGCATCAAGTGTGTAGATATCATAATTAGCATACCCAACTTCTCCTTCACCAATAATAATTGTTGGCTTACCAACAGCACAGATCACATCATCTTGTGTAGAGGTGTAATCTTTGTACGTAATTTTGTTGTTCTCACAAGAATAATATTGAATTCTAGCTAACGAAGAACCATCAACTGGATTTGTACCAAGACTAGTTATGTAAACATCAAATGGTTCACACTCGCTCTGATAAGCATTGTTTGTTGTTGTAAGGAATGGATCTTCGTTAAGATCGTTATATGGATAGTTAGGGAAATAAAACGACTGGTCTTCTCTTGTGTATTCACCAACGTTTCTAAGAATACCCTTAGCTACAATAGACTTGTTAACACTTCTATCACCACGAACTATCTTAAATCCTACAATGTCAGCTTTCTGATCATCTGTAAGATTTGATACTTGTATAAGGTTTAAAATTTGAGAAGGATCAAGTTTTACACCAATAGGGAAAACAGCATCATTCCCCATCATCATTGATTGTGATGTTGAGAAGATTTTACTTTCGTAAATAGGTGAGATGTTTACATCTGGAAACTTGTGGTGTCTGATTTTTTGTCCTGCAAGGTTTCCCCACACGTCTGTGTTACATGGGTATTCTTCAACAGATTCCCAATAGGCAAATTCCCCAAATTGATATGGTCCCTTGTAAGAAACATTTGTTGAATATTCTGGAGAGAATCCTGTGACAGAAGCTGTGTTATAAATCTTCCAATACGGTGCATCATGTGTTACTGGGTCTGGTTCTCCTATGAAGTCTGGACTTGTATCAGGAATATTTGGTAATAATTGTTCGTACGATGAGATAGCTTTTCCTGGAATGTGGAAACCATCTGTTTGTTTTCCATTCTTTAAAAGAAAAACTATTTCAAAAGCATACACTTCATCACGAAGATATCCTCTTAAGTTTGTTGCGTTTATTTCGTCTGAGTAGTTTTCTGTTGGAGGAATTCTCCAAGTCTCCCATAGCAAATCAATACTATTAGCAATTTGTTGATAGTTGATTCTATCAATAGATGTTAACTGATCCCATACAAGAACATCTTGTACAGCTGTTAAATCTTGAGCAATTTCATAGAATGGGAACTTCTCAAAGATGTCAGCAATGTCAAGAATGATTGTTGATTGACCTGTATAAGTGATTTGTCTATTGCTGTTGTCAATAAAATATGTACCAACCAGATCAACAGATGAAACACCATTGATTGTCTTAATTACAGCAAGATTGAAATACTCAAACTGTCCAGTTGTATCAAGGTTATCAACATTGACAACAATAGACTTTCCTACAGGGTAATTGAAATTGGGTGTTATAATAAACTTATCAGCAATTGGTGTAGGATTGGTGATCGAGTAGTAGGATGTAAAAGGATTACCAGCTGGATCAGAATACTGAACAGCAAACTGATATGTACCAGAAATAAGATTTCCACCACTGACAACATCAATAATTGTTAGCTCAGGAATGTTAAAATTAGGCTGTAGTTTGAGTTGATTACAATCAAGATCATCTGTATAGATTGGACTACAAAGAGGACTTCCTGATCTTAATATTTTAGGAATGTCATCAATGTCTAAGTATCTTCTAGGATTGTAGCCATCTGTCCAATAAATCTCTGTATTGCAGTTTGTGATTCTATGGACAATCTTGTGTATAGGATAGTTAATGTTGAAGTTTAAACATAGAGCGTTTACTAACACTCTGTAAACACAATCATTATTATCCATGTAGCCAATTTGGCTATCTCCTGTGGTGGGATTTGTAACAAAGAATATATGTTTATTCTTCTCTACAATGAAGTGTTCACCAATAATAACAGATCCTTCAGGTACACGAATACAGAATTCGTTACCAAGTTCGTTTTGGTAATTTACAGAATTAGAATCAAAGTTTTCAACAGCAGCATTAAGAGCATAAGTTAGCCTTCCCTTTTGAATTTGATTCAGTGACTGATCCAAATTCAGACCTGTGGTGGCATTGTTATACTCCTGTCTGACGTTACCTTCTTCTTGCTCAGCCATAACTTATTAGTTATTACGTCTCCTACCGTATCTATTAGTTCTATTAGGAAGCTCGTACATATTAAATCTGTTCAGTTGTTGTCTTATTCTACGCTGCTTTGTCCAAACATCTTGTTTTTTAATTTCGATGTCTGCCATGATAAACGCTTCGTCAGAAAGTCCTTTGTAATATACAAGTTTTTGCTGAAGCTGATTAAAGGTTTCATCATTGGTTTGGTTAACAAGCGTTTCAAACACTTTGTATTTGATAAAGTGTTCTAGATATTCTCTAATACGATAATTATCAGGAAGAAGCTGATTTCCAAGACTGTCGTAATCTTGAGCATAGAAAACAAGATGGACAACGCCATTTCTGAAATTCGTAACAAACTTGTTGTCTCTAATATCGAATGAATCATAAGTAGATGAACCTGGTGTAAAGTTATGAATTGGAACAGCCCCTTGACCATACATTTCCCAGTTTTCTGTATAGTTAACATCACAATGTCCTCTTGCAGAAATGTTTCCTGGCTTTAGAAGATATTGTCTTTGATAGGTCATTGCTGTCTCATTATTTGTTTTATAGACAGTCTGCATAAACTCAGGCATACAAGATCCATCACATCCTACATTACCACAGCAAGGACTTTCAGGAGAACAAGCTGTAGTGATTGGGCTCACCTGTATAGTGGTTTGTGTAGATGCTTGAGAATAGAATGAGTTAGCTGTTTGATATGGGAAGCCATTAATCACTGTGCACATCCATGCTTCACGAACAGCGTGAAAGTTGTCTGGAAGTCTTGCTTCAAAATTATCAACAACAAGAGCTGATTCAGCTATCACGTACGTGGCTCTTCCCAGCTTTCTAAGACATTTGTCTAGATAGGTGGGGAATAACAAATCATCTACAGCACCTGTGTCAAAGTAGCTTTTTAATTCTTCTTTGACAGTTGAGTAGATTGGATCTGGGCTTACGAAGTTAAATTTATAGTAATATGCCATTTTTAATTACGATTCCATGTTGCATAAATATGTTGGTACTTCTCATCAACTTTCAAATAATGGTTAATCAATCTAGAGTTTTGTCTAGTTGGTTTGAATAACCATAAATCAGAAAACTTAAATCTACAAGATCTTTTAAACCACTTCCATCCAAAGTAATATCCTTCTGTATGGTAGTTAAAGTTGTAAATGTACTTTCCCTTCTCTCTAGTTTTTTTCCAGTCGATTGGAAGATTTATATACTCTTTACCATCAACCATTGTGGTTCTTACTCTTTTCTTTTTGTTGATTGCAAAGTCCCCTATTCCACATGGGAGTTTTACCTTCTCCCCTGTTTCAAGCATGTGCTCAACAAACATTTCATTGAAGCCATAAACAACTCTCTTCCAGTCATCGAAAGAGAGGTTTATTTCAGGCTTCTCACTCTTGAAATTATTGTAGTTTTCTTTTGAGGCACTTCGCCAATCTATTGTTACTCTCATCTAAACTGTGGTGCATTTGGTGATTGACCATCTATTCCATCATCAGTCATGTCAGTCTTTATACTAAAGTATGTCTGAAGAATCTTCTGTGATGTTAGATCTAACACTTGCTTCTCCAAGTATCCTGGAAGAGCAAACTCTTTATCTAGAGGGTTCTGACAAAGCTGGTCAGTTGTATAGCTTGGAGTTCCGCATCCGCATTCAGGATACATAATGCTATTAGGTATGTCTTCTTCAAAAAGAGCTACAAATCTAACAGCCTGCAATGCTGGGTTGCTGACATAAAGATAACCATTTGAAATCCAGAAATACTGTTCTTTTCTAATAACAGGAAGTTTTAATAGGTTGAGATAACGATTGACAGTGATCTCTTTTATCTTAGTGCCTTGTCCAGACATTGCGTTTATTGAATAAACACCTTGGATTACATATTGATAATTTCCTTCAGATATTCTAGGAAGTTGATATGTTGATCTTGCAACAGAACAAGGATCTGCATAATTGCAACATTCTGATATGGACACCTCGCACATTTCTAAACATGGAATGGTTGTAAAAAGTGTATCTGTTGCCCAGAGCTTTCTAAGGTTGGTTTCTCTTTTTATCAACAATAGTGCATTATTCCGCACTTCAGAGGCAATTGCTCTGTCTGTGATGAGGCTATCTGTTGATATGATTTTGTGCGTGCTCCTAACGTCAGAGACTAGCTTTCTTAATGTTGACATTTTGTGTTGCTGATTTTCAGAGTTATATCTACTCAAATTTAATCATTTTTCCAAATAAAAACTCCCAGACATTAAATGCCTGGGAGAAAACCTACAAAACCAATAAAGTAGAGTTTTATTTAATTTACGTAAAATTGGTTTTATTCTACACCTTATACAACTTCCGTAGTGGTAGTGGTGGTAGTGGTTGTAGCACCTACAACTACATCAATGAAGTTTGTACACACTCCTGCACTAATTATTCTTACAGTGGTTGTACCAGCTGGAACAGTTGCAGCATATCCTGCTAGCAAAGTTGCTTTAGGAATATTTACAGCAAATGCAGATACAAACCCATCAACATTTGAATAAAGGTTGAATGGTCCTGCGTCTGCTCCAGCTGATGTAAGAGTTATAAATACAAACATGCACTTTTAATTTAATGGTTAGCAAGAAGTAGCTGCACTCAACACTCCTCCACTTGATACTGTCCACTTAGTACTTAAATTGGTTATGTAAATATAACCACTGTAAGTAGTTGTTAGAGCAGTGTTGGTGTATAAAACTACACCATTTGCTAGTACAGGAACAGATGTATACAATATAGGCAGTAGTATAGCTGACGTACACGGATTTGCAATATTTGCTAATCCTCCTAAATACCAAGAATAATATCCAGGTCCTGTAGTTGTTGTACTAGTTGTGCTAGTAGTTGGAGCACCTGATGTACTAGTTGTTGTAGTTAAAGGTGGTGTTGGAGATATCTGTGCTTCTATAAGAGCAATTGCATTGTCAATCTTCTGCAATACAACTGTGAGGTCATCACAACTTTGTATTCCTGTTCCTGCTAGGTTTGGACCTACATATTTAACATTTTCAGAAGATACAAAATTACATTGATCACCGCTGCAACCACATGGACCTAAAGATCCGCACCCTGGGCAATTAGTATTGAATGGCATAGTTTTATGGGATGTACATGATGTAATATGCACCTATTGTAGGTTGGATGTTATTATGACTTAATCCTCCACCTGTCGATGAATTTGTAACACTAACTATTATTCCTGTTTTGTTGTTATTTGTAATAGTCGAAAGTGTTTTAGGAAGTGTCATGTCCAACAATGTACCAGACACACCACTTTCATTTTGATCAGCTTGACCTTTTTTGTAAGCTAATGTATGATCATGCCCAGGATCTACAATACTGGTTGTTGCTATGTGGGTGTGAGAAGGGATTTGAGTAGCTGATAAGGTCACATTATTCAAACCTGCTAAACCAAATAGTGAATAACTTGGATTACCTGCTGTAGATGGATTAACTATAGAACTCATTGGTATACTTCCAGCCATACTTCCATCTGTAGTTCCTACAGCAACACGTCCCCTTTTGTCTGGTGTACCATTACTACCATTACACAAATACACATCTATAAATTGTCCAGAACCTGCTCCTGTAACATCAAAACCTGTAAGAGGACCATAGTACTCATAAGCAATGTATGGTACCATGTTGTTCTTGTACAAGTTAGATGGAGCAATACTATTCAAATATGCTTGAATGAGCGCATTTAAATCAACAAGCTTAACATAGTTTGTATCAACATCAATTTCTAGTGCTGTTAGATCAGTAGCTGTTGAACACAACTTGTTAATAGCTGCTTGGAGAATGTCGTGTGTATCAGACGATGATGTTACACCTGTAAGACATCCAATTGTGTAATTGGCATTAAGGGTGGTGAGTGTTGATTCAATTGCTGTAACACTGGTTTTTAAAGCGCAAATTGATCGAATCAATGCTGATATAACATCATTGAGAGTAATGTCACCAGACACTGGAAGAAACCCACTCACCAATGAGCAGAGATCGGCTGGATCGATAACAGGAATAATCCCATTACCTGTAGACAAATCTATTATGAATGTTGAAATTTGTAATTCAACATGGGCAAGTGTATCACCATTGGAAATACCAAGGGCAGGAATATTAAATCCTGTATATCTTACGCACTGATCAGATATGATTTCTGTGCATCCATTAAAGCAATTAGAGCAGCTCATTTATTTATATTTTAGAAGTTTTACTTTACTAGCTATTTGACATACGCTAAATTGACTAGCGTAATCTGGGTTACAATACTTATATGTCAAGATTCTTCTATAGTTTAGAAGATCTATCATTGTTGTAAATGGTATGGGCATATTCAATGCAAATACAGTGTTATTGTAAAGATTCTTTGCAACTTCTGTAATCTTGCATTCAATATCCCCTAATAATGTTGGAATATCAACACATTCAGGACAAGAGGTTAGTCTAGGTTGTAACATTTCTTTTAATTTTTATCTGATGGTGGAACAACTGTAATTTCATCCTTCTTCTTCTGTGCACAAAATGCACACATTCCGTTTTTAAGATTACATCCACATCCAACACTTGCTCCGCATCTTGAACACTTTGCCATATTAGTAATACGTTGTTACTGTTGCATAATTATTTCCTGAACATCCACAGTTATTTCTTAAGAAGTTGTTCAACATTTTATCAGCTTGAAGATACAATCTATTTGCTTCAACTGTAGCACAATTATTTGCGGCTGCTAAAGCTCCATTAATAAAGAATGATATAGTTGTAAGCTCCACCTTAGATTGTGTTTTAATCGCTCTATCACACTCCATCATATCAAGTCTCATAAACGCTCCATCAAACTTCTCTTGAAGTCTTTCTACACGCATGATTGTCCTTTCAACAAAGTTTACGTTTGCTGGAGCCACTGAATACTTTAGATAGTAAATACCATCAGGAAGTGGATCGTTAGTAACTGTTGAAATTCCTAAGTTAGAACTTGTAAATACATTCAACGAATTAACAACAAATGGAAGATTTACTATCCCAAAGTTAGGAACATTTATCTCAATAGATGGAGATGTAACGTTTGGTGGTGTAGTTGGATATGTGGATGCATCCGCAACAGCAAGTGTTAACGTGCTGTATGTTGGAACTACAAGAATATCTAAATTCAGAGTTGGCATGGGAGTTATAAATAAAATGCCAGAGGACTTTGAGAACTAATCCTCTCATCCTCTGGCATAGGTTTTAGAAATTTTAACTTACCTACTATTAAGGAATTAAAGTACTAGTAGTGGTAGTAGTTGTTGGAGGCGTAGAAGTTGTAGTGGTAGTAGTAGTGATACAAACATTGTTGTCAACTACAGTACCAAGAGCAGCTTCAAGAACGGCTTCCACAGCAGCAGCAATACCAGCATTACCTACAGTGGCAGCATTAGGAGCAGCAAGAATTACCATGCTATCCTCATAGATGTAATCACCCCACTGATATGCAGAACGATCATACTGATTGAACTTGATGTAATAAGTATCATAAATGGTACCAGTGCTTACATAAGTCTCAAAGTTCTCGTTGTATCCATTCATTCTGAACAAATGCTTCAAGTAACCAGCCTGATAGCTGTAGAAGTTCTTCTCAAGCTGAGCAATTTCTTCAGCAGTACCAGTTGGGTAAGAAGATCTCTGAACAACAACAGGGTCAGCTACGATATCACAGTTGTCAGCAACAATGAAGTCAGCAGTGGTAGCAGGACCTTGATATACAAAAGTACGGAAGTACATTCTGTCATATTCCCAAGGGAATGCAGCAATATCACAAGGCTGACCATACTTAGTAAGAGGCTTACCAGAAATACGAAGGATAGTTCCACCTACGTTTTCGAAAGTATAGAAATCAGACAATGTAATGTTGTCAGGGTTGTTACCAGGGGCTGCAAGGTTCAATTGATAAATGAACTGGTTGATCAATGCGTTAGTGTTAACGTCAGCACAAGGATCAGCACCACAATCACAGCAAGGAGCTTGTACAGTTACTGAACGGGTGAAACCGTTGAAATACAAGGTGTCAAGATAACTAGAGTGACCTCTTAGAGTAAGAGTCACAACTTCTCCACACTGTACGTTCCAATTAGTCACATCAGTGATTTGGACAGCAGGAGTACCGCAACCTGATACTTTGTACCATTCAGTTACGTTAGATGAGCAACCTGAACCAGAAGGACAACCCTTGATTTTATCAGAACGCTTAGAGCCTTGTAGGTAGGTGTTTTGTCTACCTTGAGCTACATAGAAGTATGGCGCAGCTGCAATGTTACCAGCTGTAGCAATACTATAATCGTTTCTGAAAAAACCAACTTGACCAGCGGTTAGATCCTGAGTAGAACCAGAACTAGGGAGCGAAGTTTGCCCTACTGGAACTACAAAAAGGGTGGTTAACGAGAAATCAGCCATTTTTTTTGTTTTTTGTTTTTTAAGTTTATTTATTCATTTGTTTGTATTCTGAACTGGGCACTCTGTACCGCAGCTGCATTCTCTGTATACATTGCTAAATTCTGGACAGTTAAATCAACTAACTCGTCTTCCAGATAGGCTTCAAGTTCACAATTAACATCCGTAGATGGTTGACCGTCAAACTTGATGTAGCCTGCCTTATCAATGTAGATGGGGTATCTCATATAAGAGATGTATATTGCAGATGGAGTGAACGTTCCGTCTGTGAATATACTAATTTCATCTGAGGAGATAAAATTAAATGTCTCTTGATATTCGAACGATGGCTTATAGTGAATGTTGTTCAATAAGAACTGCAAATCACCATGTTTTGCCAAATCTTTATTTATCCAAATTTGTCGATCCTTACACACGCCCTTGTCAGCTAAAACATAACTGTCAATGTAGAACATGTACTTTGGATCAAGTAAATCAATATCAGCTGCCCACTGATTTAATTTTTGGTTTTTGAGATGAAGATTTAACACGCCAACATTGTAATTAATTACAAGTCTTTGTAGGTCTTCGTAACGCTTTTTAAAAGAGTCCAATCCCATACCACTAACAACACTAAATCCATCAACCTTTTGTTTGATGAGCTTTATTTGAGCTTCGTTAAGCGCAAGTACTTTATCTTCGAGTTGAATCTGCTGATGCTCATTAGTTGATAGTTTATTTAGTTTTTGATCAATTTTATATAATAAACTATCTACAGGTATCATACAGAAGCGAGTTTCTTAGATTTCAACTTTTGTTCTAGAGTGATTAGTTCGTCTTGATTATCATCATTAGCTAAGAACTTCACCAACTCTTCTTCATCTTTTGCTAGTTCAAATTCACCTTCAAAGACACGTCCGCTGGACTTAACTCTGTAAACTGAATGTGCAATAGCTTGCTTAACCAAATCTTTGATATGGAGTAAATTTTCCTTCATGTCTGCAAATCTGTTAAACACTTCGATTGTTGACAATCCTTGGTATTTACCAGCTTTGAATTCAGTCTGCTTGAGAATATTATCCACTTGATTATATACAAAATCTTCTTTGGAATCTTCTGTAACTGGAAGTCCTAAAAGTCTTGCAACTTTTCTTTTCTTCTCAGGAGTCATTGTATCAAACTTGGAGATTGCCTTGTTGATCAATTGCTTCTTCTTGAAGATTACAGCATTTTCGATATCATCATCTACAACGTAGAATTGTGTATCTGCTGGATAGTCACCTCTTTCCCATGCTTGGTAAGAACTAGCAACTGTTGGATGAACTCTCAACCAAGAGAAAGCAAGTTCTTGAAAAGGCACTGTTAAATCGAAGTAGTTGTCACCATCAAGAAGTTTTACAGTTTGCACATGAGTAGTGTCGTCTGTAGACTTTGATAAACCGTAGTTCCAGAAAATAGCTCTTGGTCCAAGATCTATTCCTCCTAGAGCATTCTCAAGCTTCTCTCTTAATTCTGTTACACGCTCAATTTCTAGCTCACGCTCTGTAGGATCAGCAATTCTTTTGATGTAAGCAGCATCAGCATCTAAGCCTGTTCTGTATCTTCCATCAAGTTCCTTGTAAGGATATTTAAAAACTCCAGTTCCTGGAATTCTTGATAGCCCTCTTTGTGATAATCCTCCTTGCATAGTTTGCATGCCAGAACTGTTGTACTCCTTCTTAATCGTGGAGATTTTCCCTAATTTACCCATTACGTAGTTATTTGATTATTATTGGTTTGTTTTGCAGAGTGCACCAATCAAATGGCTAGGCTCACTGACCCACACTCTGTTTTAAAGAGGAATAAAACTCCCCTCATGATTGACACGAGGGGAGATTTTATATTAGAACTGTGGAATCTCTTCGATGAGAACAGTTCGTGACAAGTCTTCGATGAATACATCGCAACGATCTTGCATCCAGATTTCATAGCCTGGGAATTTGTTGGCAGAAGACATACCCTGAGACTTAGCAAAGCCTAAGTGGTGTCTACGTCCATCGATATAGCCCCAAGTCATAGAAGGAGCACCCTTCATACGTACTTCACGAATGTTGTTAACCATAGAGCCATCAGACATTGGAGATACGTCAAATACCATGAACACAGGAGTGGACTTCTTGTTCTGTCCAAATTCCAAGTTGGATTGAGGAAGATCAAGTTCTTTCAAGTGGATAAGTTCAACACGACCAGTCTCACGAGTTACCATTGCATCGAATGCAAAGTTGTAAGTGATGTGCTGTCCTTCTCCTTGCATGTAACGGTTACCGCTATCTGCCATGAAAGTAAGACCAGAGTTCAAAGCATCTGTTTTAAGAGCCTGCTGGAACACATCGAAGCCAGCTTCGTTAGTGTACATTTTAACTCTTCTATCCTTAACATCCACACGTCTGTAGAACAAGTCTCCAAATACGGAACGGATAAGGTTTGCGGAGAATTCTCCACGGTTGTATTGTACCAAGTTACCATTGTTACGCATTCTGTGGTAAACACCAGCAGACACACGCTTCAATTCTTGCTTAGATCCATTAGTTTTTACAGTGCCTGGCTTAGACCAGATCATTCGCTTCACCTTAAGTTCAAGCATTGCTTTTCTTAACATGAATTCTACGAATGGCTCCCACTTAACATCATTACGAGTTAAAGGAAGTTGGTTTCTACGCTGAGGAGCGTACACCAAAATATCAAGAGGTTTACCAGAAGCATCACGCATAGTCTTATCATCAGCCCATGCAGTAACTTGGTGCTCAAAACCATATCCAGAACCAAGAGATTCGAACATAGTGATTTTCTCACCAAGTCTTGGTAATCCAAGAAGGTCCTGATCAAATTCACCAATTGCAGCATCAACTAGTTCTAGTTCGATACCAATTTGCAAGAAAGTAGAGCTTACAAAATCCATGATTGGGTTATCAGACACCAATGTGAAAGTGTAAAGGAAGCCTGCATTCCATGGAACTGGATCTTTTACAGCGTACCATCTTGGACCATACTGACGAGAACCTACAGAAACGATAGCGTTCTTAGAGAATTCGTTAGTGTCCAATACCACCTGAAACTCCTGGCCATCAATACCTGGCTTGCTCAACTCAGCAGTAGAGCTAGGGATGTCGATGATTTTAGGGAATTTGTAAGGAACTTGAACATCCCACTTCCAAGAATCGCTGTTGTTGTCGATGTAATAGGGAGTGGACTTGTTGATCATATCAAGGAAGTCATTGCTATACAATGAGCTCTGAGTGTACAAGGAGATAATCTTCTTGTCATAATCAGCTGGCTCAGTAGAGTGAAATGACTCCAAGTGATTTGAATCAGTTAGCTTTCCTACAGCACGTTTGTCCATTGACGCAACACGGGCATAGGTAAAGCCAGTTAAACCTGGGATTGTTTGAATTGCCATTGTTTTTTACTTTGTTTTATTTAATTTATAAGAACCATGAGTTCGCTTTTCCAGAATTGCCACCAGAACCAGGTTTTTTACTAGTCTGTCTCGCAACTTCCTCAAACAACTGGGTTGACTTCTTAGTCACTCCTGTTCTTTGTATGGTAGATAACGTAGGATCTTTTTCTAAAATCTTAAGAAGAAGTCCCAGCTTAACTTTTGCAGCGTGGTTCTCAGGTCTCTTAAGTTCCAGGATAGTCTTGTCAAAATCTGTCAGGGTTTCACCTGAAGGAGTTTTGTACTTGTCTACCAAAAGGAAGTCTTGTAGTTCTGATGCCAATTTGGGGTTTAATGGAATTCCATCAAACTCCTTTGTTTTCAATTTGTCTTGGAGGACAGACTGAACGTTTTGAATATACTGATTTCGAACCATTGCTTTCTGCTGAAGTTGTTGTTCAGCTTGTTGCTCCATCTGTTGCAACTTTGCTGCTTCCTTCTTAACAAGCACTTTGTGATGCTTGCTAGCAACTGTTTCTAAATCACCGTAGTTTCTAAGTCTTTCAATTTCTGTAGTGACATCTTCATTATCGAATCCTTGATCTGTCAAGGCTTGTTTGATAACTCTAACTTGGTTGTCTTCAACTGACAAATCCAATTCAGCAAAGCTCACTACATTGTTATATACGCCAAAATAATCTTTAGGATCTGCTCCTTTTACAAATATGGCATCAAACGCTTTTTGGTAATCTTCTCCAAACTGACTAATGAAGTTGTCAACAATCTCGATTGCACCTTTCTTCTTCTCTGCATTGAATTTTTCCAGGAATTGTTCTGGTGTTTCAATAACTGTATCCTCTTCATCATCATCTTGTGTAAAAACACCAAGTTTGAAAAGGTCCTTCGATAAAGAAACAAATGGTGATTCTGCAACATCGTCTTCCTCTTCTTCAGCTTCTGCTTTAGCTTTGGTTGGTGGTGTTACAACATCATCTTCTTCTGATTCTTCGTCTTCATCATCTCCAAGAAAGTTTTTTAAAACATCTTGTTGAGTGGTTTCCTCACCATCTAGCTTTTGGACAACTTCTTTACCTTTTGATACTTCTGGTTTTTTAGGAGCTTTTGGTTCATCTGCTGTCTTTATGATTGTTTCTAACTTATCAGGATCTTCTGTAGAAGTTTCTGGAGAAAACAAATCGTCCAACAACTGTGTGTTACCTATCCCCATTTCCATAGTATCTTCAATACCGAAGTTACCAAATGACGGAGTGTCTAGGTTGTCTGCCATATATGTAGTTAATTATTTGATTGGTTTGTATGATATAAATGTACTTTCGTTTGTAAAATAATCAAATAGGGAATAATCAAAATTGTTGTTTTTTTGATACGTATAGCATTAATGTTAATTTTTCCATATTTTATTATTTCTTATTGCTTTTAGATGCTCTATTAGAAGCATTTATTTTAGCCACTTCAACATCATTCTTCATATTCTCTCTAGCAACATTTATCTTTTCTTTTTCAAGTTGTAGCTTCTGCATAGCTTGAGTGTTTTTAGATTGAATGTCTTGCATCTTCAATTGATAATCTTGAGCTGCTTTAGACTGCTGCATAGACAAGTTTGATATCTCTAGTATATCAGCAGTGCCTGACTCATCAACATCTTGTGTTGCCGCTTCTCCTCTCGCAGCTGCATTAATAAGAGCTATTTCTTTCTTATTAATTCTATCAAGTTCTTGCTGATAGTTTTGGTTAGCTAACATTTCTTGCTGCTGCTGTTGTTGAGCCTGCATCTGAGCAGCTGCAATTTGTTGTTGTTGCTCAAGCTGTTGCTGCTGTTGTTGCATCTGCTGGTCTTGCATCATCTGTTGACGATCCTTGAGATTTTTGAATGTCTTCTTCATCTCTCTCATAGACTTAGTAGAATACAATTCTATTATATCATATAGTGTGCCACCATTCTGTATAACTGCTTGAGATAGCTGACGAAGCTCGTTAAACATTTGTGTATCCTCTGGTCTATTTGTAATAAACACTTTAAGATCACGAAGCTTCAAATCATTACCATTCACTTGTATAAATGCAGATTCTCCTTCTGATGTAATGTATGATAGTGTAGACATTGGCTTAGCACTTTCTATATATTGTGCTGCATCTACAATAGCTTGGTATAACTGACCTAATACATACTCGTGTGCGATGAATAGGGGCTCTGTCTGGGCATATGACTGACTGACAGCTGTGTTGACACCTGTGGCAGATTCGCTCGCTTGTACGCTTCCTAAACGCTGTCTAGAGATGCCTATAAGTTCCCAGCATTCGTTCTTCAATTGAAGAGCAAGATTATATCTAGACTGGATTTCGTTTGTTCTTGTCAAGTCTATGTTTCTTGCAATGGTGGTGTTAGAGACAGCAGCCTTTGTGTTCTCTGGGCTGTCATCATCAAATATAATACCACGCTCTCTTGCCTCCATTTCCCATACGTCAAGAGAATCTTGATCATCTCCATCTTTTAGTCTAGGAACACGTCTAATGTTTACAGAAGCTACGTTACCAATTTCTTTCTCTAGGAGTTTGTAAAGCTGATTCATACAAATGTTGTACAACACTTGAAATGGCTTCATCAAATCTACTAGTGATTTAGCTTCTGTGTTCTTCACCTCGTACGTAGTGCCTATAATAGGGCAATAGTTAAGGATTTTAAGAGGTTTGATGTGGTAGATATCTGGACCAATCTTTGTTCCCTGATACCATTGGTTAATCCAACCCCATTCAAGAGAGATTTGTGTAGGAATAGTGTTTGATTTGTAGTTTTCATCAACAAGAACGGTTTGCTCATTACCCATCTCATCAAGGTAGGAAAGTTTACCAATCTTTCTTTTGCTAATCCAATATGATCTAACAACAACATATTTATATCCAAATGTAGATACGTTTGTTGTTAGTCCTAGGAAGTCTTTTAGTCCATCATTGTTCTCTTTCATCTCACTTTCAATCATCATTCTTGTCTGAAGAACAAGAGGATCGAATGTGTCATATTGAATAGAGTCAATACCATCAGCAGCATTAGGATTACCAAGATTAGATTCACGAACGTTGATGAGTCCGTAGTCTTGCAATGAGCTTCTTAGGTGATCAATCTCGTCTTTAGTGAGGTCAGGAATTGATTCAATAATTTCAGAAAGTTCCATAACTTGCACAGTACCAGCAGCATACGCTCCTTGGTTTCTTCCTGTTGGATCAGAAATCCACTTTCTATCTGGTGTTGTTAAAAACCATGTGTTCTTTGGGTTGGCGACTTCTATGTTAAATCCAAGTTTGGAGTTATCTTCATAGATGTGATAGAACTCTCTAGCAGAAATAAGAAGATCTCTAAATGCATCTTCGCTCTTTTCTTTAAGATTGAATTCTGCTTTCTGGCATGTTAGAATGTGGTTAGCCCACTTCTCTGCTACAGAGGTGTAAGAATCTAGTTGATCCTTCACTTGCTCCATTGTCATTTGTTCTAGCTGCTCTTCGTCAATCTCTTGACCTTGCATAGCTAGTTTCTGCATTATGCCTTCTTTGGCTTTAGAGATAATAAACTCTTGTAGCACATCTGTCTTGAATTGTAATTCTTCAGACTGGCTATCATCATCAAATGCCTTTACACGAAATGTATCTGGACGCTTAGATATTTCACCTACAAGGTTATTAATAGGAGTGGTTACAATAGAATAGTGCTTAACATATGCTGGTAAGCCTAAATCTGCTTGTAAGATTTCTGTAAACGATTTTACATCTGGCTCTTGGTAGAAGTCTTCCATACGAAGAATTCCTTTCACCAAGTCATAGTTTTTAACAAATGTATCACGACTCTTCATGTATTCCGCATACGACTTGTTTGCGAAATAATCCATCGTGTTTTTCACCCAACTCTCATCCTGCTTTTCTTTCTCTGTCTTGAATTGATCAGGGAAAATGTTAAGATAGGCATATCGTATGGTTGCGTCCTTGGTATATCTAATGATTGCCATTATGAAAATAATTTATTTTTCCTCGTATTGAACATATTTTTAGAGCTGCTAAACAGCTTATTATTCTTTCCTTTTTTTGAATATAACGATTTAACTCGTTCATCAGTAGTTCCTCCAATCTTTCCTAATATAGGGTCCATCTTAAGTGCCTGAGCTATAGCAAGTTCTGCTGCTATAATCCTATCGAAGTTTCCCTCATCGTTGTATTGGATAATTTCTTCAAGAAGCATTGGGTCAAATATCTTACTCACCCCTGTAACTTCTCTAGTTATAACGCCACTATCATCTTTCTCAGAATAAATAACATCTTCCATGTATCTCTTCAAACATGTATGTAGATAGTCAATTATTTTTTGAGCTGATCTGTGAATTCCATACTCTCGTTTCACAGTAGTGTTAGGAATCACTTCTAACAACCATTGTGGTTGCTTCTCTAGATAGTGTGCATCGCCTTTGCTTTTCATGTATTCAATGAACGAAATATCGTCATTTTCACAAAGAGCTCTAGCGTTGTAATATTTAATCAGTAATCTAGCCTGTTCTTCCCACGTTTCCTTCTTATCAGGTCTTGCACAGTACGAAGCTACGAACATATCCTGATATTTTTCACCAGTGAGATCGTGCATTCTCTTGTAAATATACACAGAACCTAATGAAGTTGAATACTTTGCCTGTCCTTGTCTGTAGGGGTCAACTCCTGCAACGTATAATCCATAGGGAGGATTCTCTATAGGAAATTCATATATCACTATAGGAGCATCTTTTCTGTCTGTACTCTTGAGAGGAAAGTTTGTAATAGGCATGTTGTCTGTAAACTCATGTCCTATCTTTCCTTCGTCATTAAATAAAATAACAGGTGTTCCTGTTCTTTCGTTCTGTAATAGTCTGGTTTTCTGTCTCTTAGCAGCTTCTATATCGAAGATGTTAGTGTCTTCGTTGAGGAATATGTCATCCACCTTTTGTGGATAGTACATCTTCTCTTTTAGAAATGCCACTCTATCTCCAGCTTTCTTTAATCTTTCTAAATTATCAGTGGTGATTCTATCAGCTTTCTCTTCATTAGACACTAACATTTTTACATTACGAAGATCACTATTCTTTGAAGCTTTTACATAATCTCCTAACGTAGAATTTTCTTTGGCTTCCATTCTATATTTATTAGAAATGAATAGCCCATGTACACGTTTTGTATCATCTTCATTGTTGTATGTTAGAAAGTTGTAATTCTCAACATCAAACATCAACGATTTAGCATCCATAAAACGCTTCATGTCACCCCCTGTACCTGTAAGAATAGGAGAACATCCCCATCCAAATGGTGTTGTAAAGCCAGGAACAGCAGCCTGTAAGCCTCTTAAAAAAGACCCCTTACCAATCTCATCAATGATAAGCTTTCGTGGCTTTGTACCAGCAATAGCTTCTTCATTATTACCCTCATCTAAGTTACGAATAAGAATTTGAGAGAATGGTATTCTCTCTCCACTCTTTGTCTTTATTCCTAACGTCACTTGATTCTTCCAATTATCTTCTACACGTTGCCATCTGAAGTATTCAGGAAGAAAGTTGAGGCCCTTGTCAAGCTTGTCTGTAATAAGCTTTATATCTGGAGCATTCAAGCCAGCAATTACGTTCTGTGAGTTCTCATCAAACGTAGCACCCCATGCAATGTAGCTAGCTTCTAAGACAGACTTAGCAAAACGTCTAATACCCAAAATGACCAACCCACGCTTCTCAGCATGGGCTCTGTCTATTTCATTTGTCACTAACCATTCATTGTCTCTGAGTGAGGGATTGGCATATTTCTGATAGATGCGTCCTCTATCATCCATAACATCCACTTCTGTATGCCACAGATTCAAATGCCAATACAGAAAAGGGTTGATGAACACACCATCCATTATAAATCCATCTAGGCACAGCTTCTTATGAAAATCAAAGAAGGGCTTGTATTCCTGTGATGTTTTATCAGGAAGGCGTGGCTGGTTAATCAACCACTCACTGTATTTAACATTTTCTAAATTCATCGTCTACCTTTAAGGAAATCTTCAGCCATTGAGCCAAGCTCACCATTACCACGTATTTCCACTTTAGATTCTTCCTTTTCTCTCAGCTTATCCACCACCTCAAGAAGAGCTAGATAGTTCTTCATTGTCTCCTGAATAAACTTACCCTGACTCTCAATACTGGCAATCACCATAGGCAACATTCCACCCTTAGCTGTAGGTTTCCATTCAATCCTATCCTTAAGCTCATGCATGGGATTGGCATCAACATATTGCTTCCAGCTAGAAAGCTGCTCCTCTGCCCAATCAAGCTCTGTATTAATGTACGTAGTTTTCTTTGGAGCAGCCATTATGATAGGGTTACAATACCAGCAGCAGCTGTCTTCAACTCTGTAACAGAAGTTTGAACAGGACCGCCAAGCAATTCCTGAATCTGTTTATTAGCAATCTCCTTGGTTTTGTCATCAATACCAGGCGTGGCGCACAACGCTGCCAATCTTTCAATTACGGACATCGATTCTTGTCCAATCATAGCTCTATTCATATCAAGTTGTTTATATCTTCATCAGAAAGTGTTGGTGGATCCTCGTCATCTTCTTCAATGTCTTCTTCCTCTGACATGTATTCTTCTTGTACAACAATATTAATGACATCTTGATCTTCGCCTTGAATACCAATGATGTCAACGTAATCAGCTCCAGAGTCCCATATATGTGTCAATGTATCAAGGAGTAGCTGCAAGCTGATTTTTCTAAAACGTATTTCTTTATTCTGCCTCATCGATTTCCTCCTCTTGTTCTCTTGTCATCACTGGTTTCCATTTCTCTGTAGGACATGCACAAGACAAGCATTTTGTTTTAGCTGACAACGTACATCCACAATGTACACAATGTGCATCTAAACGTATTGTCTTGTGATGTTTAGAATGAAACTTACAATCATTGCATATGCTCATTCTCTCCGCTGACACTTGATCAATCTGTTCCTTTAGGCTTTCTTCTGGGAGCAGCTTGTTTTTCCAACCTTCGTAAATCTGTGTTAAGCTCATTTATCTTATTCATTAATACTTTACGCCTCAACAACATGTAATCAATATCATCATTCCACTTCTCCGTTTTAACATCACTATCAGAGCTGGAAATCATGTCTCTCAAACTTCTAATCTTCTCATCTAAAACATCAAGCCTCTTCTGTGCAGCTCTATCGTTCCATTTAAATGTTCCCCATCCAGAAATCTCCACTGTCTTATTCTTCTGTAGAGCTGCTAGCGTTGTGTCAAACTGATGCTTTATCACTTGATCGACAATCTTCACATCCATGTTTAAAGAATTGGCAAGCTGTTTAACAAACCAATCCCTATGGGACATTGAACTAGGCTTTTTCTTCATGCAAAATCTTTATCTCTAATGTAATGTCACTGGAGAAATCTAACGATATTAACGGATTGACAACAATCTTTCCATCCTTCTTAAAAAGAAGATTTCTCTTCTTAAGCTTGCTCACCATGTTATTCACCGTTGCTCCTGTTGTCTCATATGTTGAGCAGAATTTCTCCCTATTACTAGGAACAGAAATACTTCCAGAAACAGCAATGAAAGACATAAGCTGAATCTCTCTGTCTGTAAGCTCCAAATCATTCAATGCAGAAAGAACAGAATAATACCTGTAAGACACTTCCGTGTCATTCTGTAATCCCTTCTTTAATCGTTGTACAATCATTAGTCCATTGGTTTATAACAAATATAAAACATCCTCCGTGAAAATAACAAATTTTATTATTTCTGTTTTTTAATGAACACCCCGCACTATGAGGCGATTGGGAAAAAGACCCCCACCAAAATTTTCAAAATTTGGAAAAGTGTTGTGTCAATGGGGGAGGAGCTTACATCTAATTGAAACCCCTTAGGGAATTTGGCAAGTTGGGGTAGTACCCCTGTTGCTGTAAACCAAAAACAAAAACACATTATGAACATCGTAGAAAAAACCATTGAAGGACAGGACATCGATAGAGTTCAGCACATCCTTACCAGGAAGTATAAGAGCGAAAAGGAAGGCTTTGCTAACGAATCCTATGAGGTCTACAAGGTTAAAGGCATCACCTTTAGAGTACCTAGCAAAGATGCTTTTACCAAAGATATTGTTGCTAAAGGTGAGAAGGTTCGCGCAATCTATTTGATTGAACGCAAAGGCGTTGATTTAGGAGTGGACGAGGATGGCGCAAGAATCACCAGAGATTTATGGGACTTCGATGGCTACAGCACTGTTGGAAGTTATCTCTCCAACAAGAAGGTGGAAGGCTTAGCAAAGCGTTACTCTGAAGGGAACTTCACAGACACTGCTAACATCGTTGAGCTAGAAGAGGCAATAGGTTAACACGGAAGGGGCTTAGGCCCTTTCCTCGTGTATAGGCACTATTACACATCCAATGCATCTGAGCAAATCAGACGTATATGATACATGTTGCGTTGTATTATATATGGTGTGAGGATGTGTAGTTGCTATTCTCTAGGTAAAATGCAATGGTTTTATGGTAATGTACAATTTAATAAAGTTTTACACGGGGAATTGTAAACTTCATGTTGTACTTTGCTAAGAAATAGTTGTGTGTAATGGAGTAGGAGTGACACCACACACGTAATAATGAGGTGTTTTCATAAACCTTGATTTTAGTATTCATCATTTTATATAGCATTAAACTGAAAATTAAAATGGAAAAGTCATTGGATGAATTGGTATATGCACTCTCTTGTGAGTGTAAAGAAGCTGTCTATTCTAACATAGAGCATAAAGAGTTTATTAGACAGATGGCAAAGAAGCTTGAAGCATTAGCTGGTAAGATTCAAATGGAACATTCTATTGCTATGCAAGAATCTTCTTAGAATGGACAATAAGAGCCTGTAATGGGGCTCTTTTGTTTCAATGCACCATTCAGTTGTAGCCTATTAAGAGTATACTCCATTAATCTTCTAGCTTTACTAGATAGAGAGAGGACTATAAAGCTACAACTAAGTGCAGAGGGATTGTTGTAATGTATCACATGTTGTAAGTAATCAAGTAGGATGTATGATTCTGACTCCAACAATAGATTGGGTTAACCTTGATGAAAGAAACAACATGTATATTATAATTTGGAGGGTCAGATGCTCCCGAGCAGGTGCAAAGCCTGCATTTATTTATTTATTTATTTATTCATTTAAACCCACACAACAACATGTTAAAATCAATCTTAACCTTCTTGTTTCCTAAGACTATTGCTTCTATAAAGAAGGATGCTCTTGATAAGTATTTTGCTGATGATATGCAGCAACAATGGGATGAGATCCATGAGTATGAAGAAAGAATGCATCTTGAAAACGAGCAATTGGATCAATCTTACATGCATGACTTATGATCACACTATGTATCATGCCCAATTTCAAGGGAACACGCACTGAGACATTGAAAGCATTTGCTACATGTCTCGTATTAGATAGTATTTATTGTTTACCAATTTTAATCCATTATTTATGAAAACATTAAAATTAGTTAGAGCTATAGCTATGGGAACAGCTGTGCTCGCAGGAGTCTTATCTATTTGTATTCTTGTATTTACAGGATCAGCAATTGATATGGGTGTAACAGATGAGCAGTTTCTCATCACTGTTATTGTATTCTTCATTTCTACATTGTATTGGTCAGCCATTGATGCGATTATTAGAAGAGATGAGGCTTATACAGAAGCTGTAAAGAAGATTCATCAGACGACATTTAATCATGCTGTTACATTGATGATCATTTGTATTCTTGGAACACTTTCTCTGGTATTCTTATGAAATATGCCAGAGAGTGTTCTATTACAGGTGAAGGAATGAATCAAGGATGGGTGGGAGATGATGGATGTGTCTATTTCAAATATGAAAAAGATGCATTGCAATGGTGCATAAGCAGAGGATATAGAGATATTGACGATGCTTATGTTGATGATGTAATTTATTACACAGAATGGGAAGATGTTGAATCAGACGTTGAAGATTATGATAATTGAAAAACAGAGTATTATATCTGGTAAGACTTATCAGGTTGAATGATTTTGTTGATGGCATATCAGGACTTGCTCAAGATGCATTTCCTCATTTGTCTGTTGATGAACGTGAGTTTATCATATCTGGTATTCATCCAGTAGAATGGAGAGAGTTATTTGGAGAATTAGAGGATTAATTTAATCAAACGCACATGAAAAGATTAACTAAAAAAGAGTTTAGCTATGCAATAGTATTCTATAGCATGTTAGGGATTTTAATCTGCGCACTTATTGTGTGGTGGATTGAGTTTATTAAGCAATATCCACAAATCATATTCTAACGTGATTTGTGCGTCTGCTGAGCATCAGAATAAACTGCTCAATTATATAGCATTAAGTAAAAATCAAAGCAAATAAACAAACAATTAAAGCAAAAACGCACATGAAAGCACACACAACAATCGCAGACGTGTTGATGGACATCAATACACCTGATGCAGCAAAGAAGTTCATTGTGATTACAGATCACGAGAACACGTTTTACTTTTCCTATCCAGGAGAAGATGAGTTTGAAGCTATGAGAGGAGAAGTTTTTCTAACACGTACATTCATTCCTTTATCTATTAGTGTACATCAGGAAGTTGGATCTCATTTCGTTTACAAATGGGATACAATGAATGAAGTGGTTAATCATTTTGATTTACTCTTTAACTCTTGATAGCCATGAAAAATGCAGTTTTAGTCAGTTTCTCATCAAGACAAGAATTTGATAAGAAAGTAAATAGCATGCCTTTTAATAGAGATGCAAAGGTTAGAAAAGACTTAGTTGAAAGTATGAACAAATGGGGATTTACAGTCCCCATTTTAATGATTAAGACTAATCTACTTGATGGATTTGAAAGAATTTACATTGTAGATGGACACAATAGAGCAATTACAGCTCTTTATTTGAATATTCCATTTCATGGTGTTATTCTAGATAACAGGTTTTCAAATGTTGAAGGACTTGTTGAATATGTGTCAAGTCTTAACAACAGTCAGAAAGCTTGGATTAACATGGACTATATTAGATCATATGCTCATGTTGGTAAGAAGGAATATTTAGATTTAATACAGATCAAATCTAAAACTCCTTATTCTATCACTGCTGTTGCAATGATACTTTCTTCTGTTAGTAAAAATGCACAGTCTGAAAATATCAAGAAAGGTAATTTCAAGATAACAAGATTGAAAGAGGCTAACGAAGTATTTAGTTATGCTGGTGAACTATCTAAGTATAAACCACTATCTAACAGAATGGTGCTATCATTGAATGTAGTGATGGCCTTAGAGATCTTCGACAGAGAGAAATTTACAGAAGCTTATGCAAAATACTGCCATAAGATTAGTAAACTAAGTTTGGATTCATTTGAAAGCACATTTATTAACTGGTTACAATCATGAAAGTTAAAAACAAGGAACAACTCGACAGAATCATCATTACAATGGTGAAGCTCTATCCTACTAATCTTACATACGCATTCAAACGTGTAAGTGATATTACTGGGATAACACCATTAGTTGTAACAAACAGATGGTATAGTAATATCAGACATCGAAGTGAAGTAATTTACAAGGTGGTTAGTGATGAAGTGGAGATTAGAAATACTAAGACTACTAGATCAGATTTAATTGAAATGCTCATGAATAAATTTAGGTTATGAAGCCTCAACTGAAAGAACATATGAAAAATATGATAAGTTTTATTGCATTGATCTTAGCGTTTTACATATTTGTGTATTACATGATCACACTAGCAATGATAATCACATGGAGAACAATAACTCTCCATCCATCTCTTGGCTTTCTGGCTCATGTAATAGCGTCATCAGTGATTCTATTAACAATATACATGTATGAGCCCCGTAAAGACCAAAACAATAAAACTAACAGAGGAGGAGATCGAGAACTTTAGAGCTATTGCTGACAAGTTCAATGTCAAATTTAATGTAAAACCAGTTAAAGATTTATATCATGTTACAGCCCCAGAGGATAAACTAATCCAATGGGGCTATTATGAATAGAATTATGAGCGTATTCACAGAAGAAGAAGTAGACACTCTCATAGAATTGTGGCGAGATAAGCTAACAATTAAAGAGATGGCTTGGCACATGAATAAAAAGCCTACACAAGTGTATTATCAGCTTAAGAAGCGTTTATTAGTAGGATAGTAAATAGGGTTTGATGTTAAACTAAGTCGCCAGTGCTTTCCAGTGGTAAAAGAGTCTAGTCATTGATTAGACTCTTTTCATTTTCATGTTTACAATCATAAAATCAAAAGATCATGGAAACAAAATTCATTGAAGGAACAAATGAACAGTATTCAATCAGAGAAGATGGTGTAGTTATTAAAAATTACAACATTCTTCGAAATGGAAAAAAAGTCTATGTAGAATCATTAATCAAAGGTCATTTCAAAAAAGGTTCAAAAAATTATGGGCCAAATAGTAGAGTATTTAGAATAAAAGAAAAAGTTTACAGTAAAGGACAATTAATGATTAATCATTATGGATATAAATCCTGCAATACTGATGATTGTAAAAATCATGTTAAGTTATTGAATGATCATTATTGTGATTGTTGTAAAATAATGAATCGTAAAATTTCAGAAAACAAATGCTTATTAAAATATCGTGAGAAATACAATTTGTATAAAAAGAGAACAATGAAGCTTCACGTTGAATCTTTATCAAAATTGTACATTTCTAACACTTTAAATATTTCAATTTCTGAATTATCAGATGAACTTTACGAGCATCAAAAAAATCTTATTCAATTCAAAAGAAAAATTTGTGAAGAAAATAATATCAATATCAACGCTTTGAAATAATATAATCAAAAACAACTATGGCACAGAAAATTCTATCAATCAGGGAAAAACTTGTACAAATTGGTGACGATGCAAAAGCAAAGTATGATCAGTCGAAAGACTTGAAGGCAGCAATGATTGCTGTTAAAGCGTATGGTGAAGCTACAAAAACTGCGGTGACGCAGATACAATACAAGAAGCTTACAGGAAGTCCTACAAAAATTGAATTCTTAGAAGAGTAATGGTAAATTTGGTCAGGTGGCGGAAAGTGTGCCCTGTTATTACGGGAAGTACATAGGAAGACGCACATTGGAACTACTTGTTAAAAGTAATGGCACATTGAGATAACCTTAGATGTGTGTGCAGGTTCGAATCCTGTCCTGACTACAAGGCTAAGGGACCCTACCTGCCTGCAATTAGGGTGTGAGTTGTTAGCAGGTAGCCTTTCTTATTATAAATAAAAACAATATGGAAAAGATTTGGAATTATGTGTTTCATTGGAATGAACACACACAAAAATGGTACGCTATACACAGAGACAAGTATCTAGAGTATTGGAATGCTGACAAGGAGAACTTCCCATCAGATGAGAACTTAAAAAATCTAATTGATAAGTTATGAAACAGACAGCAGTTAAATTATTTGCATCAAAGGTGATGTACCTAAACATAAGTCCAAAGGAGATGCATGATTTCCTAGACTGGTATGAAGAAGCCAAAGAGATGGAGAAGGAGCAGATGCTTAATTTCTATATGTGGATGAGGATGAATGAAAAAGCAGAAGAATATTTTCATTATACAGATGAAGATATGTTTGAAGAATATTTAAAACAAGAAAAAGATGCCTGACATAACCATGTGCAAGGGGACAAATTGTCCCCAGAGAGAAAAATGTTATAGATTTACAGCTAAACCAAGTGATTATCAATCTTGGTTTATGAAACCGCCTATTGAGGATGGTAAGTGTGATTACTATTGGGGAGAGAATGCAGAGAATATCTGGAATCAACTCAAGGATATTGTAAAAGGAAAAGAATAATTGTCCAGTTTTAATCACTGGACATTTTTATTTTAGCATTATGGAAGTCTATTTAGGAAAACAAGCGAAGAGCCTATTTTATGGCAGAGATATTCCAATTGATTCAATAGGAGTGTTTCAGTCACATGTAGGAGAATGGTTGTATTGGTTCAATGATGATTGGACGTATGATACAGGGTTTGCTGACACAGAAGTGGAGGCAATGGAAACAGCAAAGAGAAATTTTAAAGCACGTAAAAAGTTAAACGATGATGAAACTATTTAAAGCACGAGAAATCGAAAGACCAGGAGATTTAGCACCAACAGGTGTAAAAAGCACAATTAAAGGAACCTATGGGTTCAATGAAGTATTTGATCACATATTTAACGAAGCAAGAAAACCAGACCCATCATGGAAAAACAACTAAGCACTTACAAGCATTGGGCAGATGTATATCTAGACAAGGACAATGCAGACAAATTCTTTGCTAATATGGCAAGCCAAGAAGTATTAATAGATCCTTCAACTGTGAATGTATTCGAGAATGAATTTCTTTATTCTGCATTTGTTTGGGAGAAATCAAACGAAGGTCATAATTATTGGATGGATATTCAAGATAAACTAGACAAAGACAATGGCTGGGTCATTATTTGATATGAGACATCTCATGTGGTTAGAGGCTAACTTCAAAGTTAGCTTCTACCAACCTGAGGATTTATTGGCTGGTATGTGGTTTATGAATAGCCTATATCCAGGAACTGATAGAGAGTTTGTCGAACTGTGGCTTCTTGAAGAAGACATCATTGAAGAAGAATATGACAATTTTATAGCAAAGAATGGATTTCCTGTTGAACCAATGGTTACACTAGAAATGGGTAATCCTGACGAGCCTGATTTAATTGTGGCATATTCGCCAGAAATAGGATGGGTTCATCAAGATGACGATTCAATCAGAGAGTTTGATATTGATGATGCGAACTGGATCATTCAGAACAATGGTGGTAAAATATCTATACTCATTGATGAGCAAGCCTATGATCAAGATGGTACAATCTACACCATTACAGAAGACCAAGAAGTGATAATGAAATATCAATTCATAGATGATCTATATGATGATGATCAAGATTGGGATGAATACTTGCAAGACTAACTGAAATTGTGTATTTTACTAACGAAAAAACTTAAAACCAATAGTAATGGTGTATAATCAAACATATGAATGTTCTAATTTACGACATTGAAACTCTGAAAGAAATGTTTCTCGTGGGGATTTATATTCCTCACGAGGACACATATCATGAGTTTGAAGTGAGCAAAAGCAAATACGATCTAGATAAGTTTGTAGAGTTCTCAGAGAAGTATAAAGACTTCTATTGGGTGGGCTACAACAATCTAAGATTTGACTGCCAAGTTGTTGAATGGATCTTGAGAAAGTGCCATGACTGGGGAGAGAAATCTAATCTAGATGTAGCAGGTATGATTGCTCAGAAAGCACAGGATGTTATTCATGATGCTAATTATGATGTGTTTGCTGAATACAGAGAAGAAGAACTATCTCTAAAGCAGATTGATTTGTTTAAGATACATCACTTTGACAATAAGAATAGACGTGTTAGTCTAAAGAGACTAGAGTTTGAAATGGATCTTGAGAACATTGAAGAGATGCCAATTCATCACACAAAGGTGGGAATGACTCTAGATGATAGAAAGCTCACACGTCAGTATTGTAAGAATGATGTTATGGCCACTTATGAATTCTACAAAGTAACCATAGGTGAAACGGAACATCCATTGTACAAGGGTAATGATCAAGTTCAATTGAGACTTGACATAGAGAAAGAGTTTGACATTCCATGTATAAACTATTCAGATAGTAAGATTGGTGATGAGATCATCAAGAAATACTATTGTGAAGAGAAGAAGATAGATATCAAAACACTTCCTAGAAAAGGTCACTTTAGAAAATACATCTTCATCAGCCAATGTGTAGCTACTTACGTACAGTTCAAGACTGTTCAGCTCACAGAGTTTCTTAAGAAAATTAAGAAGATGCGTCTAGAGCTTACAGATGATTTCAAAGAACACATACACTTTTATGACAATGTGTATTCGTTTATGAAGGGTGGATTGCACACAGAAAACAAACCAGAAGTGTTTGAGGAGGATGAAGATCATCTCATCATTGACTGGGACGTTTCTAGCTACTATCCTGCCATTATCATCAACAACAAACAGTATCCATATCATTTAGGTAAAGAGTTTCTTACAGGCTATAAAAAGATGTATGAGAAGCGTCTTGAACTAAAGCCTTTTGCAAAGAAGGATAAGAAGATTAGAGGTATTGTTGGTGCGTTGAAGCTTGCTGTAAACTCTGTGTATGGTAAATCTAGTGACATGAATAGTTGGATATATGATAGACAACTAACTATGTTTACAACTATTACGGGAGAATTGTCCTTGATGATGCTCATTGAAGCGTATGAAGCTAAAGAAATACGTGTCATATCAGCAAACACTGATGGTGTTACAATCCAAATCCACAAAAGCAAACTAGCTGAGATGGATAAGATTAATGCTTGGTGGTGTAAGATTACAGGATATGAGCTTGAAAGAGCTGATTACAAGAAGATTATATTCTCAACAGTTAATGACTATTTAGCAATCAAAACAGATGGAGAAATTAAAAAGAAAGGGGATTTTCTCACGGATTTCGAACTTCATAAAAACAAGTCCGCCAGAATTGTGCCTCTTGCTCTTGAGCGTTACTTTGTTGACGGTATTGATATTGCTGAAACTATTCTTCTTCATAGAAGTCCTTATGATTTTTGCATAAGACAGAAATCAACAAGTGATTTTCACTATGAAGGTTATAGAAAAGGCATGGAACCATCTGTATACAATAAGCTTATTCGCTACTACATAACAAGTGGTGGTGATGGTGAGAAGCTATTGAAAATCAAGAACCAAGAATCAGATTCAACTGCACCAAGCAGCTCTCAAGTGGAGGCTGGTGATTGGTTGTGCAAGGTGGTAAACTATCTTCCTGCAAATACAGATGTCAAATCAATGAATATCAATTATCAGTATTACATTGATAAGGCTGAAAGTCTTGTGCTGAAGATTGTTACAAAAGGTAAGAAACGGAAAGTAGAAAGAATACCTAACCAAATTTCTTTATTTTAATTATGGAAGAAAAATCTTACACACAAATAGAAACACTACCTCCTGTTAACTTTATTCCTGTACATTTAAGATCAATGAAGATTCCAATAGCAAGAGGTAGTAGATACTTTGATCTGTATGGTGTAGTGCATGTAGTGATATATTCTAAGCCAGACACAATTAAGTTAATGCCTATTAAGGAAAATGCTATGATTGATGTTTGGGAAGTGGATGAGTTTAAAAACCAAGTGAGGCTTTTAAAATTCACACATGTTCCACATCCTCCAATAAATAGAACAAATGTTTCAGAACATCTTCTGGAATACCAGTTCAATATTATTGGTAAAACAATGGCAAACACTGTTACAGAACAATCATGGAAGAAAGAATGGAAACTAACTAAGAAGCAAAAAGAAATATTCAAGAGCTATGCCCTTGGAATATTGAAAAAAGTTTTTAGATTCAACGGTGCAAAAGCTCGTGAAACATACGAGTTCTTTGATAAAAACTTTGGACTTCTAACACTTTGAGTAATGGCTGGTTTTCTTCTAATCTATTTTTTGTTTAGTACTGCATTATTAATTGCATTAGTAGAATTTATAATTAAACATGATAGAAAACGATGAACACAAACGAAGATTACGAACACGAACATGTTAGAGAAGCTGCTATTATACGATTGCAGAAGATAGAAGAAGTGGAACAAGCAAACCACGAGTATGAGAAAAGAAAACCTGCAAAAATCATCCTAACTACAGAGAAGAAGAACAATGAAGTTCAATGTGACACCCTCCCATTTTGAACAACTTCTCAAACAATCCTATAGTCTAGATCACATTTTCTTATTAAAGCTTGTAGAGGCCAATATTGACATACAACCATTAACAGATGGAAGTATGAAGATAGCTGGCCTCTACCAGTCTTTAGTCAGGAAAGGTCTTGTCTCTGATGTAACTCAAGAGATTACACACATAGGAAGAGAGTTGTTAACATTTGCTGATTCAGAGGTGAAAGAACCTATGAAGAAACTAAAGCAAAAATCATCAGACTTTGAAAGCTGGTGGAATGCATTTCCATCTACAGATAACTTTGAGCATAAAGGAAAGAAGTTTCCTGGGTCAAGAGCTTTAAAGAGATCTAGAGAGGATTGTAGAATCAAATTCAATAAGATTCTTGCTGAAGGGGAATATGTTGCACAGGACATTGTTGATGCTACCAATCTAGATGTATATCTAAAGAAGGAAGCTTCTATACGAAGTGGTGATAATAAGCTCAGTTTCTTGCAAAATAGTTTCACCTATCTTGTACAGAGAAGTTTTGAGCCGTTTATAGAAATGATTAAAACAGGAGTAGAAGTACCTAACGCACAAACAAAAAGATCAGTGGACATATGAGTTTTGAAGCACTTAAAAGAGAAGTAGACAATGGTTTAAATGGTAGGAATAATGGTATTCCTATGGGATTTCATCGTCTTAATAGATACATAGGTATTCGTAAGAGAATGTACTTTGTAACAGGTGGTTTGACAGGTTCAGGTAAGACTAGCTTTGTTGACGATGCGTTTGTTTTGAATCCTTATGACTGGTATATCAGTCAAAAAGAACCAAAATTCAAACTTCGTATTATATATCGGTCAATGGAGCGTAGTAGAACATACAAACTTGCTAAGTGGGTTTGTAGAAAGATCTTCTTAGATCATGGATATATTGTTCCTGTAAGTAAGTTGTTGGGCTGGACTGAGAAGATGACAAAGGATGAACATGACATATTTCTATTGTACAAAGACTACATGGAACAAATGGATGATGTCATTACAATCATTGATGGTCCAGAAAATCCTGTTGGTATTGCTAAAGACTTGAGAAGTCATGCATTGAAGAATGGTGTGATTGAACAGCTTGATGAATACAACAAGATTTACATTCCTAATGATGAGAATGAAGTAACTATTGTTGTTGTAGATCACCTAGGATTGCTCAAGACTACCAAAGAGCTCACTACAAAAAAGCAAACTATTGACAAGATGAGTGATGAACTCAGATATGCAAGAGACTTCTATGGCTATACTATTGTAGCTGTACAGCAGTTCAATCGTGACATTTCAAATCCTATTAGAATCAAGAATGGTGATGTAGAACCACAGCTAGAAGACTTCAAAGAGTCATCAGTTCCTCAAGAGGATGCTGACGTTGTTCTAGCACTATTTGATCCTATGAGATACAAAGTGTCTGATCCCAGTGGTTATAATCTTGACAGGTTGATTGATGAATATGGTGGTAAGTATTTCAGATCACTAAGACTCATCAAGAATAGTTATGGTGAGGATGACGTAAGAATTGGTCTTGGCTTTCTTGGCCAGATAGGTATGTTCAAGGAACTTCCCAAGAGGAAGGATATTACAGATGTAGACTATGAAAATGTTGTAAACAAAAGCTTCTTCTTAAATGATCAGCATAGCTCAACATTGCGATAAGTGTAAGAACATCACGAGTCACACCCTGAATAATGGTGTGATTTTGTGTTTAAAGTGTAAAAAGCAAACAAAACTGAATAACAATGAAAAGAGAACAATTAGTAAAATTTCTGAAAGAACTACAGAGTGATGAATATGATCCTGAAGAAGTTGCAAGTATGAATAAATCACAGATAGTACAAGCTATTATTGATTGTGCATTATTCTACAAATACTATGATAATGACACTGAGGGACCAACGACAGGCTGAGTTTGCAAAAGCTTGGAAAGACAAAGGAGAATATGGTATTCTCTATTTGTGTCCACGATTTGGGAAGATTAGAACTAGTATCAATGTACTGAAGGAGTTTCCTAAAGATGCAGAGGTGCTTATTGCCTATCCAGACAATAAGATAAAGCAATCCTGGCTAGATGATTTTGAAGCACTTGGATATGATAATGACAACATCACGTTCACAACACATCTTTCATTGAAAAAATATGCAGGGAAAAAGTTTGACTTGGTGATTGTAGATGAGATACATCTTCTTAGTGAAGCGCAGATTGAGGTGTGTCAAGACTTCTTTGACATTAACCAGAAAGTGCTAGGACTAACAGGAACTCTTTCTAAAGACACAAAGAATGTATTAGCAGACTATTTAGCATTAAATATCGTTGCTGAATATCCTCTTGAGAAGGCTATAGAAGAATGCATCATTGTAGACTATGAAATCACTGTTGTCACAACACCTTTAGATAATGTTACTAATCAAATGTTTGGAACTAAATCCAAGACAGAGAAGCAACAATATGATAGCTATGGATGGGTGATTAACAAGATGCAGTCAGAACGCAGAGATACCATGTTTCTTAGACTAGCAAGAATGAGGCTCATACAATCTTCTTTAGCAAAGATGAATCTTACCAAGAAGTTGATTAGTAAGCACCAGGATGAGAGAATGCTCATATTCTGTGGTGTAACAAAGGTGGCTGATGGTTTAGGAATTCCTTCCTATCACAGCAAATCCAGCGAAAAACAATTATTTAATGATTTCGCTGAGGGCAAAGGTAATCACATGGCTGTTGTGAAGATTGGCAACACAGGTGTCACATACAAACCCTTGAATCGTGTTGTAATTAATTACTTCGACAGCAATAGTGAAAACCTTGCTCAGAAAATACAGAGATGTACAGCTATGGAATACAATAATCCTGACAAAAAAGCTCAGATATACATTATATCAAGCAATGAACAGGTGGAGTTGAAGTGGTTACAGAAGTCTTTAGAATTCTTTGACAGGGAGAAAATTAAATTTGTTGACAGTAGGAATTTATAACCAAAAAAGTGTATATTTATAATCAAAAAAGTTAAAACCTAAAAATCAAAGCAAATGGCAAGTAAACTGATTGGGATTGTTGGAGAAACATCCACAGGAAAATCAACATCAATCAAACACCTAAATCCAGATGAGACTTACATCATCAACGTAGCTAAGAAGGAACTTCCCTTCAAAGGTTCTGAGAAGATGTACAACGCAGAGAAGAAGAACTACAAGGACGTAGATGATGCTAATGAGATTTCAAGGCTTATGAAGACTATCTCTGAGAAAGCTCCTCACATCAAGAACATTGTTATCGAGGATTCTAACTACATCATGGGCTTTACAATTGTGTCTAAAGCCACAGAAGTAGGCTATCAGAAGTTCTCATTGATGGCAAAAGACATGGTTGATTTGTTTAGAACAGCAAGAATGCTCAGAGAAGACATTGTTGTGTTTTATTTCACTCACCCAGAAGTGATTGAGGATAGTGGTGAAATCATTGGTTACAAGATTAAGACAGCAGGTAAGTTGATTGACAACCAAGTGTTGTTGGAAGGTTTGATGACTGTATGTCTATATGCACTTGTAGAAGAGCAAAAGGATGGTACAGCAACTTACAGCTTTATCACCAACAGGTACAGAAAGATGCCAGCAAAATCACCTGATGGCATGTTCAGTGAAATCAAGATTCCAAACAATCTACAAGTGGTTGTAGATAGTGTAAATGCGTATTATAAATAAAACAACTAAACAATTAAAGCTATGTCAGGAATTGGCGGATCAAAAAGAGAAAGAAAAGAAGGTGGAAGTGAGTTTCCAAAGAAAGTTGGCTTATTCGAAGCTAGTGTTATTGCAATCAATCCAACGATTGAGCAGTACAAAGACATTCTAGGAATCGAACTCAAAGAAGACAGCAAGGCAACAGAATATCTTGGCGAAAGCAGAGATGGCAACACCACTGTTAGAATCAGTGTATGGTTAAAAGATGTTAAATCTGGACAGAATTTTAACATCAGTTACTATCTAGAAGACAAAGAACGTGAGAACAAGGATGGAACCAAAAAGCAATACATTAACCAACTAGGACTTTGTGCTTGGGCAGCTGATGAAGATGGTCTTGCACAATGGTTTAAGGGAACTCCTGGTAATGAAAAAGACTACAGAGTTGCCTATGTTGGTGAGGAAGAGTTCTATGAATTCCTACGTAACTGGTTATGTGAATTGGATTACAGCAGAAATGATACCACTCTATCACTAGATTGGAAGAAGCTTATTAGAGGAAATGTTAAGGAAATCTCTTCTCAGGTGAATGGTGAGTATTGTGGAAACTTTGTAGCAATGGCTACAATTACCACTAGAGAAAAAGATGGAGAAGTAAAAGAGTATCAGAGCGTATACAACAAAGCATTTCTTCCAGCATATTCATTGAAGCAATTCAGACTTAAAGAGAATGATTACAATGATTCTTCTAAAGTATCTTCATTGCTATCTAAGAAGTCAAAAGATCTTCGTCCACACGAAAGATTTGTTGTTAAGATTTCTGGTGAGTATGGATGTAAAGACTATTATACATTCAAAGATCTACATGATTATGATCCAGAAACAAATATGGTTGCCTCAAATAAAGTGATTGCTAATGATGATGCTGATTATTAATAAATAATCTTTTAAATTGAAGGCTCTCATTTTATGAGGGCCTTTTTTATTTACAAACTATGGCAAAAGTAATTTGGATACCTGGAAGCATTGGGGAGCTACTTGATAAAGTGAGCATCCTCAATATTAAACGTGTCATGATCAGCGACACAGAGAAGCTAGCAATGGTAAAGGATGAGCTACAAGAGTTAATGGATGTAGCAACACCCTTTTTAGAGAACAAAGAAGTAGAAGAGCTATATGATCTTCTTCTGATAGTAAACAAAAATCTCTGGGATGTAGAAGATGACCTGAGAAAAATGGAAGCTAGTAAACAATTTGATGAAGAATTTATTGCAAAAGCCAGAAGTGTTTATTTCCTTAACGACAGACGATTTGAAATGAAAAGTAAAATCAACGCTGCAATGGGATCTAGAATAAACGAGGTAAAAGAATATGTGAATTATCAATGATTACTGGGGAGAAAAAAGTATTCGAACAATTAAATTTTGAAACCATCCTTTCTAAAATATCTGAGTATGATATATTCAGATGGTACATGCCTAATAAGAAATGGGAGGTTAATAGAACAACTTATTCTCCATTCAGAAATGAGTCTAGGCCCTCTTTTACAATCTATTCCAAAGATGGTAGATTATTCTATCTTGATTTTTCAGATCCACACTACAGAGGAGGATGCTTTGATTTCATAAAGCAGCTATTCAATGTAGGGCATAATGAATGTCTGGAAATGATTGATAGAGATTTTAATCTAGGAATTAGACTAAAGAAGAGAGATGATCTACCTAGTCACGTAGAGATTGTTTCTAAGTATGAACAGCCTGAGAAGTTGGAAAAGAAGTATTCACATATTCAAGTGATTGCTAGAAAGTTCACTAACGAAGAGCTAGAATACTGGAACCAATACCATCAAGACATAGAAGATCTAAAGCAGAATAATGTTTATTCTATTAAGAAGCTCTACCTGAACAGAAGAGCTGTTCATCTAAAAGAAACTGAACTTAGGTTTGGTTACTTTTATGATGGACATTGGAAGATTTACAGACCATTTAATAAGGATTTTAAATGGTTTCCAAACAATGTTCCAATATCTGCTATGGATGGCAAAGATAATCTTGACAAAACCAAGATGGCTTTCATAAACAAGAGTAAGAAAGACTACATGGTGATGAAGAAGATTTATCCTCATTCATGTGCTGTTCAAAACGAAGGAGTGGCATGCTTCTCTGAAGACAATATTGACTTCTTGAAACACAATTCAAGCAGCCAAATCCTTTCTTTTGACAGTGATGTACCAGGTGTGAAGAATTCTAAAATGGTAACAGAGATGTTCAACTTTGATTATTGTAATGTACCAAGGTACTATCTACAAGAAGGAATCAAAGATTGGGCAGATCTGGCAAAGAAGTATGGAATGCAAATTATAGAACACTATCTAAAACAAAAACTAATAATACCATGAATCAAGAAGTAAAAGATTTAGTGGCATGGTGCACAGAACGTGCTAAAAAGTGCCCATCGTTAAAAGAAGAAATACAAGATCTACTAGACTTAGCAATCAGTGAGATTGAAGATGGTGCATCAGTATGGAATGAAATACAATTATGCAAATCAGACGTAGAAGAATTAATCAAAGAAAACTGTAACTAATTATGTCAACTTATTCAACAACTAAATATTTCCTCACAGGTACGGAACTTCCTAAAGAAACAAGAACATATAAGCCTGTTTCACATGGTCAACTAATTGACCTCACCCTGGAGAGCATTCATCAAGCAGGATTTAAGCTTGATTCAGAAAAGTATTCTGCTGCAAGAGATGGTAACATTGCTAACGGCAGATTCACAATCAGCAACGTAGCTGATAGAGAAATGCAGCTACAGATTGGCTGGCAGAACAGCTATGACAAAAGTCTTAGCTTGAAGTTTGCTATTGGTACACAAATCATCGTTTGTCAAAACGGCATGGTTAGTGGTGATTATGGTGCATTCAAAAGAAAGCATCAAGGAGATGTGCAAGAGTTTACACCAAGTGCTATTGTAGAATACATTAAAGCTGCTGGTGATGGATTCAGAAAAATGCAAGATGAGCGTGAGCTTATGAAGCATGTTCAGATTGATGCTCGTGTAACAGCTGAGCTTGTAGGAAGAATGATTCTTGAGAAAGAGTTTATTGAATCCACACAAGTGAATATCATCAAGCGTGAGTTGAAGAAACCAACGTTTGACTATGGTGCTCCAGAAAGTTTATGGGAGTTGTATCAATACACCACATACTCAATGAAGGAGGTTCATCCAACACTATGGATGGGCAATCACGTTGATGCTCATGAGTTCTTTGTGAATGCATCTGGTGAGATAAAAAGTAAATCAGTTAACATATCATTTGAAGAGTCGACAACTAGGAGACAGTTGACAATCTTTGATCAATTACAAGAAGCAGATGTTGTGGGATAAATTCAAAGATCACTTTCATGAGAGTTGGCATGATGTAATGCGTCCATTTATTGAGAGTGAAGAGTGTGATGCAATCTATGAACATTTGAAAACAGAATCTAGGAGGGGTAAGAAAATTGCCCCTCTTTCTTCTGTTACCTATAAATGTTTTAAAGTAACACCTTTGAATGAAATGAAGGTGGTGCTCTTGGGTATGTGTCCTTATCACACGCAGTTAAATGGCCTGCCAGTGGCAGATGGTTTGTTAATGGGATGTTCTGTTGCAGATAAGCTTCAACCTTCACTAGAGCAGTTTTACAATGCTGTAGAGAAAGATTGTTACAAAGGATTGAATCTGAAATACAAAAAGAACACTAATGTAGAATATCTAGCTGAGCAGGGCGTATTGATGCTTAACGCAGCTCTCACTACAGAAATCAATAAAGCTGGTTCTCATTTGAAAATATGGGAGCCATTTATCAAGTATGTATTTGAGAATGCTATTGCTGCAAGCAGAGTGCCTGTTGTATTTCTAGGTAAGGAAGCTAGCAAGTTTAAGCGTTACATGCCTCCGTTAACATGGTCCTTCGAATTGAGTCATCCAGCTAGTGCTTCTTACAAGAACGCTGATTGGGATTCAGAAGGTGTATTCACAAAAGTGAATAGAGTACTATTAGATGAAAAGAAAACACAAATCTGGTGGTTAGATGAAGATCTGCCATTTTAAACAAAACACATTATGATAACAGAATTAGTTAATGATTTAGAAGATCTAGAGATAGGAGATGTAGTGATATATTCTTCTGGTGTTGGAATGAGAAGTGCTAAGATTGAAAGGAAGCCTGTTAAAAGCTCCCCCACATCAACTTATCATAAACCTACTAGATGTAAAGTGAATGTTACTGTAAAAACCTACCCAAAAAATGTTTGGAAAAATGGAGCGTATGTTATTGAAGGAACACGCAGCTTTAAAACTCAGAACTTCAACCTTGAAGAGTTTAACGAGGTGAAGTATTTGAATTTTTCTGCTCCAATAATTAAAGTGATTGAGGTATGACGTTTGAAAGCAAATACACTGGAACAATAAGAAAAGGTGATTTGATTGCGATAGGATATGATAACTACATGCTTCTTGGAATTTATGTAGGACGTGGAAAAACAGGAACTATTCAATACTATTCACTTTATGCGTTAAGTGTTTTTTATAAAGAAAATAGACATCTCCATAATTATAGTAAGTCTTATGTCAATGCACCGCATGCATCAAGAGTGGTTAAGGTGAATGTCAATGATTTGAATGATGAAACCCTTGAGCAATACAATGAAGCAATGATTTATTTAGAACAACAAAAATTTAAAATTGAAAGATGATACTAGAAAAACAAAAAGAAGCAATGGTTTTCGCTGATGGCGAAATAAACGAATCAATTGGAATGTCTTTGGACTTAGATTCTGCTCAGATTTTGATGCAGATGTTAAGTAAGAATCTCTATTCAGATTCAATAGGCTCAACTATCAGAGAGTGTGCAAGTAATGCACTAGATAGTCACAGAAGAGCTTGTGTGGAAGATCCAATTGTTGTAAGTTTTAAACTAGATGACAATAACAACTACTACTTCTCTGTAGAAGACTTTGGTGTTGGTCTAAATGATGATGATGTGAGGAACATCATTAGTAAGTATGGTAAGTCTACCAAACGTAACTCTAATACAGAATTAGGCATGATGGGGCTTGGCTTTAAAGCCCCTCTTGCTTATTCATCTAGTTTCTATTTCATCTGTCGTAAAGATAACATAGAACGTAAGTATATGATGTACGAAGGTGAGGACACAAACACTATTGATCGTCTGTATGAAAGACCTACAGCTGAAGGAAATGGTGTCAAGGTGATTATTCCAGTTAAATGGGGTGATAGATTTAGCTTCTACGACAAAATTCAGGAGCAACTAGCTTATTTTGATAGTGTGTATCTTGATGTTACAGCAGCTGGATACACTTTGAATAACAAATTCACCATCTATCGTAGTGAGCACTTTCAGTATTCTGAAATGTCAAAGGATAATTACCTACACATTTGTCTAGACAATGTGTATTATCCACTAGACTTTGGTAAGCTTGGTATTTCTCATTTAGAGTTTCCTGTAGCATTGAGATTTAGTTTGACTGATGGAATATTTCCAACACCAAACAGAGAGGCTATCAGGTATACACAAGAAGCTAAGGACATTATTCTCAAAAGATTGGGACAAATGTCTGACTTCTTCATTGAGAAATACAATCGTGAGATGCAAAACTGCTCTACATTTGATCAAGTGATAGAGTATTACACCAGCAAGAAAAGAAGTGTAGAGATTGTTCCTGGCAAGTCTTTGAACGTTGGTTACCTATCTATCTTCAGCGATATAGTGATGAATGAGCCTAAAATGGAAGGTGTAAAACATCTTGATCTAAGAAAGCTTGTTGATAAGAGTGAATACATTCTAAATGAGTATGCTGTAACATACACTCTCAACAGAGGAAAGTTCAAGGAAGTGAAGAGTGGAAGCTGGGAATCGAATGTTAGTAGAAACAATGTTATGGGCAACAACACATACATGTATTCTTCTAGGATCTCAGAGTTGAAGAAGGCGTATCTAAGAACTCATTTACAGAATGGTACATACAGCAATTATTACTTTGTGAAAAGAACAGGAACGTTCTCTTTGTTTAATAAAAGCGATGGTTCTAGTTATATCAAAAGTTTGAAACGTAATGATAACTATTATCAACTGCTAGAACTTTCTAAGATTAACAGAGAACACTGGAGAGAGGCAATCATAGAGTTTCAGGGTATTGTGAAATCTATGATTTCTGGATTCAAGAATCTTGATGATGTTGTTGTTCCAGACAGCTTTATTCAGTCTAGAAAGCAAATTACTGGTAGAACAGCAGTTAATAGACGTGAGAAGCTAGCTGGTGATATCATTGTCAAGAAGGCAGCTCCACTAGAAAGATTTGTTGATGGTAAGCATTGTAAGTTTGTTGCTGACACGTGGTCTTTGAAGGAGATAGCAAAGAAGAAAACTCTATTGGTGTATAGTCATCATGATGATAGCCTGAAGCTTGATAAGCTATATGGCATATCTTATGGTAAAATGAACATCACTATAATCTCTCTGTCAACCAAAGAGATGAAGGTGCTTGAAGAACTAGAGTTGAACAATGTAATGTCTTATTCAAAATTTATGGAGGGTACAAACAAACCATTCAAGAAGCTTGTCACTGCTTATGTAATTAATAAGCTAATGACTGATCAAACGTATGTTTTCAGAAAATATACTTATTTGAAAAATGTATCAAGCGAGTTAATGAATAAGCTATCATTGCTTGAAGACTATAGAAACAAGAACTATAGAGATGGATCCACTGAGATTTATAACGCTATGCTTGAATTAGCACAAGAGAAGAACCTTTTCGATTACAGTATATACCATGAGTATATACGTATGAAAGCAACTCTTGAAAAGCTGTATTTTCTAAATGCTCTTCTTGGATCACTTAATTTCTATACTTATAATACTAGTATGTCTCCAGGAGTTGAAAGAGCTATGGTAGATTTGATGAAGTATCACAAATTCAAAGTGAATCTTGATCACTACACTCGTCTTGAAGAAGATAAATTAGAAGAACAATTTTGTTAATTAATTAAAAATCAATAACTTAAGGGAGGCTTAGTCCTCCCTTTTTCATTTAAAACCAAAACAAAACTATGTCAATTTTCACACTAGATTGGTTCAAATCCAACGCAAAAAGAATGCTTGATAATCTAAAGATAGAAGAACAAGCATTGAAGAACAGTTTACTAAGAAGAGAACTAGAAACTTCTTTTAAACCATACGAGAAACTGAAACTCGTTAATGATGTGCTTACAGTTGTTTTAAAGGACGGAGAAGTGTTATCTAAGCCATCATGTACAGTTGATGACTTCAATGATGTAAAGAATGCTAACAATGAGATTGAAATCATTGCATTGTTTAACAAGAAGCTTTCCACTGATGAGATGGTTAAAGAAGTGAAGCAGCAAAAGGTTCTTGCAGACATTTCTTCAAAACTAGAAATGCTATCCAGAATGCAAGACTTTGATGTTGAAGATGGATCTGTAAAACTCAAGGGCATTAACAGAACAATGCCACAGCTTCTTGTAGAAAAGTTTATTGAAGTGATTTCTTTATACCAGGATGGAGATAGTGATCCGCATGAAGATGTTTACAATGATGAACAATATCTGTCATTGAAGAGATTCTTTATGTGGTGCTGCTTAAATCCTCGTGCTGAAGTGGCTGATGAGTTATACAGATTTCTTGTAGACAACAGCTTCAGAATAACTAAGCAAGGCTTCTTCGTAGCTCTAAGAAATGTTGTTACACTACATGGCTCAAATGAACTTGTTAAGTTTGTTAGTGAGGTGTACACAAAGATTAAAGCTGTGTGGAAGAAAAGCCCTAATCACTATCATGTTATTCTTTCTCCTGATGGAGAATACAAGTTCATGCACTATACTGAAATGACAGAACAATACACTGAGAAGTGTGAGACTTGTGATGGTACAGGAGATATTTGGGATGATTTATATGAAGAATATATCATGTGTTATGATTGTGATGGGGAAGGAGAAGCTACTTACAGCAGGAAGACTTATGAGGGTACAGATCTAGGAGTTCTTACAGATTTGTATTTAGATCTTCCTAACAGAGCAGAGAACAGATTTACAGATGACTGGACTAAGACATTTGACATTCGTATTGGTCAAGTTGTGAAGATGCCAATGGAGGATTGTAACTGGTCTACACAAGATTGTGCTGCTGCTGGTCTTCACTTCACTGCTGATCAAATTCACTATGTAGGATGTGGTGATCAATCTGTATTGATGCTCATCAACCCTATGAAGGTTGTTGGTATTGGTACAGCAAAAGGTAGATGCTATGAGTATCTTCCAATCTCCACTGTATCTAGAGATGAAGCAACACAGATTCTTCATGACTTAGACTTTAGCACAATTGATCTGGATGAATTCTATGTAGAGAATGAATTAGAATCTCTATCTGAAAGAGCTGAGAAAGCATTTGCTCAAGAAGTTAAGAAATATGAATTTAATCTCCCTGCTATTTCTTCTTCTGAGATAGGTAAGATTGTCAACTCTCTAAAGAAGATGAAAGACGAGCTTGGTGGTAGAGTTAAAGAAGTTGTATAATTTCATCCTAGCGTAATAGTTGAAAAATACTATTATATTAGCCAATAAACTCATTTAGGTTTGTTGGAAAAGGATTAAGAAGATGAAAAAGAAAGTAGTAAAAAAGAGAAGTAGTGTAAAACCTAAATCAAGAAATGCTGGAACAATGACAGAGAGTGCATTCTGGTCATTCATACGAAGTGCTTTAAGACAAAAGTCTAGATGGTGGAAACCTATCACACTCTGTAAAGAGAATGCTAAGCGTAACTATCATGGGCCAAACAAGAGACAAAAGTATGAATATCAATGCAACTGCTGTAAAGGATGGTTTCCTGCAACATCTATAAATGTAGACCACATTGTTCCAGCTGGAAGTCTTCAGACAGCTAAAGATCTTCCAGAATTTGTTGAAAAATTGTTTTGTGAAGTGGACAATTTGCAAGTTCTTTGCAAGGATTGTCACGATGTAAAGACAGTTGATGACAGAAAAGAGTTAAGTAAATGATTTATAGATTTGGGTTAACATTTCAGAAAGCCTTCCCTCACTGGGGGAAGGTTTTTTTATTTGTAATTTCTAACTAAAATGATTATTTTATGATATCAATTAACAAGCAACCATCATTCACAGAGATTTGGCATGAGGGACATGTGGAGCATGATGAGGAAATACATAGATTCTGGCTCATACATCCACAAGGAGTTGATCTGAATGGAAATGAGTATGAAATAGAAGTGAGATGGTTTTTCCAAAGAGTGCCTAGAGAAGTGAGGGCAATGTATCCATTAATTATTAACGCATTTAAACAAAAACTACATGATACAAGGACAAAGTAAAACAGAAGCTAACTATAGAGCTATTCAAACTGATAGCTCCAGTTCATTGAAAGAGTTCTCAATGGACAGAAAGAAGTACCACAAGAAATATGTTCTTGGAGAACGTGTAGAAGATAAAGATAGCCAGGCTGCTACAATTGGCAGGCTTGTTGAAACTCTTCTTCTAGAGCCTGAGCAGTTCGACCAAAGATTCTACATGTCATCTTGTGCAAGCACACCAACAGGACTCATGCTAGACTTTGTAGAAGCTCTATACAAGTTCACTAAGGAAGCAACAGATGCTTTTGGTGTTGTGACAAGGACATTTGATGAACTAACAAAGGATGCCTATCTAGAATCAGGGTTCAAGATTAAGATTGAGCAGGTGATTAGTAAGTTTGTAGGCACTGACGCTGAGGTGTATTACAATGAGATCAGAAAGGTGAGATCACAAAACCTGACAGTGGTTAACAGCAACGATGTCACAAATGCTGAAAGAATTGTGACAGAATTGAGAAACAACATTGTCACAAAAGATGTCATCAATCTAACCAGTGACGTTAGATATACTGTTCTGAATCAGTACCAAGTGGATTCATATACAGTAGATGGTCACGTATTCAAGAGTATGTTTGACAAGCTTGTTGTTGATCACGACAAACAAACTGTGCAGGTGTATGATTTGAAATGTACATGGAGCGTAGAAAACTTCTTCGATGAATATTATTTGTACAGACGTGCGTATATTCAAGCATATCTTTATGCCAGAGCAACTCTTCATCTAGTTGAAACGAAGTGGAAAGGATATGCAGCACTTATTCCAGAGTTCATTGTCTGTGATAGTACAAACTATTATAATCCGCTCATCTACACTCTTACACAAGAAGATTTGGCAGATTGTTACAATGGGTTCACTCATAAAGGGAGAAACTATCCTGGTGTGAAAGAAACTATTGAAGACTTGAAGTGGGCTCTTTACAATGGTGTCTGGAATATTTCCAGAACAAATTATGAAAATAAAGGAATCGTAAACATAAGAGGATAATGAAATTAACGAGAAGCATCACAACGTTATTTATGGTAAAACCACTTGGTATAGGCATTGAAAAGCTTGACAAGGTGGGTTTCATTAATGGTTTCATACGAGATGTAAACCATGATTGTATATATCAAGATTGCGTGTATTTGCTTTTCAAACCTACTGATATGGATTTGTTTAGAGATTTCATAGATGGCGAATATGAAAGAACTAGCAACATCATAGAAGATTATGATTACGAAGGTGGTTATGTGGTGATGGTTTACAAACTAGATCCAAAGTTTAAAAAGGACTATGAACTTGTTAAACAAGGTTTGTATTCCAAAACCAGTAAAGATTTTCAGAATGTCTTTCCAAAGGTTGTGAAGATTATAAGAAATGGTAAACACAGAGATGAAGTGTCTCTGCAATACAGAATCTTTAATAAGACACAAGATCTCATCAACTTTTGGGAAGACAAGCTGGGTATAACATTATCTAGTGATCAAGAAGTTTGGGAAGGATTCCACGAAGAAAGAGAAACATTAAATATTAACAACATAAAAGAACATGTCGAACAAGTTAGCAATTGAAATACTAAATGATTACCCCCTAGCTACAGAAACTGTTAGGGATTGGTTTTTGAAGAAGATGATTGAAAGCTTTGAGCAAGACAATGCTCCAGAGGATTTCAAGAAGCAAATGTTATCAAGAGGTGTGTCAGACATCACTCTAGCAATTATGTTTGAGCAGAGTCCTAGAAACTTCTTTGATGTTTTGGATGAGAATAGAATAGTGGTTGAAATTCTTAGGGATGAGAACATCAATCCTGATTTATTCTATTACAAAATTAATGGTAAAACAACAGGACAATTCTTTGAAGGAAGAGTTGCTTGCGAGAGAGCTGCTGTAGAGAAAGCTTTTGAGTTACTAAATTGATACACGAGTTTAAAAACCCCATTCCTGTTGTTGTAGAAGGCAATAGGGATGGGTATGCTCTTTATGTTAGTGACTCTGGAGCATTCGAGAATGATATATGGTGTGTTGTGCTCTGTGATGGAGGACATGTGAGACACTATATGTCAGATCAGATTAGAATATATGTAAATGCAACATTAGGAATAGAGAAAAATGGAAACAATCAAAGTTCATTGTAAAAAAGATTTTAGAGGAAACATTGATATTAGAGACTTCATTGTCAAAGCTGCAATCGAAAGTGGTAAAAGTATAGTAGTTACATGTGGTTCATTTCCTGGAACAAGTGTATATACACCAATTGAGCTTTTAGAACCTTTGAAGATTAGTGAGCCATTCAGAGCAAAGTATGGAAATATAGAAAGCTATAGACTGCATTCATATGCTTGGAAATTTGATTAATTAGTGTGTTTTTGTTTATAAAAAAGCCCCATGACATGTGTTGTGGGGTTTTTTAATTGAAAATGTTAGAAATTTTAATTAAATTCGTTATATCTAAATTCAATTCAATAATGGCAAAGAAAAAAGAAAATGTAGAGGAACAAACTAAGTTCCAAGCAGCTCTGGACAAGCTGAACAAAGCGTATGGTGTAGGTAGCGTACTTACATTGAATTCTAAGAATCAAAACACTTATGAACTCATTAGTACAGGTTCTGTTGGTTTTGATCACATCACATTAGGTGTAGGAGGTTTTGTTAAAGGGAAACTGTATGAACTAATGGGATGGGAGGGCACAGGTAAGTCAACCATCTGTGGTCACACTGTAGCAGAATGTCAAGCAAAAGGTGGTAGAGTGTTGTACATCGATGGCGAGCATGCTGTTGATAAGATTTATTTCGAAGCTCTAGGTGTCAACACTGATGAGATGTTGATTGCTCAGCCAAGCTGTGGCGAAGAAGGTTTTCAGATTGCTATGGACTTAATCAACACTGGAGAGATAGATCTTGTAATCATTGACAGCGATAGTTCATTGATTCCAAAGAAGGTGCTAGATGGTGATGTGGGTGATAGTTCTATTGGTAAGAAAGCTATACTTAACAGCAATGCATATCCAAAGCTAAAGACTGCATTATCTACACACAATGTATGTGTGATTGTAATCAGTCAGTATCGTGAGAAGATTGGTGTTATGTTTGGTAACCCAACAACAACTCAAGGTGGTCATGCATTAAAGTTCTATTCAGATTGTAGAATAGAAGTGAGCAGATCATTGGCAAAGGAAGGAGATGTGACTTATGGCAATATCACCAAGGTGAAGGCTGTAAAGAACAAGATGTCTCCTCCATATAGACTAACAAGTTTTGATATTGTCTATGGTCAGGGTATTGATAAGTTTGCAGAGCTTATGGAGCTTGGTAGTGAGTATAGTGTTCTTAGAAAGTATGGCTCTACAGTGACATACAAAGAAGAGAAGTATCAATACGATGGATTCCAAAAACTACTAGAAGATAACCCAGAGCTTGAAGAAGATATCAAGCAAACAATTATTAATCGAATCAAAAACATAGAACCTACACCAGAAGATGATGGATTATAATCAATTAGAAAGCTTAGTAATTGAATGGGCAGCCAACAAAGGTATTCTTGAAAAAGCTACAACTTCTGCACAGGCTAACAAAACAATGGAAGAGTGTCAAGAACTTATTGATGCTATACAAGATGACAACAGAGAAGAGATATCAGATGCTCTAGGTGATATTCTTGTTACCATCATCATCCAAGCTAAGATGCAGAACATGTCCTTAGTTGAATGTCTCGAAGGTGCTTACAATATTATTGCTAAGCGTACAGGAAAGATGGTGGATGGACAATTTGTAAAAGATGCCTAAACCAAAGTGTAAAACATGTGGTGCATCCTGTGAAGGAGAGTATTGCTTTAGGCACAAACCAAGAAAACCAATGTTAGCAAGAATAACATCTAACTATTCAACAAAACTCATCATAGAGGAGAAATCCTCTATGCGTGAGATGTTTTTAGGGATATGGAAGAAAAGACCACACAAGTCTGAGATTAGTGGAGAAAAACTAGGGACAGAACCTTTGTCAATATTCTTTCACCACATCCTTCCAAAGGAAAAGTATAAGCAGGCAGCTCTTGATGAAGAGAACATTATTCTTATGACACTAGACGAGCATTCGAATGTAGAGAACAACATCTATCGTTATGAAGAAGTGAACAAAAGACGTGAGTATTTAAAAGAAAAATATGATTTAACATGAAGCAATTATTCCAATATACAGTTATATTTCACAAGTATGGACTTAATGAGTCAGCAACTAAAGTGTATCTAGACTCTGAATTGATCATTGAGCCAAGGTATGTCCTTGCTGTTGACGAGAAAGACGTTATCTTTAGGGCCACAAGAGAAGTAGGTGAAGAGTATGCCCACTCTCCTGATAGCGTTGAAATCTTAATTAAAAAATTCTAAAACCAATTTACATTATGAATCAATTCTTTTATACAAGAAAAGAACCAATTCAAGGGACAGATCCTCTTGAATTCAAAGAACATCTAGACAGCTTCAATATTAAGAAGGTGATTAGAACCATCATCGTAGAAAATGGTAATCGTCTAGTGTTGCTAGATGATATCCATGAGCGTTCTACAGAAGTGCCTGACGTTAATCCAAAGAATGGACAGACTAGAGGATTCAAGCGTGAGCGTAACACTTACCAAACTGAAATCTATCTCAACCTAGAAGATTCAGAAAGGTTTGTTAAAGTAATGAATATTGAATCATGAACTATCCATTGATCTCTTGTAAGATGATCACTTATGGAAGAGTGGAGTTTCTCGAGGAGTCTCTCCACTCTTTTCTTCTTCAGGATTATCCTGGAGAAAAGGAACTAGTGATTGTAAATGACTATCCTCTACAGAAGCTTGTGTTTGATCATCCAGATGTAAGAATATACAATCTAGATGAAACATTTAAAACTATTGGGGATAAGGAAAACTATGCTACAGAATTATGTGGAGGAGAAATCATTTGTCAATGGGACGATGATGATGTTGCTATGCCTTGGCACTTAAAGAATGTTGCAGAACAATTTACAGATGATGTTAATATTCTTCACTGGGCCACAGGTGTTTATTACAACAACTCAAGTATTACAAATGTTGGATGGATAGGTAACTCAGGTATTGTGTTTAGGAAGTCTGCATGGAAAGCTATTGGTGGACACCCTATAGAAAACGCTGGTTACGATATGACATTTATAAATGCTCTTGCCCATTATGGTGGTAGAAAGTTTGTTGAGATGCCTAATAAAGACGCTAGCTGGTTCTACATGTGGGGAGGAAGAGGTTATCACATGAGTGGAATGGGTACAGACACTAGCGACAGAGCTAATGTTATTGAGAGACATTCAAATCATATTGAGATTCTTAGAAAAAAAGAATTAATCCCTACAGGAGATGTAAATTTGAATCCTCATTGGGAACTTGATTACCAAAAACAATTAGAAGAATATGTTAGTGGACTTCATAATTCCAACGTATAATCGACCTGCTCCATTAAAATGTATGCTAGCTTCATTAGTTGCACAAACTAATGCAGATTGGGGAGCTCATGTTGTCATTGATAATCCTGATGATGAAAATAATGTAAAGCTTGTAGAAAGCTTTCAGGATGATAGAATCAGATGGTCAAAGATGGACAAAAGATACAATGACTGGGGTCATACACCAAGAGAGTATGGTAAGCAGCAGAGTGAGGCAAAGTATGTGATTATGACAGGTGATGATAATTATTACACTCCTAACTTTGTATCAGAAATAAAGTATTTATGTGATGTAGATGCTGGTATGATTTACTGGGATATGGTGCATTCACATTACCATTACACATGTTTCAAATGTGCCCCAGGAGATGGTCAAATCGACATGGGAGCATTTGCTACACGTACAGATTTAGCCAAAGAAATATATCTTGGCGTTGCGTATTCTGCTGATGGGATGTTTATAGAAACTTTTAAAAAGAAATTTCCATTACAAGGAATTCACAAGATTAATAAAGTTTTATTCGTGCATAATTAAATCTATGGGAAAGCTCACAGAGATTGCCAATCATCAGAAGACTGATAAGGGTACAGAACATTATGAGAAGCATGGATATACAGAAGTTTACGATAAATATATTCCTGAAGCAGGTGCATATAAACTATTAGAAATAGGAATATGGCATGGTGATTCTTTAAGAATGTGGAAAGCTTACAATCCTGAACTTGAAATACATGCAATCGACATAGATGCTAATGTTGTTAATCACATTGAACATCCTAATTCATATCACATTTATATTGGAGATCAAACAGATCCAATTGTTCTAGATGAGATTGTAAAGAGTGGTGGACCATTTGATTTTATAATTGATGATGGAAGTCATGTTGGTGATCACATTACATCGTCCTTCAAACTTTTGTGGGAACATGTAAAACCTGGAGGTTATTATTTTATTGAAGATCTACACGCAGGTCATGCTAATAGACAAGAAACAATTAAAATAATTACAGAATGGTTAAGCGATAAACCATATTGCATGATCTTAACAGTTAATGCTAAGCTTCTAATCATTGAAAAGGAATGAAAATCCCTGTCATCATAAATAACAGAAACTTTCTAACATGGCCCAAAGCAATGGTGGAAAGAATAAAAGAATATGATGGTGTTGGAGAGATAATTATCGTTGACAATGATTCTACATATCCACCATTGTTAGAGTGGTATGCTACAAATCCTTGTAGAATAGAAAGATTGAATGATAACTTAGGTATGGGTGCTCCTTGGGTATCAGAGGTGGTTAAACAATTGAATGGTGCTCCTTATGTACTCACTGATCCAGATATGGGACTAGAAGACACTCCAGATGATACACTGTTATACTTATTTGATAAGCTCAATAGCTTACAGCTTGATAAGGTGGGACTAGGACTAGACTGGCAGATTGTTGAGAAGAAGTCTCCTTATTACGAAAGATTAAACGTGTACGAGAAAAGTAGATGGAGTAATTCTCCTGTGATAGATGGTGTGTATACAGAGGTTCAGATTGATACAACCTTTGCTCTGTATAATGTAGATCATTATTTTATAGGAGGAGGCTCTACAACATTTCCTTATGTAGCTAGACACTATCCTTGGGAGTTCTCAGTTGAAGAAGCTAGGAACAGTGAAGAGTTTATGTACTACATGGATAATGCTACTAGCGCATCTTCTTACAAAACTTTAATTAAACTATAAAAGCCCCCTAAAAGGGGGCTCTTACATTATTTTGAAAGCTTTTTCTTTGACATGGGCCATTGAGCATTCCCTTGTTGTTTCTTACTCCTAACATCATTACTACTATACTCTCTCATATAGTTTGAATTTGGTTTTGGATTAGGAACCTTTGGTGCTTTCTTTGGTTTTCCAGATTTCATTTCTTGAATGATTTTCTTACAGCTTTTACTTTGTCCTTTGCTGATTTTACTTCATATCGTTTCTCAGCTCTTTCAGCTTTATTTCTAATCTTTTGTGTAGCAAGACGCTCTTTTGTACGAATAGCTTGAATCTTTCGCTGAGCACTCTCTTTCATTGTACCATCAGCCTTCTTACCCTTTTCCATAACACTCATCATTTTCTTTTCAGAATCAGAATAAGTTCTTGCTTTTGGTTTATAAGAAATATCTACAGCCTCTCTCTTGGGTATATCTAAACTCTTCTTAATTTTAGAAGGCATAACACTTCCCATTTTTGGAGTGATTCCAGGCTTCTTGACCTGCTCTGTAGATTTTTTAGCAGAGGATTGTTTAGGAGAAGATTCTTTTTTAACAACCTCTTTCTTTTCCTCTTTAGCTTTTGTTGAGAAGTTGAAAGATTCTCCTTTAGTGGTATTCATGTAATCATCATACCCTGTCTTTGGCTTCCAACCAGGAGGTGGTATCAATAGTCCACGCTGAGCTTTTTTAATATCCTTTTTCATATTAACAACCGTTTTTACATTTACCACCATTCATTGTCTTCTTTGCAGCCATGCCTTTCTTAGCTGTTGTCTTCTTTGCTGTGATTTTTCCACCACTTTTGAAAGCTGGTCTTTTTAATTTACCACTCTCCAAGCCTTTCACCATGTCATCCACAATACCTACTCTACTTCTACCTGGCTGACTAGTTAGTCTATCTTGTTTAATAACCTTTCCGCTTTTATCTGATACAGTGTAGTTGAATGTTTCATTACGCATTTTATCAGGTGATCTATAATTACCTGATTTGTAACCAACAGTATCAATAGACATCTTTCTATCATCACCAAGTGCAATTTCCATTGGTCTTAGGCTTGTAGATCTTTTAGTAACTTCAGGAAGCATAGTTTCTTTTGTTCCGACCTGAGCTTTTTTAATTGGCTTTTTAGCACCAACTTTTCCAGCAAGCTTAGCTTTTACAGCCTTCGTTTTAGCAGTTGACATTAATTTATTTTTCATATCAGCAACCCATTTTACATTTACCCATAGACTTCTTTACAGAAGCTCCTTTTTTAGCCATGCTAACTTCTCCACCATCTTCAAATCTTTTTCTAGGATTCATTCTACTGAATCCAGACTGATTTTTATTCATCTTATTAGATCTTTTGATAATGGCTTTATAGCTATTGCTTGGCTTACTTTTTTGTGAACTAGCTGTTTTAGTAGGCTTATCAGTCATTCTGGAAGCAGTTACTACAGCTTCAGGAAGCATTGATCCCTCTTGGTCATAATTTTTAACATTATCTCCAGCTTGAGCTTTTTTAATTGGTTTCTTAGCAACTACTTTTTTAGCAGCAACTTTAGCACCATACTTAGCTTTTCCTGCATTCATTTTAGCACCAGCAATTCTATCAGCTGCTGTAGGCTTAGGATTTTTGTCAATGCCTGCTTTTACAGAAAGCATTCCAAAACTTTTACCAGATTTGGCTTTTGCAATTTTTTTCATGATTTATAAATGTTTTGTTTGAATTGTCGAATGTTTAGTAAATTTAAAAATAATTTGTATATTTTTCATAAAACCAAAATTTAATTAAATGTATGGAACACATTGATGTTTTAAACCCTTTTGGAACCCACGAAGTGTTGAAGGTTATTGACGAGAACAAAAAGCCTAACGAATGGTGGAAAGATTATGTCTCACTCAATGAACCTGAAATTGAAAATGAATTCTACGTTCTTTTCCCAGATGGTCTCCTGGTTAAAAAAGGGAGAGCCAAGTTTAAAACCAGCGACTACCTCAAAGGTCAAAAGTTTAAAAGCTTCAAATCCTTCTATGAAGAAGTTCAGGTTTGAAGGTGATCCCCATATGTATGGTTGGAAGACAAAACCTATTGTAGGAATTGTGTACACTGTAAAAGATGTAAACTTCATGAGACACAACTCTGGAAAATGGGCGGGCATTACAGAAGAAGATCTTTTAAGGTGGAATGATTTTATAGAAATAAAAAACCAATAAATATGCCTGATAATAAATTTCAAGAAGAAGTTCATGATGTTCTTCAAAAGATTGAAGATCTCTTAATTGCTAAGAATGAAAAGTATGGTAACTCAGCATTAGAACCTCTTGGTGTGTTCAGTCAGTTGTCCGCAAAAGAAGGACTACTGGTTAGGATTGATGATAAGCTCAAGAGAATCAAAAACGGTAGCCTTGAGAAGGATGATGAAGATGTAGTTAATGACTTAGTTGGCTATCTTGTTTTGTTAAAAATTCATGCAAAACAAACTACACCAAGTAATATAAGCAACCCTTACAATACTAACTCAACTGCTTCATGTGGGTATGCACATACTACTACTTGGAGTCATACTACTAGTAAATCACACAACGAGGATTAAAAATTTGTCGCACATTTAGTGAGTTTTTGCGACAAAAATGTCCAGTTTATTTGCTAAAAAACTAAACAATTCGTCCCAGATATTGACTAAATCTGGGACTATATTTTGGCACTATTTGCTATAAGTTGCCAAAAGTAAAATAGAATTTACAATTTGGCAGTTTATGTAAAATATCTTTAATCTTATCGGAAGTTTTTCGAATTACGAGGGTAGATTTTGCAACTTTCTACCCTCGTTAACTTATAAGTTACCAAATTGGGAACTTTTGTAAACCTTTAGAATAACTTCTTACTAATTCCCAAACTGTGAATTTTTGTCACAGGTTGATATTGATATTGGAATAGATACTTGTTGTCCAAATAAGCAACTTTTGCAGCTGGATCTAACAAAGAGTTGATGCCTGCACCAACATAGATTCCTTTAGGCTTTTGTATAATAGTCTTAGTCTCTGTGTTGGTGATGGTGTTTGTCACTGTAGGGATTTTGAAATCATTCGTTACAGTCATTTTAAGCACCTCTCCAAGCACTTCTCCAGAAACATATGTCTTACCATATTCAAAAGGAGTTATTGTACTGAAGCTATTAATTGTAGGCTTGTAGTCAACAAGGATTGTATCCCTAAGAACTTCTGTTTTTATCTTAGTTTTAGGGATGTACACTGTGTCTTTAATCTCTTTGTAGACTGTATCAGTTTCCACTTTTGTTTCAAACTTGTACACTGTCTCCTGTTCAGGTCTAGGATATACTATAAAAGCTAAAATTACCCCTGCAATAAAAGCTAAAATAGCAATCCTGATTCGTTCATCGTCAAGTAACTCTTTCATTTGTCTTGATGTTATAGTTTATTCTTTTGGAAAGTTTGAATACTTTAACCCCCACATTAAGTTAATCATTGCCATTTCTCTTTCTGCTAAGTGTTGATTCATCTTTAATCTTTTTTTAATTTCCAAAATACCCCACTGCTTCCAATTTTCACCTTGTTCATATGTCATTTCCCACTGTTGAAACCAATTGTCTTTTCTATCTTTAATATCTCCATACGTAATAGGGTGACCAGCAATTTCAAACATTTTGTTTATAGCATCTACAAGAAACATTTGTGATTTTTCTTCTCGAGACAAACGTTTTTTCTTTTCCATAATTTATTAAATCAATTTCGCTTTCATAGCGGGAATTTAATAGAATCTATTAAAACACTGTAAGTATTTGTACTTTTTGATTGATGTCTTTTCATATTGAATAAAATAATTCTACCACCCGTAGGTTTTGGAGGAGCACCACGTTCAATGTGCCATCCATGTGACCCATCGCCATATTCTTCTTTGTATGTTCCAACAATGCAATGGTGAATTTCTTTCTGCTCCAGCTCATATTCACGCTTTCCACGATTGAATTTCAAAACGTCTCTTACATCATTTCTACACCAGTTCTCGTGAATGTGACCAAGAACAAATATATCCATGTTCTCATACATTTCAAGGGCTCTTGTGAGGTTGATTGCACCTTTCGTTACGATACCTCCACCACCAGAACCATGAAAATACTTAAGATGTTTTACAAGTGATACACTACTGTAATTTAACTTTATAGAAACCCATCCACCATATCCACCCACTTGAACATTTGTTTTGTTCTTGTAATTGAGAAGGTCTACAAATCTCTGTAGAACATCTGTCTCCTGGTATTTGATAATGCTAGTCTCATGATTACCATAAGCAATCACTGTAAATAAATGTGCGTATGGACTAAACCATTCTACAGCTGTCTCAATAACAGAGTCTAGATACTTAGCGTTGTTATGCTCTGGTCTAATGTCTGATTTATTAGCTCTACGATCGCCCCTGCCCTGCATGAGGCAAAATAGGTCTCCGTTGACCAGGATGGGTATCTTATTGGTCTTACAATATTCTAGATGATCTTTAAGTTTTGTTCTGTCGCATTTAGGATTGTCCCAATGTAAGTCTGATATGATTGCTAGCTTATAGTCTTTCAGTTCTAAAGAATGTACATTCTTCAGTATTCTTTCTATTTTAAACATTGTGCGGAGCTTTAGTTGATTTATTCACTGACCACGTAAAAAGTTTTGGTCTCCTATCATTAGTTGATTTTAAAAAGTTGAAGTTATAACGTACATGCTTAGAGCACATAACTAAAAAAGTGATATATAATATGATGGCTAGCAGTTCCACTTTCTTAGAGCTAAAGCTTTTCTTGTAGGTTTGCCATTGGGCTTTGTCATAGGACCCTTTACACCAGACATCCTAGCACAGAAAGACTTGCGTCTTTTTGCAGGCTTGCTATCTGGGTCAAGCTTAGATGGCTTAGTTGTTACAGCCATCTTTAATTTGCTTCCAGGATTTGCTCTTCTGTATGAGGCAACACCTTTACGATTTAGGCCACCCTTAGGATCTTTACCTTCTTTTCTTGTCCAAGCTGCTGTCTTTGCCATTTCTTTTTCCTTTATATTTATAATCAGGATTATCTTTGTGCCATTTCTTTGTAGAAGCGACACCTTGTTTAACTGTTTTAGCTCTTCCTATCTTAGTGAGATTGATGGTATCCCATTTACCTTTATCCATTGTAGGATGGTTTACCATTATGTCTCCTTTGGTAGCTTTACTACTGTTTTTGGCAGATTTATAAACTACATGCTTTTCACCACCAGCCATCACCTTCACCTTACCACCATTCTTTAGTGTAGAACCTTTAAATAGTCCTTTCTTTTTAACAAGAGGACCATTTGGAACAGGTGTGATGTTTCTCATTTCTTTTTTAAAAGGTTAAGAGATTTTAATTTCTTTACGATTGTGTTAGCCTCATCTTCAGCAAGAGTTATTATCTCCTCTGATTTTTTTTCAGCATCCCATTTGTATAAAAGAAAAGCTAGGTGCATAGTTTCATGCATAATCGCTGTCTTCTGTTCATCTGCGCTATATTTATTAAACGTACCCATATTCAAGAAGACAAAAGGTTTATATGGATCTTTGGCTGTGAGCTTCTTATCTTCTGGATCATAGTTTGTAAGTCCATAGATGTAAACTCCATTCCCTTTTGTCTTGTCAACCTCTTCAGCTTTGGCATCTTTGTAATTCAAACCATGCATTTCTTTAACATTATAAAACTTAAATATGTCCGTAGCATCCTTACCAATAACAAGAATGTATTGTCCCATATCAAAGTTCTTAATGTCCTGCATGGCTATTATTTCTTCATTTTCTTTAGTGTCTGAGCAAGACGAGCTCTTTGACCAAGTTTCCCAGGCTTCTTTGCAGCAGCTGCAAGTTTACCAGCAGGAATTGGTTCACCCTTCTTAGCACCAAGTTGTGCACGTAGAGCTCCTGGCTTTTTGATAGCCTTTTGAATCCACTTACCACCTTTAGCTTTTTCTACCTCACCACCCTTTTTCATCATCTTGGTAGCACCAAGTTCTTTATCTGGAGCAAGACTCACCTTAGTTTTTGCGTTAACTGGAGGCAAGTTTCTTTCTTGCACTTTAGTCCAAGCACCATCAGGATCAACAGGTCCTACACGTTTTGGTTGAGATTTAACAACTCCACCAGCTTGCATTTTCTTTTTCATTTCTTTTTACTTTTAGATTGTGCCTTAATCTTTTTTTCTTGCTTGAGCATAGCAGCAGTGGGTTTTTTCCCACTGCCTTTGTTTGCTCTAATATTGTCCCACAAACCTCTTTGTGAAACTGAGCCATCAGCTCTTTTAATCATTTCCTTCTTCATCTTTGTGAATAGTTAATTGTGTAGGGGCAGGTTTGATTTTTCCCTCTTCAACACTCTTAGCCATAATACTGTCAAGAGCTGTATTAGCCTTGTCAGCTAAAATGATTGCTGGAGCTTCTGGAAGGTTAAGAATGCTTCTTACAGCATTAACCACTATTGCAAATTCCTGACCAGTTAGTTCAATTTTCTCATCTGGAGACCAGACGTACTTTTGTGTTGGATCGTAAGACATAATTATTATTGGTTTATAAAATGATTTCAAATGATATTGAGCCCGTTGTCTTGATACTTTTTGAAAGATTCAATCTAATGTTATAGATGTTGTGAAACTTTAATATCTCCTCAAGCAACATTTCTATATACTTGGGGTGACTAGGGGCAAGTCTAAATTGATAGGAATGAGTGCTCTTTGTTATCTGCAATGCAGAGAGCTCATCGATTGAGTCGATCATACCCTCTAGTCTTGCAAAGTAGACCATGTCGTTATCCTGCATGATCTCTGGAAAGAACTTCCTTACTATCTCCATTAAGACAAAGTTAGTAAATATTTAGTTTTAGCTGCTTCTCCAGATAATGCATCTGCAAGATTTGCGATGTCATGATAACTGTTTGATTCCCCATAAACTTTTAGGGAAGAAGCAAAAGACATTAATTCACTAACCACCATTGCTACCTCTGCTGGTCCTATTGGATCAATCTTTAATGACATTGGTTTTCTTGCAGTGTATCCCATTATTTTCTCTACAACATCATCTCTGAAGTCCTGTAGATACTCATATAGTTTACCTGTAGCTTTGTGTTCAGCATAGCTAGAAGTTTGCCAATGTAATAAATGTAATTGCTCCTGAAAGTAAGTTAACTTAGAAGCAATGGATTCGAGACTCATAGTCCCTGGTCCATTGCTTTTGTTAATCATTTCCTCTGGAAATAATGACTTTGCCATTATTAGGTAGGTGAAGTGGTGGTGGTTGTAGTAGTAGGTGCTACCGTTGTAGTGGTGGTAGTTGTGCTACTTGTACTTGTAGTAGTGGTTGTTGTAGGCGCACAGCATTCGTATGCTGGAACTTCTACCCAATTACCAACTTTAGGCTTCTGTCTTCTTAGGATCAAGCTACCTGCTACTACACGTCCGCTACCATCGTAGCGTACATACGCTTTCAAATCTTTTCTGTTGTAAGCTCCCATAATTGTTTTACGGTTAATAGGTTAGGTTATATTTATTTTTTAGTTCTTTAATTTTATTTGCATAGAACCATGTGCAATATTTTTGAGATGTTTCATCATTAAGAATTGCATCTAGATGTGGATCTTGTGTAGGATCTCCACCATTGTGATACTTTCCTTTGTAGAAGCAATGGTATGTTCCGTTATGTGGAGATACAATTCCTGCATTGTGAAACAGCGTATTTTCTTCTAGTCTTTCAATTGGATCAGTTGCCCAAGAGAAATTCATTTCTTTAATCACTTTTGTTTCTTGTCCTCTAAACCAGAGATTCCAAAGTACACCCCACATATCTGCACACCAGCTTTGATATCCCTTATTTTCATTTTCAAAGAACTCTCTATTTACTTTCTGTAAATAAGTTCTTATCAATAAAGAATCATTCATCACCTTGTTCCAGAATGTAGCATCAACATCTTTAAGGAAGTATTGTGCTCCTCCTGAGTGTTCATTGTTGTCATAAGCTACATCCTTATCAACACCAACTAAGCTCATCACTTCTCCAAGAATATCTCTAGTTTTATACTCTTCCAACTTATTTGGAAGAACGTCATTTTGTTTACTTTCAAAATATGTAGCGTTGATGTAACTGTTTGTATCTGACAAATAACATACATCATCCTGTGTATAATCATCTACATTGAAATTCTTTGTGAATAGCACATCAGAATCGCAGTAGAATATTGCTTTGTTACTAAGATCTGGATTTTCCTTGAAGTGTTTCCATAATGTCCAAGGTCTGAGTATTGGGATGTATATAGGTAAATACTTATCTAAATCACCCTCGTCTTGATAGAAATGAAACTCTGCTTCTGGATACAAATTGATGATTTGTTCCCATTTTGTGTTCTTCACTCTTCCTGTTGGAATGTAAAGAAGAACAATTGCTTTATCAGAGTGTCCTATTTCTTTGAGACTTTCCAACCATAGATGCACTTGCCATGTAAAATAAGTGTCATCTGGCTGAACGCAGATAAATCTAAGATCCTTCATATGTAGTTGTTATTGGTTTCTCTTTTATACAGTGGTAGTTGTTGTCGTAGTTGGAGAAGCAGTTGTGGTGGTAGTAGTTGTTAAACTAGCAGTCACCTTAATCAACTGATCAAGCTGATTTGATATTTGCCAAAGAAGATTACTCTCCTGACTCCATCCTATTTGTTTGTTAGGTATGCCCATTATTAATAAATTTTATTTAGTACAAAAACATCTGTATATATACTGTTTCCAGCATTGTTACTTCCCCATTGAACAGTGATATCTAACATGTTACTAACTGTAGTGTCAAAGGTGGTGGAGTTGACAGTGTTGATTCCAAAACCTTCTAGACTAGCATTATTTGTTTTAGCATAGGTGAATCTGCCAAACGAAGCAATTGACGCTACACCAGCAGCACCAATTTGTCTAATAGTAAAGTCAATATTTAATGTCCAAATGTCGTCTATGATAGCATTTGATAATGATTGAATACCACTATCAAGAAGAACAACAGATCCAGCTTTCACTCTAATTCGTATAGTTTGATTATTAGCAGCATCCATCACACCACTCAAAGCAGCGTTAAAGCTATCACCAACAGCAAATCCATTGGCTGGAACACTCATTGATCCTACACCACCATTAACTAAAGATGTTTCAACAGTGGTGGCAGTTACAGGAGTGCTATTCGCTGTTTGAGCAAACAAACCATCTGATGGACCTGGAGGTCCTTGTGGTCCTGGAGGTCCACTAACCTTACTGGTGACACCAATCAATTTATTCAATTGATTAGCAATCTCCCAGAGAAGATTAGATTCTTGGCTCCAGCCTATCTGCTTGTTGAATATGCCCATGATTATCTTCCTTGTCCTCTATACTTACTGACCTTCTTACCCTTTGGGGTGTTCATGTTTCTAGCCTTTCCAATTCTTCTTTTTCCAAAGGAGATCTTTCTTGATTCAGCTGTAACTTTTGCTTTAGCCATAACTCATTCATTTTCAATAGTGTGAATTTATAAATAATTATTCATTATTCATCAACACTATTATTTTTTGTCTTATTAATCCATTTATCTACAGAAGCTATGCCAAATGATCCTAGCACAATCACCATAAACCCATCAAATATGAATTCATGTATAGGCATTTCTTTTCCCATTACACCTGTTACAACATCTGTAATTAGTGTAGCAATCATCATTACAAAAGCAATGAATCCCACTAAGGACTTTTCATTGATGCTGTTCTGATCGTTAAATAAATCTTTTATGAATTGTTTCATTTGAATACTTGATAAGATGTTTTACCATTCACTCTAACAGCTTTTAACTTTTGTTTCCTATTTCCAGTCTTGGTGTAGCTGACATGAACCCAGTCAGGATTAAAGTCAGTTCCAAACTCCCAGATAAGCTGGTCGAAATCCAACTTATTTTTTATGAAGTCAAATACCATTCTATTAGTTACTTCTCCATTACTGCCATCCATATCGATGTCAATCGCTTCGCCCTTACAATGTTGACTGGACAAACTACCTTTAATGAAATCATTGAGGGCCTTGCTTCTGTACCCGCTCGAGATAAAAATAGGAACTCCAAAGTGTGCACGAATAGGTTCGAATACTTTCTCAGCTAATAGTTTAAAGTTTTCCAAATGCTCAGCAGTTGGAGTGTTGTCAATTCCGTGACGTTTTGCAGAATCACTTCTAGTAATTTCTGCAATGCTTAGATGTGGGCTAATTTTCATTCCTTTGATTTTTTATCTTCTGATGTTGCATATTTAATTCCCATAATTGTGCCTACTATAGAAAAGGCATTGGTCAACAACACTGAGAACATGTTGCTCCATGTTGAACCAATAATCTGTGTGTCTTTATTTGATAGAATAGCAAAGGAGTACATTATGGTTGTAATAAAGCCTACACTCATAATTACAAATAAAGCAGACTTTACGATTACTTTGATTAACTCGTTTTGGCTTTTCTTAATTGTAGCATCTAAGTCATTAACGGCTGCGTCCTTTTCAATTTCAATAGCTAGTTTCAACTTGTTAGTGTTATCTAACTCAACCTGCAACGTCCTTGATAGCTCATTAATTTTATTCTTGCTGATAATGGTTTCAGTAATGTCCGTTGCTATCTTCATTACTTTTGTAATTATACCGTTATCGTCAAAGATTGGGTTATAGGTTGCTTGCAAATAAATTGGGCTACCATCTACTTTTTTCCTTTCAAATTCACCCTCATAAAATTGACCACTTGCTAAGGTCTCCCAAAACTTTTTGTAGTCATCAGACTTTGAGTACTCGTAGGACACAAAAATGCTGTGATGCTTGCCTATTAACTTATCATGTTCCTTTTCTTGAAATCCCATTGCCTTCAAGAATATCGAATTCATTCCAAGAATAAAGCCATTTAGGTCAAAGTAAATAATCGCATTACTACGATTAATTGCCTCCATCCTACTTAGCAGTTCTTCTTTTGATAAGTTTTTCATTTTATTGATTGATGTTGGACAATAAGCCAGATAGATATTGTAGCAATGCTGCTATAGCTACCACTATTCCAATTGTCCATGTAATTCTTCTTCTAAATTCTTCTTGCTTTTCTATTTTTTTCTCCATTAGAGCAATCTTCTCTTCTAGTATTTCTATTTTATCTACAAATCCACCAGACTTTGTTAGGGGATTGCCTAGAATTGCATCCACCACTTGTGTAAGTTTCCCATCAATAGAAGACATCTTCTCCTCTAGGTCATAGAGACGCTGATCCATACTCTTTAATTCGTTGTTAATTTGTTGCTGATACAAGTCAGTTGACATACTAGATTCATTTACAATTGATTGAAACAACAAAGCACACCCCTTTTGAGGTGTGCTATGGAGTTTTTTGGACAGTTTTATTCAATTCTGGCGAATAGTAGTAAATTTAGGACATGTATCGATAACTACCAAAATTTTGTATCTTTAATTCATGAAGAAGGCAATTATCATAGGGACATTTCCCACTGATAAAACTACAGAAGAAATGCTCGTCTCTTGCATAGAAAGTGTCAAGAGATTTGGTTGGGATATTTTTTTAACATCCCACAAAGCACTCCCTCAACACATCGTTGAACTTGTAGACTATTACATCTACGATGGAGAAAATGTTCTAGACCCTATTGACCTCACCCCTGTTTACTGGTATCATTCTGATGTGTTCTCTGTTCAAATTAATGGACGAGGACACATTGTTCCAATTACTAGAAATATGAAAAATTCAATAGGACTTTTAGATGTTCTAGGTTATGGATTTTTTTATTACATGGAGAGCGACAACATTATTTCTTTAGAAGATGTTAATAAACTAACTTCTCTTGCCTCACAAATGTCTTGTGAAGAAAAGGAAATAATTCTTTTTAAAATTAATGAAGAGACTAATGCAAGGTATGAGTCCTTGATGTTTGGAGGAAACCCACATTTCTTTTTAAACAATGCACAACTACCATCTAAAGCTGATGATATTCGAAAATACAATGTTCATCCAACACTTGAAGATATTTTTTACACAAGCTTCAGATACAAAGAAGATCATTGCCTAATCATTAACCAGTCAAGTGAAGAATTATTACAGACTAGTGAAATCAACATCATAGCGAACCATCGTAAGGCTGAAGTCATCAAAGATATTGATGATGATAGATATTTCTTGTGGATTTCAAACTCTCCAGATAATCCAACTGATATCAGTTTTAAAATAAATGGAAACGATGGAGGAAACATTCCACCTAACGGATATTATTATCAACAAGTAAATGTGGGAGATTTATTTAACGTTGAGATTGTTGAAGGTGTCCAAACAATATTCAAATCATTTTCAATTAATGAATTAAATTTTCCAAAATTTGCAGAAATGGGTTATATAAATTTTAAAAAATGATACAAGTTGAAAAAAACAGACTTGAGTTTCTTAAAGAAATGTTGAGTCAAATACCTAACGGTAAGGGTATTGAAGTGGGAACCTTTAAAGGTGAACTGTCTATAGAAGTCCTAAAGATGTGGGATGGTACACTATACATGCTTGATGTGTGGCGACCACTGGGAGATGAATATGTTGATTCCAGTAACCATGCAAACTTTGAACAGGGTGTCTTCAAAGATGCAATGAACAACATTCAAGGTCTTGAGGATAGAGGTGTCATGATCAGAGCTACCTCTGAGGTAGGCGCAGACATCTTTGCTGACGAGAGTTTAGACTTTGCATACATCGATGCTAATCACGCATACGCATTTGTCAAGCAGGACATTGCTTTATGGTGGCCCAAGGTGAAGAAAGGTGGATGGTTGTGTGGACACGACTATATAAAGATGGACTGGTGGAATGATCCTAAGTTTGACAAGAATGGTATCGACAAGCACATCTGGAATGAGAATGGATACTTTGGAATGTTTGGAGTTAATCCAGCTGTAGAAGAGTTTTGTAAATCTAATGGTCTAAATTCATACATCACTGATGAGTTCTTCGGAAGCTGGTTTGTTAAAAAAGTATAATATTGGTGTTGTAGTATCATTCAATGATGCTTACTCAGACATGGCGAGAGTTAGTGTTTTTGAAAATATTGAGCACTATTGCAAGCTACATGGATACACGCTGCACATCGATAAGCAGGAGTCTGAAAGAATGGATAGGTATGCAGCCTGGAATAAAATTATTGCTTGTATTGATGCACTTCCTTTGTACGATTGGATTTTTTACATAGATGTAGATTGCATCATCATGGATCATTCCAAAATGTTAGAAACTTTTATCAGTGATGAATACTCATTCATTATTCCAGCTCACAACATAAAAGCAATTGACACACCTGTATTAAATGAGATGGGTACAGATTGCGTAATAACCAGTCAATTTTTTGTAAAGAACGATGAGATGGGAATGGCTATCCTAGAAGACATCTGGGAAGCAAGTGATTGGCCAGCTGACATGGACATTAATAAATTTGATCATGAGGGTAGACAAACAAGAGTTACCATCAACAAGCCACAATTTTCAAAGCGTGTAAAAGTAGTTGAGGAGCATCTTCTTAATAGATTTTGGTATGTCAATAATCCATTTATAAACTTTCACAACAAGAGTGTAAACAATAACATCTGGCAACCAGGTGATTTCATTGTACACGTGAGCAATTATTCTGCAAAGGAGCGTACTGATCTACTTGACATGCTCAATCATTTTTCTGGAGGAGAATTGATGGCATATGTTCGTGAACCTTCAATAATTAAGTTTACATGCTTCGATGACTTAGAAGATGTTTGGATTGACTTGTGTAATGAAAATAATGAAGTGATGATTAAATATTATTTCGAAGATCTATCTTGTGAAATCACCTACATTCTGTACACTAATGATCAAATTGATCAGCAAAATTTAATTATCAAGGCATATAAAAAAGAACAATTAATTTCAGCAAGATATCTACCATGCAAAAAATAAAAAGAGCATACGTTCTCTATGGAACAGAAGCATATCTACCAACACTAGAACAGTGTGCACTATCCATTACAGCAGTCAGTGATGTGCCAGTGTTGGTGTATTTGATGGGAGATGGTAGTAATTTTAATAATGACTATTACATAGATAAGAATGTCACTATTGTTCCCTGGTACATCGATCTGTCTGAAAAAGATCTTTACAATAAAGATGAGCAAGGAAACTTCTACATCAAGCGTGGAAAGAAAGACATCTACAACATTCTTGTAGAACGCATAGCAATCATTGAAGATGCTTTATTAAATCATGCAGACACTATTGTGTATGTAGACAGTGATTCTATTGCTACAGAAAATCTAGACAGAATATTCCACATGTACAATGGTGAGCCATACGTGCTTGCCACAGAGGGGATATATGAATGGATGCTTTACGATGGTCGTGGTGGTTGTGAGACAAGAGAAGACATGACAGGAACACTAGAGTATAATGTTTGTCAGCTTTTGGGCATAGATCAATCTGTAAGAAAACTTTATAGAACAACAAATCTTTTTATAGCTGGTCAACCATCTCTATCATTTATTAAAGAATGGAAAACGATAAGCAAGCACTCTGAAATAATTAAAAATAGAGAGTTTTATACACCATTCCATGAGGAGACTTTGCTGAATGTTTTATTGTGGAAATATAATCATATTGATGGTTTACCATGTCTTTACACTAATGGATCTGTAGAAGAGACAAAGAAAGTGTACAATGAATACAGATACATTGGAGAAACTTATCTCGTGGAGGATTGGAAAAAAATTCCTGAAAAGAAAGAAGATGTTCTTGTCATACATGGAGAGAAACGAGTTGACAAAATGAAAAAAATGCGTGAGGTTGTCAACCAGCATAACAAGTTTAAAATTTTATATCTAGCCCCACACTTGTCAACAGGTGGGATGCCATCAGTTCTTCTAAAGAGGATACAGGCTTTAGAAGGATTTGATGTAGAGATTATTGTTGTTGAATATTCTAATCACAGCGATGAATACGTTGTACAGAAGAATGAAATCAAAAAACTTGTCCACAAGATGTACACACTTGTGGATAACAAGATGGAATTGATAGACATCATCAAGAGACACAATGTACACCTTGTGCACATAGAAGAGATGGTGGAGGATAGTGTCAATAACTTTCCTGTTGATCTATTGAACAATCTGTACGACAATGATAGAACTTGGAAGATTGTAGAGACTTGTCACAATGTATATTTCAAACCTGATATAGAGAAGAAGTATCACCCTGATGCATACATCTTCTGTACACCATATCATCTAGGAACATTTGGAAAGATGCCTTCTGCAAAGTTTGTTCTAGAATATCCAATAGAGAATAAAATTCCAAGTAAAGCAGAAAAGCTTTATGAAAAGGTGAAGCTTGGTATGAATCCATTAAAGAAACATGTTCTCAATGTGGGACTATGGACACCAGGAAAAAATCAAGGAGAGGGAGTGGAGATAGCTAGACAACTTCCTGAGATGGAGTTTCACTTTGTAGGAAACCAAGCTGTTAACTTCAAGCACTACTGGGAACCATTAATGCAAAATCTTCCAGATAATGTTCATGTGTGGGGAGAGCGTAGTGATGTAGACAAGTTTATGATAGCCTGTGACGTGTTCATGTTTAATTCTACATGGGAATGCAATCCATTAGTCGTTCGTCAAGCAGCGAGTCACGGATTGCCTATTCTTGCAAGAAACCTTCCACAGTATGTGGGAATGTTTGATGATTGGATTACGCCCCTGAAAGAAAATGATGTATTGGAGCAGCTTCTATCGATCAAAGCACCAAAGAATAAACCACTTAGTGAAGCATTTTTTAATTTCAAGGTGAGTCAGATGTACATCTACAACACTGTACTCACTAATGAGATGATGCTTCAGAAGATTAATATTGATGTAAACTTTGTAGGTGAACCATTTCTTGAAATCACTGGTAGATCAAACAAAGATTATTTAGTAAGATTCTACGATGAGAATGATATATGCATTTATCAGAACACCATCAGGTCAAATAATTGGATAAGACTTAGTAGAAGATGGTTCACTGATTGGAGAATAAAGGTGTGGGAAAATAACTATCTCATCTACCACTTTGAACTCAACTATGAAAACCAACGTGTCTACATATCACTAGAGAGCTCTTCATTAGGAGATACAATAGCTTGGATGCCATACGCACTTGAGTTCAAGAAAAAACACAACTGTCATGTTGTTGTAAGCACATTCAAGAACTTTCTTTTCCAGGATGTGTATCCAGAGCTTGAGTTTGTAGACCCAGGTACAGTGGTTAACAACATCAAAGGAATGTATTCTATTGGATGGTTTTACGATAGCACTAAGGAACCCATCCTACCAAACACTATACCACTTCAGAAAGCTGCTACGAACATCCTAGGACTTGAATATGAAGAGATTAGACCACGAATTGCACACACTGTTTGTAACAAATTTGATAATAAAATTGTTACAATAGCCACCAATTCAACAGCTGGTTGTAAGTTCTGGACAAGAGAAGCTTGGCAAGAGTTAATACACTATCTGCATTCAAAAAATTACAGAGTGATTAACGTGTCTAAAGAAGATAATCCATTTGAGAATTGTGAACCACTAGAAGATAAATCATTGCAGAGTGCGATGGACGCTATAAGCTATAGCGAGTTCTTTATAGGACTATCTAGTGGGTTAAGCTGGTTAGCTTGGGCTATGAATAAGCCTGTTGTGATGATAGCAAACTTCACAGAGGAAGGACATGAGTTTTCCTGCATACGTCCTGTGAAGAAGAGTGTATGTAGTGGTTGTTGGAATAGTCCCAAGTATAAGTTTGATAAGAGTTGGGACTGGTGTCCTGTTCATGCTGGAACTGACAGACAATATGAATGCCAGTCAAGCATAACAAGTGGGGATGTTATAGCCTTAATCGAAAGCAAGCAACATGAAAACTGGATAGGTTGATTCTGATTTAAAATCAAAGTCTTCGATTTTAAAATCTAGTTCACCAGCATCCACTTCTACGTTCATAAGTTGTGTTCTTTCTTCAATAAGCTTTTGGATTGCTGGGTTAGGAGAACCATCCTCAAGAGTGTTTTCAATAACAAGGTTGCCATCTTTTTCAACAGCACCAAGACTAGTGAATAACTCTTTCTCAGATTTCATGTATTGCTCCTTCTCTTCACCAATCTTCTTCAGAACTTTCTGTAGAAGATATTTGTTTTTGAAGCTGATACTCTCATTCATCAATCCTACAATTGATGATTCTTCTCTCTTGCCTCCAGCTATTTCTAGCTCAAGCTCAAACATTTGAAATAGTTTAAATTTCATACTTATTGGTTTTTTATTTGTTTAATTATTCTACAATATCCGTAGTAGTAGTAGTAGTGGTTGTAGTTTCTGGAACAGCTGTAGTGGTGGTAGTAGTGGTTGGTACTGGTGGTACATAGTCACCTGTGATGGTTAGGTTCAGCTGTGCTGCTACCCATTCCCATGCAAATTCGTCTTGATTCCATTCTTGGTATGCCTCACCAGTCATGCTCAAGTTTCCTTGTGCCACTTGTTGACCAACTGCTAGGTCTACAGTTTCAGCAAACAGCTGATAGTAGAATGTAGCACTTGTTCCTAGTGTAACATTTACAGCGTAGGCATTTAGAATCTTTGCCTCTACTGTTTGTCCGTTGTCCCAGATTGAGACAGGTTCGATTGTTTTCATACGTTTTTTAGTTTATCTATTTCTGTTTCTAGTTTTTCGATTTTTGCCATTGCTTCCTGAAGTACTTTAATAGTTGCATGGTGCAAGTCAGCGGTATAAATTGATTTTATTGGCTCTTCTTGACTAATTATTGCATCTTTATTTGATTCGGTTTTATTAGTCCATCCGTCTACGTCTACAAATTCAGGAGCTACTTTTTCAACTTGTTGTGCAATAACTCCAATATTAAAATCGTCATGCGTTTGGTCTTTGTACTTGAATTTTACAATTTCAATATTTTTAAATTTATCCCAATAAGATTCAAGAGGCGCAATTTCCTTTTTTGTCCTTTCGTCAGAAAGGTTTGTATCATTAGCCTGATAATTAGAAATTCCACCATTTGAGTAAACTATAAATCTAGCTGCTGAGGTGTCATCAAAATAAAGGTAATAATTAGTACCGTTATTAGGCGCAGCAGCTGAAAACCTTATATATGGGCCATAAGGATTAGCTGAGGTATTCCATAAATAAGCTATATTATTACCTTGATTACTCATTAATTCGTGATAACTACTTGCAGAATCATAAAAAACACCATTATTACTAGCTTTTAAAAAACCATTTGAATTAATGCGCATTCGCTCAGAACCATTAACCCCAAATACCATAGGATTTGTGGAATTAATTAAAAAATTACTTATATCACCTCCAGCTTCTAAAATACCTAAACTTGCATTACTTAATCCAACTGTTGTACCTGTTGCATTAGCTCCATAAGCAAGCATACCAACATATCTGTTACCTGTGGTAATCGTATACAAAAATGTTCTTGCTGATACTCCTGTGTTAGGATTAGTTAAAGATAATCTTGCATCCCCGTTTGTATCTTGGAATACTGATAATCTTTGTCCTGGAGTAGTCGTCCCAATCCCTACGTTGCCGCCTGAGGTGATGGTTAATTTTATGTCTGTATTAGTTCCAAATTGCAAAGCGGTATTAGTATTATTATACATCATAGTTGCATAAGATAAACCTCCACTTGCTAAAGAATTACCAGCACTATTATTTATACCTAATATTAAATCACCTCCTGTGTTTAAAATACGTTGATAAGTTGTTGCAGTTCCTGTTGAAGTGTTTACCAAATAATTTGTCCCCCCAGCCGTCACGCTACTTGAAAACCGCCCAGTCCCGTTAACGTCTAGCTTAAAGCCTGCGTCCGTTGTCGTTCCAATAAGCACGTTGCCCCCATCGGTAATCCTAAGTCTAGGATTTCCAGATACGTTGGTATGAAAATCTAAATTTGTATTTCCTAAATAAATAGCACTTCCAGTTCCTCTACTATTATTTATTAATAATTCAAAATCATTTGTGTATTGAATTCCTCCAGATTTACTTGCACTCAAAGAATCAAAAAGTAATTGTGAGCCATTGCCAACAATGTTTACTTGAGTAGAATTTGATTGCACAATACTGTTTCCAATAGTTGTGCTGCCAGTAAATACTGGAATTGTTCCGCTTGTCCCTGTTCCTGTCACTTGATTAACAGGTGTACTACCTGATGTTCCACTAGTACCACTAGTACCACTAGTACCACTGGTACCCCTAGTACCACTAGTACCACTAGTACCCCTAGTACCACTAGTACCACTAGTACCTGATGTCCCACTGGTACCATTCACACCACTTGTACCACTCGTACCGTTTATACCATTTATACCAGAAGTACCACTTGTTCCGCTTGTCCCAGAGGTACCGCTTGTCCCGCTAGTACCTGAAGTTCCAGAGGTACCAGTTGTACCAGCATTACCAGTTCTTGAGAACATGGTTGCTAATTGTGCACCATTAGTTGGAAGAGTTCCGCTAATGTAAGAAACAGGTATTGTATAATATCCAACATTTGCTGTTACAGCTCCTGTAACTTGAAACTGATTTACCACTGTACCATTATCTCTACTATATAGTGCAATTACGCCTCTAGCTGAGGTTGTTGTACTATCATCCCAAGTATCGTACCATGCAGTTTGTGTATTACCTAACTGGTCTAAATTATCTATATAAATTTCAGTTACTGAAGCAATTGTAGAGTTATTATATGCAACTATTCCATCGCCAGGATCTGCGTTGGTCGTGGTTGTAGAAAAATTATATCTTACTCCACCTGCTTGCCCAGCTGTACCACTAGTACCACTTGAACCAGTAGTACCCGAAGTACCACTTGTACCAGAAGTGCCTCTAGTACCAGAGGTACCGCTGGTTCCTGTAGTTCCACTGGTACCACTAGTACCACTAGTTCCACTGGTACCCCTAGTACCCGATGTTCCAGAGGTACCATTAATACCACTTGTTCCACTGGTACCATCTATACCAGAGGTTCCAGAAGTTCCAGAAGTTCCAGATGTTCCATTAATACCACTTGTGCCAGATGTTCCATTTATACCAGAAGTACCACTAGTACCTCTTGTTCCAGAAGTTCCAGATGTACCTCGTGTACCACTGGTTCCACTGCTTCCACTATTTCCAGAAGTACCAGATGTTCCTGTTGTTCCACTGGTACCACTGCTTCCGCTAGTTCCTGTTGTTCCACTGGTACCAGAAGTAGCAGAAGTTCCACTAGTTCCGCTAGATCCACTTGAACCATCGCCTCCACTAGCACCATCTAAATTGACAACCCAAGAAGTGTATGTGCCACCACCCACTGTTCGTGTAGGGGCACCAAATGTAAGAGAGCCTGTATTAGAATCGTAAGATATTATTTCACACTCTTGGAAATTAGAAGTGTCATAAACAATAATGATTGATTGTGCAGCAGTATAAGCTAAACCTGTACCTACAGTTATTGTACCGCTGTTTCCTAAAGTAAAAGAAGATGTAGAAGTTGTTCTATATCTATCTCCAGAGATACCACTAGTTCCAGAGGTTCCTGTAGTTCCAGCTGTACCAGATGTTCCACTAGTAGCGGATGTACCACTTGTTCCAGAGCTACCACTAGTACCTGTTGTACCGCTAGTGCCAGAGGTAGCAGATGTACCACTAGTGCCAGAAGTTCCTCGTGTACCACTTGTACCGCTAGTACCAGTGGTACCAGAAGTACCAGTAGTTCCACTCGTACCAGTGGTACCAGAGGTTCCAGACGTTCCTCTGGTTCCAGATGTACCAGAGGTTCCTGTAGTACCTGACGTGCCTGTGGTACCACTAGTTCCACTGGTGCCAGTGGTTCCAGAAGTACCTGAGCTACCACTCGTACCTGACGTTGCACTTGTACCACTGGTACCAGATGTACCCGTTGTACCAGAAGTACCAGTAGTGCCAGAAGTACCAGTAGTGCCACTGGTTCCTGTCGTTCCAGAGGTACCACTAGTTGCGCTTGTACCTGAAGTACCACTAGTACCTCTTGTACCACTTGTACCCGATGTACCAGTAGTTCCTGAAGTACCGCTTGTTCCTACACTACCAGATGTGCCACTTGTTCCAGAAGTACCGCTAGTACCTGTTGTACCACTGGTTCCAGTTGTTCCTGCTGTTCCGCTTGTACCTGATGTGCCAGAAGTTCCGCTTGTTCCACTACTACCAGAAGAACCTGTAGTTCCTGGAACACCAGAAAGTACAACATCCCAATTACAGTACTCACCACTACCAATGAATGTACTTGGAGTAAATATTAATTCACCAGTAGCGGGATTATAAGAAACTACTTGACCTACAATGTAATTGCTGCTGTCAGCAATCAATTGTATGAATTGACCAGCAATAAATGATAATCCTGTATCAGTTGTTATTGTTATGTTAGAGTATGGCATTTTAAAATTAATATTTTAAGTTTTTAGACAGCTAACGCAATCATTTAACAATTTAGAATCTGGTTTATAAATCCACTATTATCTACTAGAATTGCTTGACCAGAACTAGGAGATGAAACACTCTTATACCATTTACTATTACCAGCAAGGGGAGTCGTTAAAGCAACATCTATATAGATTATCTTACCATCATTGAATACATCTTGTAAGTTTGTAGGACAACCACCAGCATTAGAAAAGTAAACAGATAATGGAGTTCCAGTTCCGTTACAAGCATCAGTAGAATTGTTCCAACCCTGAGTTCCTGGAGACTGTGATCCATCAAAGTATACTGTTAAAATACAAGATGCAGCTGTTGTAGTTGTAGTAGTAGTTGGTGTTCCTGTTGTAGTGGTAGTAGTAGTTAATGGTAAAGTTATACAATTTAAACTTTCACCATAAAATAAAGATGATAAACCACTTGTACCTGACGTACCAGAAGTACCAGAAGTACCAGAGGTTCCGCTTGTACCTGAAGTACCTGTTGTTCCACTAGTACCTGTTGTACCACTAGTTCCAGAAGTACCAGAAGTACCAGTGGTTCCAGAAGTACCGCTTGTTCCTGTTGTACCGCTGGTACCGCTTGTACCGCTAGTACCAGTAGTTCCAGATGTTCCAGTTGTACCGCTTGTACCAGTGGTGCCTGATGTACCTGTGGTACCAGAGGTACCTGTTGTACCACTTGTTCCTGTTGTGCCACTTGTACCACTAGTACCGCTTGTTCCAGTTGTACCAGAAGTACCTGTAGTTCCACTTGTTCCAGAAGTTCCTGTAGTACCACTTGTCCCACTTGTTGCACTTGTACCGCTAGTACCAGATGTACCACTAGTACCAGTTGTTCCGCTTGTTCCAGAAGTAGCAGATGTACCACTAGTACCGCTGCTACCAGAAGAACCGTCTCCACCGCTAGCACCATCTAGGTTAATAGTCCATGTAGAATAAGTTCCAGAACCAACTGTTCTAGTGGGTGTTCCAAATACAAGTTCGCCTGTAATTGAGTTATATGATATTATTTCGCATTCTTGGAAATTATTAGTGTCATATACGACAATAATAGATTGTGCAGGAGTGTAAGCTAGCCCTGTTCCCACTGTAATAGTTCCACTATTACCAAGAGTGAAAGTTGATGTTGATGTTGTTCTATATTCGTCACCACTTACACCAGATGTACCTGAGGTTCCAGTAGTTCCTGCTGTTCCAGACGTACCACTTGTTGCAGAGGTACCACTTGTTGCAGAGGTACCAGAGGTACCTGTTGTGCCACTAGTTCCACTGGTTGCACTTGTTCCACTGGTTCCACTTGTTCCTGTAGTACCACTAGTACCTGATGTACCTGAAGTACCGCTAGTACCTGTAGTACCAGATGTACCTGTGGTTCCGCTTGTACCTGATGTACCAGTTGTACCAGAAGTTCCCGTAGTACCGCTAGTACCTGTTGTACCAGACGTTCCACTAGTTCCAGATGTACCGCTAGTACCGCTCGTACCAGTGGTGCCACTAGTACCTGTTGTACCACTAGTTCCTGTTGTACCGCTGGTGCCTGTTGTGCCAGACGTACCTGTTGTTCCACTCGTACCACTAGTACCACTGGTGCCAGTAGTTCCACTAGTTCCTGTTGTCCCTGAAGTACCTGTCGTACCGCTAGTACCACTGGTACCACTGGTACCACTAGTACCGCTTGTACCAGTGGTTCCGCTTGTCCCTGTTGTTCCGCTTGTACCTGAGGTACCACTTGTACCTGATGTACCACTTGTTCCTGTAGTTCCAGATGTTCCTGGATAGTAACCAAGAATGTTTACAATGTCAGAAGCTGTTATTGGGGAAGCAGACGTAACCAATCCTTTACCATTCACTGTAAACTTTAGAGGAGTGATGGTGGTGTATGGGTTTGGATTGACATTCTGCAATAGCAGAGTGATGTTGCTTCCTGTGAATCCCGATCCAACTACATCACCAATGAAGTTTAATGGTAGTGGTGGTATAGTAACTGGTACAGGAGTTATGTTTGTAACTAAACCTTTTGCATTCACTGTTACAATTGGTATGGTGTTTCCATTACCAAATGTTCCAGAGGCAAAGTTTACAGTGGCTAGCGTCATAGCTGCTACACCAGGACCTGAAGCTGTTGCATCTCCAGAGAGTCCAGTCATGTAATTGCCAGCTGGTTGATAGGCTGTTGAATCTAATGTTCCATCACCTTTTACAAACTGTGAAGATGTTCCACCAGTGGTGATGTGTTTAGCAGCTTGGACGTTTCCTGTAAATGCTAGCGTGAAGTTTCCACCAATAGTAGTGTTCTGTATCAATGCACCACCAAGCTGTACAGGTTGAGATGGTGTAGGTTGTATCAATCCATTTGTAAATGCGTATCCAATCCCAGTATTTTGGAATGCTTGGTTAATCTTTATAATGATTGCCTCAAGAGTGTCATTTGTTTGTACACCTATATAAAGAAGACTCTCACCTGTGTAGAACACACAAGTGGAATTCAAGAATAAAGGGCAAGGTTCAGATCCGCAATATGCTTCTGCCATGTTGTTGTTATGTTTTCAGAAAATACAAAACCTAGAAACAGTATTGCTCCTAGGTTTTTTACTTTCTGTAGTTATGTAAAACTAATGATTATTGAGTTATTTCTCAATAGGTTATCTAACTCCGTAATTACTCTGCATTCTAATACCAAGATCTTTTGCAATATCAGGGTAGAACATTGGTAGATATCCAACTATTTGATTTGTAATAGGGAATGTTCTTAAGAAATACTTCAAAGGTTTTGCTTTTTCTATTCTCTCTTCATCTGAAGTTAGCACTCCGTATAATTCATCTAGTGTACCTCCTATTGTCTTCACAGCATTATTTATCAAAGAGAATGCTGGAAATGGTCCACTACCAACAAGATTTAGAATAGATGTTGGATTGTAGAAGTACATCAATTCATCAAGTAGTTTGTCTCCAATCTTAGAGACAAACTTGTGTTGGTTAACTACAGCTTTATCCTCATCATCATCTGGTGCCATTGCTGGGATGATTTGTGTTGTAAGAACTAGTAGAGTTGTTAAGAATATCATATCAGTAGCCATTGCTTTAACGTTTGACTGGA